TCAAGGTGATTTCTCCATAGACTCATATTGAGCCACTAGTGTATCATAAACGAAGACATTCATCAAGGAATAGTCGCCTTTACAATAACGGTCAGCTTCAAATTCATAACCTAGCTTGTCTACCATGAACTTAACCACAGCGGCTGATCGGGCTACACCACCTTCGCAATGCACAATAACCAGAGAATCATCTGGAATGGATTGAAGCCATTTAATAATAGCCTGTGCCTGCTTACCGGAGAATAAGGTGTATTTTTCTTCAAGGTATTCTTGAAGGTCATCAAACAGCAAGCGAATAACGTTGGTATGACAGCTATTAAGCTTCCAGCCATCGCCATTTTCGCCAATACTGATGATGTTATGAGGTGCAGACAAGCTTTCAGCCACTTGCCGATTGTAGAACCGAGTTTTACCTGACATGAAAATACGCTCCAAAGGTATAGAATTATACACAATGGAGACTTATTAATCAAGATTTAACTGAATGATTGAGGCTTTTGTCTAGTGCTTCAATCGCTAATTTGACAAGGTTATTGACGTATTCAAGCAACATCAGTGAGATTTGACGCTCACGCAAGTGATGAAGGAATTCATGGGCATGTTTTTCAATGGTTGAAATGTCAAAAGATTTGGGTTTGCAAGTGTCTGATAATTCAACAACAGTGGATTGTTTTGTATCCAAGCGTTTAATGGCTTCGTTGAGGATAGCGGAAACAAAAGAGATAGCGTCATATTGAACACCAGAGAAGTTCAAGCGGTCAATAAAATGATATTTGCATAATTTAACAATTTCGGCTTCTTTTTTGCTGCTATAAACAGGATTTACCGTAATTTTGGAAGGCATGGTGATGACCTCATTAAATTATTTTGACAACTTGATTATACCAAAATGACAAAATGAGGTCAACCACTATATCAATTATCGAAACGTAACAGATTTGAGATAGTTAACTTGTTTAGTGAACGCTTCTTCTGCATTGATTTTAGCGACTTCAATAGCCTTTTCAAGCCATTCCTCTTTGCGTTTTTCAAAATCATCATCACTGATAATCAATTCAATACTTTCTGCCCCATACTTATGATCAACTGTTATTTCAACAATAGAGCCATCATCACCCACAAAGGCTACATCAGTGGCCGATTCGTAACGCTTAACAACCTTGCCATCATAAATTTTTCCTTGCTGATAATTATAGCCATCTTTCATTTTAACCAGCACTTGAAACGCGATCTGATCACCAGCCTGAGCCAACTCGTATTTATTCAGAATCATAGGTATTACCTTTTTGGTTGTTGTTGAGAATAGTCGATTATTATTACAAGAAAGGGTGCAATTGTCAACACACCAAAAAAATAGAATAATTATAGATATTTATACGGATTTTTGATACAATATAAGATATTTTGAAATAAAGAGGTCTATTATGTTAACAACATTAATCAACGCCATCATAAAACCTAATTCTCTGACGTTGGATGATGTAGGTTATGTGAGCGTGCCACCAGAATTTTTTAAGGAGTCATACCTTAAAGATATTGGAATGATCGAAAATAAGGTTAATGCTAAATGCTCTTACCTCATATTCAAAAAAGAAAATGAAAAAGAATTCAAAGATTGTTTGTTCGTCAATCAAGAAGAAATTATACACATGATTTTTATTGACGATTTCATGGTCTATGGGAAAGTTTACGATTCAAAAATGCTATCAAATGGACAACAATACATGTCGATTATTAAACTCCTATCTGAATTTGATAATCAATTAGCTATGTACAAAGAAATGGACAGAAAAGCATTAACCAGAATAGGGTTTCACATAAATAAAATTATAAATATCAGTTATGATAAAGGCTTTTTCATGATTAACCCTCATGAAAAATTAAAAGACACTTATCATTTAATGCAGGATGGAAAGATGCAAGTAACTAATATTAAAATTATTGGTGAACATTTATACCAAATGCTAGAAACCGGAATTAAACCATTAGAATTTAATTTTAATGGCAGCGGTATTGATTTTGAAGAATCTTACACGTTTTGGTTAACATACATTGATGACGAATCGCTGCAGAAAGAAAGTGTTATGGAGGTCAATTTTAATGACAAAACATTCTTTTATTTGAAGGCTCAGGAGTATGACCAAGATAATCCAAAAACAAACATGATTGTTTTTAAGAACCTTGTAGATGCCGATATGTCAAAATTCTCATTTTCTAGAATTATGCACGACAACGCAAAATTTCAAAAAATACTTATGTTGGAAGCTTCTGATATGCTTACGAAGATTGATGTGTATACACTGTTAAAAAGCCATTTCATTGAAAATGAAAGTATTCAGAAATGGTGGCTGTCTGAAATGTGTAAGGAATGCGTGAGTTTAAAAACCAGAGAAGAATTAGGGTTTGCATTGGAAGGCCCATTAACAGGTAATGAATTGTTAGTTGTTGAAGCAATGTTCATTTGACATATACAAAAATACAAAAAAAGAACTGTTTCGAGGCAGTTCTTTTTAATTTGAAACGTTTATATGACGAAGTTAATTAATCGTCGTTATGAACGATATGGAACTGATATTCCGTATGACCTTTGGCGTAGAAGCCATCATCAAGAAAGCATTCAATCTCACTTTGATCCATGTCTGGTTCGACTTCAAGAATTTTTTCAACAAAATAGGATTCTGCCTTCTTCTGGCCTTCATCATTAGCCGTAAAATCCTTCTTGAAAACATTCATTTGAGGTGCAATAGTGACAACTGTAATCGTCTTTGGAGCTTCACGATTAAAAGTTGCTTCATACGCTTCAACCGTGCTGAAACCCATCAATTGAACAAGACGCAAACGAAGTCCAGATAATTTAAATGGTTCAGCTTTCATCTCTTCGAGCAGAATTTTGGTTGCTTTTTTAAACTGAGCGTAGTTATAGAACATAATAGATCTCCAATAAGTAGTGTGCATGTTTGGTCAGTTGTTCTCGTTACCTTTGGTATGCGACTGATTAGAGTGCATAAGGTGGGAAAGCCTTTGAAACATAATTTTTACCAGATTGAGAACGGCAGGCAGTTACAGCCTAGGAGACGATTGACCACCCAATTGTGGTTCGTTGATTCCATGACGTGATTATACCAATATTTTGCGGGGTTGTAAAGAATTAATCGAATGTTTCATTTAGGCCAAACAAAAACTCGTTGTCAGCCACAAGGCGAGAGATACAGTTTTCTTTGATGCCGATTTTATCATCAATGAAAGCAATGATATCAGTTAATGGAAGATTGGATGCATATTGATTAATAATAGCTTCTGCAAATTCAATATTAGACTCATCTTCGGTCAATACATGAAAGAATATCGTGGTGCCGAATGTGATGTGATACTGAATATTATAAAACTCAAGAGTCTCTTCAAGTATAGATTTCAGCCCAAACCAACGAACATGAATATCAGACCCAGCTTTATCACGGGCTTCTATAGCTGAAAATTCTGGAATAGTGACTTCTATGGAATAACTTGAAGACAAATGTTTAGCTGGCATTACTTAAGACTCCTTAAATTTCTAAGTATTAAGTATATATTATCATGAAATTTGAAAAAATAAATTAAATTAAAGAAATTGTTAAATGCTATACATCGAAAAAACACTGTACTGTTCTTCGGTTAGTCGTCCATTAAAATCAGGGATACTAAGAAAATCAGCCAGATTCTGTGTAGGGAAATAAATAAGCAATAATTTTTCGACAAAAATTTCAAGGAAGTTCTTATAATAATCAAGATCAATATCGTTCTCGATGAATCTTGATTCTATGGGTTCACTGCATTCACCAACGAATTTTTCATCATCAAAAATAAAAGTAACCACATTAACAGCTTGCGTGGCAAAGGAAACATGCCAAAAAAAATGTAAAACAATCTTATTGTTGGAATAACTAAGCGAGTCTTTAAACACAACATACACAAGAGCTTCATTTAAAGTCGCATTATATAAAGAATTCTTAAAATTATCTCCCAGTTTGAAAGACGAATACTTTTCTGGATGGTTTCTAATACGGTTATTATCATAAATAGCGTTGCTAGCCTCAATAAATTTAGGAGAAGATTTATCCCGAGACATCAGATGACAAAAAGGAGTGTCAGAAAAAGCAACAATTTCAATGTTATTTAAATCCCTAGCATTGTATCGAAGATTATAGGGAATCTCAATATCATTTTTCTGAGTTAATGACAGATGATAAATATCAACATTTCTAAATTTTCGAATTGTATGGATTGAAATACTGCTTATATAGTTAAAAATATCAACGTTAAAAATTGGAGTAATCTTAGCTAATTTCAAATGATCTAATTGATTAACATGATGAATTAGTCTTTTAAAACACTGTTTTATATATTTATTAGGATCTAGTTTCGATAAGGTGATATTATAAGGTTCTTGATGAATAACCACATTGTTTAATAGTATCTGACAGCGGCCTATTTTATTAACTATATACAAGTAGTCATAATACTCAAAAACAATTTCAAAACCACTCAGATAAGCAACGTATTTAATATGCTGACATGAAATGGCTGGAGTGACTATGACAGAAACTCGAACACCATTCACTTTAAAAGGTGTATTTTTATTGTTTTTTAAAAACTTAAATAGATTAAACAAGATAAACTCCTTATCAATTGAAAAAGTTTATCAAAATAAAGAAGAATGTCAAAATGAACTGAACAGGTTAATTTTAATCAAATTGTCATCATTTTAAACAAATTGTATTGTTCTTCTGTCAGCGTACCATCAAAACCATCGAGATCTATTGCACTATCCAAAAGCTCAATAAGCTTTCTGCTGGGATAATGACAATGTATTAACTTATCAACAGTTTTGTTAAAGAAGTCTTCATAATAAGCTAAATCAAGCATTTCCGCTAGAAACCTAGTTTCCATTGAATGAATGTGTTCTTTAATGAATGTATGGTCATCATACGCATACTCAAAAATATTAAGTGTCGTAGTTTTATGCGTAAAATCAACCACCCAGAATAGATGTAATGAAGTGTAATTATACAATTCATCAACCGCGTCCATATGAGATCCGTGATAATCCTTTTCTGAATTGATAACTCGGTATAACAAGGCTGTCTTTTTTTCTTCATTAAAGAAAACTTTGTCAGCATCACGCTCGTAAGTTTCCAACGTGAGTTTACTGTTATCAAGCAGGGTACTAATTTGAGCTGATATTGTTTCTATTTGAGAAATTTGTATTTGATTTTGTCTTAACAGATAACCAAACTCATTGGTGTATAAACAATTAAAAACCGTATCATTGTAGGTGACTATTTTAAATTTAGTCCAACCTTTATTACAATGGCTATTAAGATAGGCGTTATAAGGTGCTTTTTCCTGCATTAAGGCTACATTGTAAATACAACCTTGCGGATAAGTAGATTCTAATCCAATTTCAAGGCTTTTAGTGTAATGAAAGGCTTTTGTTTCAAAAAATGGCAAGATGATATTCAAATGATTTATATCTAATTTCTGAGAGTAATCAATTGCTTTTTGAAAATATTTTTTCAAATAATCTTCTGGTGTTAGCCCACTAATCGTTAAATTGTGGTGCTCTTTGCAAATAACGGTGTTTTTGTAAGATATAGTGCTCACACCTAACTGATTAATGACACCAGCATAATCATTGTAATCAAAAGAAATGATGTAATCCAAAAAAGAACAGGAATAAGTAATAACTCTACCAAACTCAATTTCAACTTGTGACACAGTAACAGAGTGGGTTCCACACAAGAAACCACGTAGTTTGTTTTTTTGTCGGAATTTTTTGAAGAAATTAAACAAGGTGAACTCCTTAATGATCTGCTGATTTTATCAAATTATCAACAAAATGTCAAAATTAAATCAAACACATTTCAGTCAATAACAATCGTGATTTCAATAAATCTTTATCATCTATATATTGCTTGTTAAATATAGACAATAATTGTACAGTGCCTTCAACCGTTGATATCAACGTATCATAGTTGGGGTATTCGGTGAATTCGTCATAAAATTGTTTTGGTGTCACTGAACAGCACGTTAAGAAGTCGATTAAGCAATCATCAAATTCTTTATTGGCTGTAAAAAAGTTGGAACTAAGTCCAAAAGATTTCAAATCTTTTGAAACTGAATACTGCGTTTGATTGGAATAAGTGAATGTTTTAACAATACGAGATGATGGACTTAATACATTTCTGATTTGTAATAAGCTATACTCATCATTGTACGAACGTGAAAATTCCAGACTAATATCAAAAGATGCCCATATAAAATTCATATCATGATCAAGTTTTAAACTGCAAGATGTGGATTTGTAAGGCATTTTATTACTAATAACACTATCAGTAATAGTGATATATACACCAATAGCAGTGTTTTCTTTGTGAGCAGATACAAGAATGCTTCCATATTTAAATAGATAGCAAATATCAATATTACTACCAATCATTTGAGAAACTTCCTGAAATGGATTGAGTTCGTTCGTCAAATCAATGTCAAATACTTGTTTGAGTAAAAAAATAAATTTTGGATAAAATAATGAACCAATATCAAGGTTATCCAAGTATTGTAATTTCATCATGGAATCATGAATTGTTATCATTTAAATAGTTCCTTAATGTTAGGTGATTTTCAAATCCTGAATAACAAATATGTGGATATTTTGAATGTAACCCCATTAATTTAGTGAAAATTGATTGAACTAACAAATCATGATTTATCAATAATGGATCTAATTCATATGACGTTAATGTATGTAAATAATTATAATAGATAATTTCATTAAGACTATCTGTTTCATCCTCTATTTTATGAACATCTTCTGGATTGATAAAATCCATGTCAAATATTCTTTTGGATTCAATATTATTTAAAGTCACAGTTGAAAATAAAAAACCAACTTCAAAATTGCAATCAATAAAATTCATATTGTTATCTATCGTTACATTACAAGATTTTGAATTACTAGGAAGGATAAAATCTAAATGATCATACTTAAAGCCAAATGACAATGTTAAACTTTGTTTATCTGGATAAAGGTGTAGCGATACCACTCCATGAATAAAATGAAAAGTTATGTAAAATGTGCCATCAGGAGCAATACCAAATAACGGCCAACTAAGCTCTGATAAATCAATAATAGCAGTTTGTTGAAAAGGCACTTCTATACCAGATAAATCAATATTACAGGAAGCTTTTAAAAGTTTAACTAATTTCAAACTAATAGCCGAAGTCAAGTCGTCCCCTAAGCTTCTGGTCGTTTTCCTCTTCAAGATCTCATTGTAAATAGTATCCATTTTAAATTAATCTCATTTCAAGCAATTCTATTTTACGATGTAATAGATGTTTATCAGTAGTATATTGTGTAAAAAACAAATTTAAAAATTGAATAAGGTAATCAACTGATTTCATTAGATTGTTGTAATCTGGATAATCAGGAAATACCTCATAGAATTCGACAGAATGGAGACTGTTAAAGTTAAAAAAACTAAATAACAATTCATCGAACTCATTAGGTGGTGATTTAAAAAAATGATTAATATTTTGATCAAATAAATTGATCAAATTGTTTTCGTCCACTGAATACAATTTGTTGTTTTGATAATGTAACTTATGCATTTTGTTTAAATCTTTGTCAATAGAAGTATAGATGATTAAAACACCCCAAACTGGCAGAGAAAATGGTTGGCCGACAGTAGATTTAGAATATTGAATAACTCTTTTAAATGCACATTTTTCAAACTGCATGTTATGATCAACATTAAGATAACACACATTATTTTTGTATAATTTTATAGGAACTTCATTTGAAAAAGAAAATGACACGTCCAATGATTTAGATGTTGTGTTTACACTAATAAAAGAATTGCCATACGGAAACTTATAAGAAATCTCTAAATCATTAAACTCATCAAATGATAATCTGTGGTCGCTAAATGCAGATTCTACCTGTGACAAGTCAATGCCACAGGAGAGATTTAATAAAGTAATCAAATTTGAAGTTATCTCTAAATCTAACTCATTATCAAGCTTGAAAATTAGATCATCCATATCGACAATTTTATTTGTTAATACTAAAAGTTTGTCATAAATCGTTGTCATGTTGAAATAGCCTTCAAAAAAATAAGATTATCGCAAGTATAACACACAATACACTATACTTTCAATCTTTCTTTATTTTCTTTAAACTGAGTTTTCATCTGGTCGGCTTTAATAATCAACTGCGGTAACATCATTTCCAAACCCACAGTCGCTTTTTCTTTCACATGCACATAGTTAGCATTGTATTTCATGAAGACAGTGCTTGGGTCAACCAAAATAAAATCCCTCAGACCAAAGCCTTCTACCACCAATGAAGCGGCAGGTTCAACTTGAAGACTACTACCAACCACAACAAAGACATCCGATTCTCTAATATGCTTTCTGGCGTCAGACAAAATACTGTCATCTAACATTTCATCAAACAAAACAATATGAGGTCTAATTTGTGCTTTGGTCAACATACACTTATCACCCAGTTTAATGTCTTTCTTTTGGTCATAGAATACTTTGGCATTACCAACTGGTCGTGAACGCATGATTTCGCCATGCAAATGATAGATACACGAACTGCCAGCACGCTCATGCAAGTCATCAACGTTCTGAGTGACAACGACAACATGAAAATACTTTTCAAGTTCTTTCAATATCTCATGAGAACGATTAGGTTGAGCGGCCATCACTTCTTTACGTCGATCATTGAAAAAGTTGTTAACCTTTTTAAAGTCTTTTTGAAGGGCGTGAGCCGTTGCAACTTCATCCACACGATGATTGCTCCACAAACCATCATCCGCCCTGAATGTTTCTAAACCGCTCTCCTGAGATATGCCAGAGCCTGTAAAGAAAGTGATCTTAGGTTTATAATCATCAACCGAGACTTTTAACAGAGTGGCTTTATCGAAATCATCTTTTGCTTTAAATATACGTTCTAACATGTAACTATCCTCATATAAGTCTTGAAAGTTTAATTTAAAAATAACTACATGTCAATTTACTTTATTATATTAAGCTCATATTTAAATTGTCTGCATGTTTAACAACAAAATACGTGATTGTAAAAGTGCTGAGTTTTCGATGTATTGTTGGTTAAATAAGTTTAAGAAAAGAACAAAATTATCAACATTACTAATAATTTGTTCATAGTTTGGATATTCAACAAACACATTATAAAAGTCTTCTGGATTCTCTGAACAAAAAGTCATGAACTCCATGAATACTTGTTCAAAATCAATGTTAGGAATTAAATAATTTTTATGAAGATGATGTGGAATTAAATCTAGATAGTTATCTGATAGCATATCAGGACTATAAGCAATGCTATTAAATGATTGTTTACTATTAATGACTCGTTCAAAACAGAGGATAAGAAATCCAGAAACATCTCTATCTAGAGTTCTATTTGAAAAAGATGTATAAAACCCAAATCGACCTTCTACAAAATTTAAGTCGTGATCGACTTTGACAGTACAACGGTGTGAACTTGAAGAACGACTAAATGGAATGGTCAGATCATAGGGGTCATCAAAAATAAACATAACCTGCATTTCTTTTTTCTCAGTTTGAACATAGACTCTGCCATATTTAAACTTATAGTTATAAACAATTTCCATACCAAAAGAACCGCCATCAGGTTTAAATGGTGTCGTTTCATTAGACAGATCAATATCACAAATAATCTTAAAGATATCAATAAGTTTTTGTTGAACGTCCGGTTCATACAGCCAGTTCTTCTGAGCTGTTCGAACTGCATTAAATTGTTCATAAAGTGTCGTCATATCAAATCGCCTGAATATCAAGTAGTAGAATATTATACTCCAAAATTAACAAATTGTCTGTATATTCTTCACAAAAAACATTTAAAAACTCTACTGTTTTGTTGAGTGATTCCATACAATTTATCTGTGTCGGATAGTGTGGAAATATAGAGTAAAAATCTTTTTTATTTCTCATACAATAATTTAAGAACTTTAATAATAGTTCATCAAAGTGCCGACTGGAAAGATAAAACACTGGATTCAAACCATGATCAAAAAGATTTTGTTTATCATCTTCATCTATTGTATACATCTCTTCGTTACGATATAGAAAGTTCTTGCTAACATTTAAAAAATTATCCATTTTAATATCAAATAGCAAGTTTGACCATACAGATGTATATTTACGTTTATCATTATGTTCTCTCGAAAACTCAAAGAATCTATCAAAAGAGAACGTCTCGAAATTAAGATTAGGATCAACGGTTAAACAATAATTAAGATCTTTATGATATAAGTTATCAATATTAACAGAACAACAAAAGGAAACAGTGAGTTGATTAAGTGGTCGAAAAAAAGAAATGAAGGCAACGCCAAACTCAAAGTTATATGAAATATCTATCTGGTCATTGTCATTATAAGTTACCATTTCACGATAAGAAACATTACCAGCACTGGATAAGGCAGAGCCAAAAGTAATATTTAATAATATTGTTAGCTTAGCGAGAATAACGGCGTTAAGCTCATCAGGAAAATGATTGTTTTTTAATGTTGCAATATTTTCCAGTATTGTAGACATTTCAGATAGCCTGCATTTCAAGTAAAAGAAGTTTAGATTCTAACACATCAAACTGATTAATGTATTGGGAGTTAAATAGGTTTAAAAATTCAACAGCTTTGTGCATTTTTTCCATGAAATCAATATAGTTTGGATATTCTGGAAATAATTCATAGAACTGATATGGTCGTGTGGCACAAGAATCCATGAATTTAGCTAAAAACGATTCAAATTTAACATCAGCATTAAAGAAATGGGTATCCAGACCTTTATCATGAAGCGAAGTATGTTCTTTTACATTAGAGAGAAGGTTTTGATATTCAACAGTAGTTCTTGTTGTTGAATCCTGCTCAATAATTTTTTGAATCTTAATGGAAGCATACACAGAACTTTGGTTGTGATTATTTAAAAGAGATTTTAAAAAATTAACTTTATAATTAAAAACAGCGAATTTAAAATTAAAATCACGATCAAGATAAACTCTACATTGTTTAGCATTAAATGGAAGTTGATAAGCATTGTCATCTTTACGAACAAAGTAAAAACCTACTTCCAACTCATTATCTTTCAAACTCAAAGTGGCTGATCCATATTTAAAGAAGTAATCCATAGCCACTTCCAAACCACATACGCTAATGTTATTAGTAAAATGAGGTTCATCACCATGCAGTTCTATGCCAGTTGCCTGTCGAAGCAATGAAGCAAGTTTAGAGCTAACCAAAGGCGTCATACCCCAGTTAGGTTCGTTTGTCTTTTTAAAGTGTACCATCGCCTCATAAATATTCGTCATATTAAATTTCCACCATATCAATTAGTAGCATATTTGATTGCAAAGTTTCAAAATTATTAAAATACTGTTCACTGAATAGGTTTAATAGTTCAACCGCATGTTTTTTATGATCAATAATATTTTGATAACTAGGATAATCAATGAAAACAGTATAAAATTGTTTTGGTTTGTTCGAACAAAGTAAAATGAATTTAACAAATAAATTTTCAAAATCATTGTCTGGTATAAAGTATTGGTTATTTAGCTCAATATTACCTAAATTAATATATTCTCCACTGTTACATTTAAAATTATTATAAGTAATAATATTAGAACTAATTCTATGTTCATCAATGATACGTTTAATATGAATAGCTGAATACTTAGGATTAGTAACCAATACCGTTCCAACATATTTATTTGGATTGACTTTAAGTTCGATGTTGTTGTGAGAAAAGTTAACAAAAAAATTAAAAGTTGCCTGCTTAAAATTTAAGTCATTATCCACTTTAACTTCGCAAATAGTTGATTTAAATGGAATGTATAGGGAATCACATGCTTTTAGAGTGAATAGAAAAATGACTTCCAACATTTTATTGTTAGTGTATAACGATGCCGTCCCATACTTGGACTTATATTCAATACTAACATCCTTTCCAAAACTAGCTATATTTTGAAAAAAGAGTGCTGGTTCATCAGACAAATCCACATTACAAACCTGTTCTAGCAAAACAACCAATTTAGACATAATTTGATCATTGAGGGAACTGTTAAAGCCATTCAGTTTATTGCATAAAAATAGGTGATCATAAATAGTTGTCAATTAGATCACCTGCATGTCAAGAAGTAACATCTTTTGATTAAGCAGTATTGGGTCTGCTGTGTATTGTTGGTTAAACAAGTTCATAAATGCGACAGTCTGATCAATTTTATGAATGAAATCCATATAACTTGGATACTCAGGAAAAGCTTCGTAAAAATCAAATGGTTTAGTACATGCAAACACAATGAAATTCTTAAACATCATTTCAAATTCATAATCTGGAATCACATAGCGTTCATTAAGACCATGTTGTAATAAATCCTTATATTCTTTGCCTTTTGATTGAGTGTTATGATAAAGTATATTGTTATAATAGTTAGTTGCGTCTACAATCCTTTGAATAAGAAGATTGCAATGTTCAAAATCAGTGTAGTCTGAATCTAGAATTCTTTTTGAGAAGCAAACATAATATGAATATGTTGCTTTTTTAAAGTTTAAATCATGATCTACAGTAACTACACAACGACTAGTGCCCAAAGGAATTTTTAATAAATTACTTTCTTTAAAGAAAAAAGTAACTTCCAGATTTTGATCTTTTGTCGATACATCGGCTGAACCATATTTAAATTGATAGCAAGAAACCATCTCTTGACCTACCATGCCACCATTAGGTGTAAAAGAAGGCGAATTTTCTGAAAGTTCGATGTCACAAAACTGGTTAAGTAATGTTTCAAGCTTAACCGCAATGCGAAGTTTGACATCAGTAGCTAAGTTAGTTGTCAGATTACGTTTGCATTTAAAAAGATAATCAGAAATGGTTTTCATGTTATATGGCCTGCATATCAAGTAACAACATGTTTTGTTTTAATCTTTCGTTATCACTAAAATACTGATGAATAAAAACATTAACGAAATCAATAATACCGTCAGAATGGTCAACACATTTAGAAAAACTTGGATATCCATCAAATATCGCATAAAATTCGTGTGGGTGTTCAGTAACAAAGTCGATCAATTGATAGAATGTTTCTTCTAAATTGGTATTTGGTTGAAAAAAGCGTTCATCCAGCTTACTCCGTTCAACATCAATAAATAAATCACTATCTGCATCATCTGAATGTCGGAAGGAGATAGAATTGTAAGCACCGTTCAAATCAATAATCCGCTGGATTTTCATTTGGTTGTATCCACCATAACCACCATTATTATGGAGAACGCTGTTTAAAAATGCAAAATACATACAATATTCAGCACGAACAAAATTTAAATCATGATCCACAGAAATAGTAGAACGATTAGCTTTAAAAGGAGCTTTAAAGTTGTCATTGTGATAAAACTTCACAACCAATTGCTCTTGTTGAGTGGAGACATCAACCGATCCATATTCAAATTTGTAACTAATACTTAGTTCTTGACCAATAGATCCGATATCTTTTTTAAACAGTATAGATTCATCAGAAATATCAATGCCATAAACTTTATGAAACAAGACTTTAAGTTTCTTTGAAATTAATGGATTATCACCGACATCAGAATTAAGGGCTAATTTACATTTCCTGAATTGTTCGTAGAGTGTTTTCATATTAAATCGCCTGCATGTCTAATAGTAGAAGTCGTGATGTTAAGATTTCAACATCGTCAGTGTATTGTGCGTAAAAAAGGTTCAAAAACGCAGTAGCCTTTCCAATGTTGGTCATGAACTCAACATAGGTTGGATATTCTGGAAAGACATTGTAGAATTCTTTTGGATTATACTCGCAAAAGGTTGTAGCGTCTACAAGTAATTTATCAAATTGGTTATTGGCTTGAAAAAAAACTGGATTTAAAGCAAAGTCCTTTAAATCAATATAATCTGATGTTTCCGTTAACCCATTCAAATAGCTTACTGTGTTGGTTTGATTGAAGTTTGAATCAAAAGTTCGAGCAATATTCAATGAACTATATACATGCCCATCACAGTGACGATCAATTTTTAACTTTGAAAAGTTTGCATAATAATTAAAAACAGCTTGTTTAAAATTCAACTGATGGTCAACATCAATAGCACATCTATCTGCATTTAAAGGTGTTTTATAATGATCTAAATTCTTCTTAAAAAAACTAAAATATACGGATAATTTATTATCTTTTAATGACACGCTTGCTTCACAGTATTGACATCTGTAAGTAATTTTAAGATTGTGATCATAAATGGTAGAACCAGTATAGATCATATAAGGCTTAAAACATGTTCCTGTTGCATTCAAATCAATATCACACAACTGATTAAGTAAATGAACTAATTTTGGAATAATGACAGAATTTAACTCTTCATTAAAAATACGAGCTTCTTTTTCTAACATACGATCATAGATTGTTTTCATATCAAATCGCCTGCATGTCGATAAGTAGCATTCTTGATTTTAAAATATCTATATCATTGATATATTGTTCATGAAATAGATTTAAAAAGTCTTTTGCTTTCTCCATCTGTTCAATGACATGAACAAAAGAAGGATATTCCGTAAAAATACTGTAAAACATACGGGGATCTTGTTTAAAGAAATCAAGAAATTTGATTAAAAGTTGCTCAAAATCATTATTAGGCGTTAAAAAATATGAATTTAGCCCAATTGATGACATATCAGCATAGGTTCTGAATGTTGTTGAATGCAAATTGTTGTACTCAACAGTATTAAAGCGGTTAAGCTCTTTATCCAGAACATGGTTTATTTTAATGGCACAATACGCTGCTGAACTTTCATCACGGTTTAAGTTATATTTTGAGACGCTGATATAATATTCAAAACGTGCCTTTTCAAAATTCATTTCATGATCGACATCTATTTGACAATGCCACGCATTGAAAGGAAAGTTTTCCTTCATCTTTCTCAAAAATTTGAAGTCAGCCGTCAGCAAGCCTTTTTTAGACGTAACGGAAGCTACACCATTAGGAAAATGAAACTCAATGGTCACAAAACCACCTGTTATGATCGTATTACGTTTGAACTCAGCATCTTGGCCTGACAAGTCAACACCTGAGACAATTTTTAGCAATACAATCAAACGAGCAATAATCGTAGGCTCAACAGAATAATCCTTGTTGGTTAACTGTTCATAAATAGTGGTCATGTTATATCGCCTGCATATCAAGTAATGCAATCTTTGACTTCAATAGTTTCTTACGACTTTTATAATCTTTATTGTAGTTTCTTAAAAACTTTTTAAACTCATAGTCATAGGTCAAAATATCTTGGTGAGAAGGATACTCATCAAAAACACTGTAAAAAATGTCTGATTGATAAAAGCAATACTCAATCATTTTTAAGAAGGGGGTATAAAAGTTATTATCATTGCTCAAATAAATTTTAGGCAAGTTTTCATGTTTTAAATTAAACCGATACAAATCAAAGCCATAACATGAGATGGCATAAGACAATGATGTTGTCGTATTAAAATTGATGTCAACCAATCTATCTATTTGGAGCGTTCCTTTTTGATTAGGTATTCCAAAGGAAAAAGCACTTTTAAATGTGGCTGATTTATAGTTCATATCAGCATCAGTAATAACAACCAACTCTTGCGATCCTACTGGGATTTCTTTAATAAACTGATCGCTTTTAAAATAGAAAACCACTTTGATATGATCTTCTTTACAGGTGATTTCCACTGTTGCATATTTAAAAGAAGCGTGAATAGAACCTATACCAGAAAGAAGAACTGAAAACCCATAAACTAGCGTTTCCTCATCTATATGGCACAATTTATGAAACAAAGTAATTAATTTTGATTGAATAAGAGTGTTAAATGAAGATGACACAGCATCTGTATATTTTAAAGTTTTTATCTCGTCTAAAATAGTCATGAAACACTCCAATAATTTGCAACATAATATCATAATAGAGCGATTATATCAATCAAAATAAATTAAATAGCCTGCATTTCGAGCAATAGAAGCCTTGACTCTACAAGCGAAGAATCCTGTATAAATTGGTCATGGTATAAGGTGAGAAACTTTTTGACAGCTTCACTGTTGGAAGCTAGTTCTATATGGTCTGGGTATTCTGAAAATACAGAATAGAACAAATTTGGTTGCATCTCGCAACATTCAAGCATATCTTTCAGTGTGTCATAAAAATGATGATTATTTTCAAAAAACAAGGCTGGAAGATCTTTTGTTTTAAGCAAGGTATGTGTTTTACGACTATTCCGATTGATGCAATTGATAACTGTGCTTAATTTAAGATTTTTATCAAGAACTTTATAAAAGAAGACTGTAGCACGATGTTTAGGGTTATCTAATTTCCATCCAAAATCATAGCGGATTTCAAACTCAGCCAATATATAACTCAACTGTTCATCTACATCAATATCGACACAATAGGCTCCTGCTGGAAGGCTTGGATGTTTTTCCTTTTTATAAAATTGAAATGATACAAAAAATCGTTCTCCACTCAATATAACAAGTGCTTCCGCCTCACCAACGTCAGTGCCAGTATAATTGAAATGATACTTAATTTTTTGATGTTGTTTGAAATCCCTATCAAATTGAAAATAATTTTCATCAGGCGACAGCATAGAAAGATCGATGTTACAGACCAGCTTTAAAAGTTCAGCCAGTTTCTCTTTCATATCAATGTGAAATTTTATTGGAAAATTATTAGATCCACAATAGCTAAATTTTTTTATATCATCTTTAAAACTCATTAGTTACTCCAAATATTTAACATACGTTTTTAAACATTGACCATATCAAGCAATAACAATTTATCATGGAGAGAAATAGCATGGTTTTGATATTCACTTTGATAGGTTTCTAACAATAATTGAAAGCATTCAGTGCCATTTGATGTTAAGTCAACATAAGAAGGATATTCACTGAATACAGAATAAAATAAAGGTGGTCTTTGAGAACAAATCGCCATCATTTTTAAAAATGGAGTGTAAAAAGAAGCATCATTTTCAAAAAATAAGTTAAATTTAGATGAATTTTCATCCCTATTGAGTGTTAATGAGCGATCATTTACTCCTGAAATAGTATAAGTGATAGATGTTTTTAGGTTGCATTGACTATCAAGTTCCCTATTGATTAATAAAGATCCTTTACTAGTAGTCTCGTATTCTATGGTAGCTGGAAAAATATTTGGATTTGTGTTAACTCCACAACCAAAGTGAAATTTATTTTGAAATAATGCAGATTGTAAATTTAAGTTGTCATCGACAGTAATATCAACAAAGCGAACCCCCGCAGGTAACGTAGGGTAATCATCTGCCAGCCGAAATGAGAAAATAACAGAAAGTTGAGAATCAATTCGCCTTATAATAGCTTTACCAGATTTTCCTTTATAAGCAAAAGCATAAAAAATATTAGCTGCTGATTGACTTGGTGTATATCTAAAATAATCAGGATGTATCTCATCCATATTAGATAAGTCAATTTTACAGATTTTTTGTAATAGAATAACAAGCTTTTTTGCGACAGCCGAATGAAAATCGGCTGAAAGTTTGTCAGTTGAATTACATAACATTTGCTTTAATAAATTCATAATAAGACCTTTAAAATATAAGGAATTTTAGCATATATTGCAATATTTTTCAAACAATAAATAAAAAAGGCCACTAAATGAATAGTAGCCTTCTTTTTAAATAAGGGGTCAGGCGGCGATGAAAGCCATTTGGTAAAGACCTGACACACAACCTGCATGGTGGAAACAATTCAGTTGTATTATCCAGTTGAGGTTCCTTTTTAATTAGGAAAGCTCGGGGTAATGTCACGAAGGTTGTCTGAACTAAACTCACTTCGCCGGTCTTTTTTTGACTACACATCTTTCTGTGCATAATCTCATTTTTAAGCTCATGTCCTCTGCAAAAGATCCCTTAGCAGAACACTACCTTTGATTTTTTAAGCAAAACAACACAGAATTCAAGGCCAAACTGTTAGCTGTCGTCCGCTTTCCACATCCAGTAATAACACACGCAGGAGCTATTACTGAAATCTTTTATAACCGTAATAATATGAGATTATAACAAATAACACTTAAAAAGTCAATATTAAATAGCCATGATTTCTTTTTCTTTTTGAGTTAATAGTCCATCAATAATAGCCATCGTCTCATCAACGTCTTTCTGAATAGAATTACTCAATCGTTTTTCATCGTTTTCGTTGATTTCTTTATTCTTCAATTGTTTCTTATAGGCAGTGAAAGCATCTCTACGAAGATTACGAACAACAATGCGAGCACTTTCAATATTCTGACGTAACTGCTTGATATACATTTTGCGTGTTTCTTCTGTCAGTGCAGGTAGAGGAACATAAATGTTGGTGCCAGTATTTGAAGGATTTAAGCCTAGTCCAGCGTTCAAGATAGACTTTGTGATAGCTCCTACTGATTTGGGGTCAAATGCCACTACTTTGAGTGTGCGAGCGTCTTCTACAACGATAGTTGCCATTTGTTTAAGTGGTGATTTTGTATTCTGGTGTTCAACAATGACTGAATCCAGTAAGCTGGGATGTGCTCGACCTGTTCGAATTTTCGCCAATGTAATTTTCAACGACTCAATGGCTTTTGATAATTCTTTTTGTGTTTCTTTTTTTACATTAGTCATGATAAGTTCCTTTAAATTAAACAAATAAGAAAAACACCGAATGGAAAACCATTCAGTGCCAGTTAACAAATATAAATGTAGCTATGATTTAAGACGCATCTCCACTCATAAGTCCTCCTTATATATAGTTGATTTCAAAACAACTATTATAGAGAAACCTGACAATAAGGTCAAGCATTAAGATGAATGGGTTTAAGTTTTGATGCATTTTTTGGATTGAAAAAGACCTGATGACCTACAACATCACAGTAAACATACTCATCTAGTTTTTCATCAATATAAAAAAGCTTTTGATCGCCACAGAGTTTGTATTGAGACACCTCATAAGCCACTTTAAAATAGCCTAACGACTCAAAATAGGCAGCATGGTCATTAAGCCAGTTATCGAAGTCTTCTTCCACACTCCAAGCACACCGCCAACCATTCTTAGCAAATTTTTTAAACATCCGAGGTTTCATGACTTTATAGTCAATCAGACAATTGCGAATGCCGAAATGACCTTTCAAGAGGTTAGCTTCATTCCTGTGACCACCTCTAAATGGCCCAAGATTATTGATATTTTCCAACCGATAAACCTTAATTTTCTTCATTTTATAAATCCTTAGAAATAAAAAAGACCTTTCGAAAAAGGTCTTCCTTTTAATCACATCCAGAAACGCCAATCGTTGCACAGCTTGTCGATAGCTACGGCCTCGTAGTCATCGAGGGTGTTCAACTGCTCCCTGAGTTGTTGCTTGCTTTTCGCCCTGTATTCCTGACGGTAAGCTTTGCCGGGGCAGTAATCGAACCGTGGCCCATTGCAGGAATGGAACCACTGCTTGCGTTTGATGTTCGCTTCTTCCAAGGTCAAGCCAACATAGGCTTTATCCCAATGGTATTCGATCAGTCCGTTTTCGTCCAAATCACGTTCGCTGAACATGAAGAGTTTACCGAAATTGGTCATCTCGTTTTTGCGGCGGATTGTTTTGCTCATTTTTAAAGTCCTCTAAATTAACGTAAAAATTTAGACATAATGAGTTCTCCTTTAAGTAAGTTAATAAAATTGCGTTGTTTGATTTAAGATCTTCATAATACCTAATTTTAGAGTTTAATGCAACATATTTCTTAATGTTGCTGTCAAAAATTTAGAAATATTGAGATTTAAGTTTTTGAATTTCATCATTGGTTTCCAGAATTTTAGAGCAAAAGAAAATGATAAGCTCTTTGTTTTGGAATTCCTTGTTGTTCAAGCTTCGACCCATCTTAACAAACTTTTCGTAATGTTCGGGTTCGGTCAGCTTGTAACCACTATTTTTAAATTCGTGAAAAACCAAAATAGGCTTCAACTCAGAATTTGATTGAATAAGTTCGAACAGGCTATCAAAATACTCTTGCTTTTGAACAATGCTTTTGTCAATGACCTGATTATGAATCATTTTGAGAAGCTGGATTTGATGGGTATCATCTGTCAGATTATTGTGGTCATGGTGATACTGGATTTCTTTACGAATGTGATGAGCCGCAAGACTGCAACTGTCAGTGGCAATCAACAACTGAAAATCATCCACCGATGGCATTTCAGTGCGAACATTCAACTTCAAAGATTTCAACGTTTTCAGCAAAGATACGAGTTGATTCATGGTAAAGCTCCATTAAAATGAGATGTGAAGTATAACAGAAAACAGCGAAAACAACAATTTATTTTGTTAACAAATAATCATATCAAACAATTTTAAACGATCTTGAAAATCGACTGAGTTGAAGTCATACGCAGAAGGAAAAAAAAATTCAGGAAGTAAATTAATAGTATCTAATTTATTGTGAAGAAAAAATTTAAAGAATAAGTTTTCATCTTCCAATGAACAGATTTGTTTTCCTTCTTTAGCAATTGAATATTTTGTGCTGACACGGACACCTAATGTCTGAGCCAAGATTTCTGTTAAATCCAGATGATGATTAAATTTCAAGACGAAATGTGAAATAATATTGTCAATGACAACCCGCCCCTTAAAATGAGCGGAAACAAGTTTAAAATTTTTATCAACTAAAAGCGAAAATGTAGCGTTTTTAAATTGATACGGATAAAATGGAAAAGTGTGACAATCCAATTTAATAGTAGGTATATGGGAAGCTACACCATGTTGAAACCATTTATAAATAGGAAAAGAATATTCTTCTTCTCCTTTAATAATAATCGTGTTGCCTTTATTTTTAACATCAACAGTGAGATGAATGTTAAATTTTCTATTAACATTATCTATAACACTCAACAAGTTTGACTGAAGATCAGAAATTATAGAGGAATAATCGTCAAAAACTGAACCATTAGTGTTGACTTCAGTCATACTCACAAATATTGATCCTTCAACGAAACCAAGTAATCGTGAGTAGCCAACATTTGAGCAACAAAAAGGATTACAGCTTGCTTATGTTTAAAATCTTTTTTATTAAGAGTCTTCATAAAGTCAATCAAAGCGTTTTTTGATTCTTGTTTATTGAGATCTTGACTATAAGCTTGAAAAGAGAGCAATTCATTATTTAAATTAGCCATTGAAAGGTTCTTTTTAATCAACTCAAACAAACCAATCATATATTCGTTGTGGTATTTATGATCCATATCAAGAATACTATTATGAATCATTTCGAGAAACTGAATGCCAGCATGTTCGTAGGCCAGACTAGGAGTACGCTGTTGCATTTTTTGAATATTCTGTCGAATTTGATTTGCAGCCAAGGAATATTGCTCACTTGCCACGTTGAATTTAATATCAATCATCGGCGTGAGGTTGGAGTGATCAGTCATTTTGAGAGATGCGAAAGTATTTAAAAGGGTCATGAATTCGTTCATGTTAGTGCTCCAAGGGAATAATAGATGACACTGATTATACCAAAACACGAAGAAAACAACAATATTTTTAATCAAAAAAAAGACCTATCGCTAGGTCTTTATTCTGTAAACACTATTTATTTCATTTTTGACCAAGCTTCTTTATGTTCAGCTTGAATTTTATCAAATTCCACTTTTTGTTTGTCATCTAAGACAGCTTTGATGTCGGTATCAAGTTTCATTTTGCTCTCTTTCATTAAACCATCAATTTTTGTTTTCTGATCGGGGGTTAGATTAAGTCTAGCCGCATCAGCTTCCATCTTGCCTTTCATCATTTTAGCCCCCATGTGGCCTTTCATTTCTGACGTGGTATTCTTCATGCTATCAGTCGCCCCATACATAGAACCTGAAGTATCTGCTGCAAAAGAGCTAGCGGATAGAGCCATTAATGATGTAAGTGCAGTAATAAGTAGTAATTTTTTCATAAGTGTAGCCTCCAAAGTTAATTTAGTTAAATTTGTTTCATGTTTTATTTGATACTTAATGAAGTTTATTACGAATTTTTTCGTATAGACTAAGTTGTGTATCATTAAGTATGTGTTTAATGTCATGATTGGCGTCAGCAGCTTTATTCTTAAGAACTGAATAAATCTCTTTTCTTTGGTGGGAGGTCAATTTCAAATTTTTGTATTCATCCTTGAAATGATCTCCGAGAAGTTGATTCATTTCAGTTTGTTCAGTTGCTTTAGTTTTAATGAGTCTTCTAACTCCATAAGCAACAGGCAATAAAGCCGCCAGAGCAATCGGAACTGTATTTTTATTCATACGTCCTCCTTACTGTTGGTCTTCAACATCATACTATAAAAATACAAAAAGTAAAGAGTCGATCATACTTTTAAATATAATGCAAGAACTTTTTACTATATGAACGCAAAAAAAAAGACCTATTCCTAGGTCTTTTTCGTGTTGCTTTAATCAATTGGTGGAGGGCGTTAAATTGCCACTTAAAAAAACCGCACCGCTTGATTCATTTCCATTCTAATATCATCATCTATAATAAGTTTAATTATCTAATAGTTGTTGACTACGGCATGGGCAGCTCACCTCCGAGCACTTCATTTTAAACGATTTTAAAGTGAATGTTTATGTGTTTGTTATACTCTAATATTATATCATCAATTTAATTATCTAATTTTAGTGTATTACGGCATTCCTAGTTCACCTCTGGCACTTATCTAATTGTCAAGTGGTTAATGTTTAGTTTAAAGCTAGTATCATCATATTAAATAGTCTCATTCTCTAATTTGATTACTTACTCCATCGGTAGTTCACCTCGGGCACTTGATTAGTATAACTGTTTGTTTTCGTTAGGGTTCTTGTTCTCGTCTTGATGTGTCTATAATACCGAAAACCGTTCATCGTGGCAAGCACTTTTTTCACTATTTTTGAAAATATTTTAGAACTTGAAAAACCCAAAAGCGTCCTTAATTTCATTGACGTTCTGGTTCGTTTCTGTTAAGGCTTTCAATGTCCCCTGCTTCAAGACATCAAGCACAAAATCATGCTGGTTATTCAACAATAGACGTTTCTCTCTGATAGGAGCAATCACCGTTTCTAAAACACCAACCAGACGCTTTTTCAATGTGCCATCACCTAACCCTCCACGTTGATAGAACTCTTTAAGGTTCGCCACCTCATCAACATCAGGATCGAAAGCATCAAGGTAGGTGAACACTACGTTACCTTCTACTTGGCCGGGATCTTCAACCTTTAAGTGATTGCTGTCAGTAAACATCAAATTGACGGCTTTTTGAATGTCTTTCATGCTTGCGTATAGATTAATAGTATTACCGAGCGATTTGCTCATTTTAGACTTACCATCGAAGCTTGGCAGTCGTCCTACTGTCGATGTAAGAGCTTTGATCGCAGGTACAATCTCAAAACCTATCTGGGTATTAAGCTTGTGAACAATCTCATTCGCTTGCTCAATTAACGGAAGCTGGTCTTCACCGACTGGAACAAGGTCAGCTTTGAACGCTGTGATATCTGCCGCTTGTGCAACGGGATACGCTAAGAACCCTGCTGGAATACTGCGTTCGAAATTTTTAGCTTTAATCTCATCACGAATGGTAGGATTCCGTTCTAAGCGAGAGACAGTGACAAGGTTTAGATACAACAAAGTCAGTTCGGCAATAGCTGGAAGATGTGATTGAACACAAATCGTAGTCATATTCGGGTCAATACCACAAGCCAGATAGTCTTTGGCGACTTCAATGACGTTATCACGCACTTTGGTAGGATTACCCATGTTGTCAGTCAATGCCTGATTGTCAGCAATCAAGATCGTTTGCTGGTGCAGGTACTGCAGTTCTACTCGGTTTCGTAGCGAACCTACAAAATGTCCAAGGTGAAGTGAACCTGTTGGCCTATCGCCAGTTAAGATCTTTGACATGATGAACTCCTAAAAATAATTAAATTATTATAGTAAATAATGAGAATAAACGCAAGAATTAAATGCGAAAAAATATCCGCAACTTTTCTTATTTAGCTTTAATGGTACAATGTAATAAACAAATAGATATATACTTAAACATGAACTATTACAGTACAAACAAAATACGCAAAGCTTTCATCAATACTACCAAGAATCCAAAGTTTCAAAAACAAATATTAGCTTTTTACAGCGACATGAATATTTTCAATAATCTCAATGTTGAAAATCTTTATTTGCCGAAAGCAACAGATGAAGTTCATATCTCGCAAGATGACTTTGAGAAAATAATTTTATTAGGTTCCATTAAACTAGAAAGAGGCTTCAAAATAAAAAGAGTGGGTGTAGCCAATCCAGATATATACAAAGAAATGGAACACTTTAAAGTAAATAATTTAATTGATGTTAAAAGAGCCATCTCACAAAAAATGAAAGATGGCAACAGTATTAGAGTGTTAGATAGACTTAAAAAATCAAGACTAGCGTTAAAAGATAAACACCTCAGAGAAATGCCAGAAGACATAGAACAGAAAAGAATTGTCTCCATTGATTTTGAGTTTTCTCATAAGAAGTCGTTGATTACTGAAATGGGGATGACCGTTAAGCAAGGCGACAACATGATATCCAAACATTATCTCATTGATACGGCTTACCAGACCAAGAGTGATAGTAGCCTACAAAAAAGATTTAGATATGGCGAAACGGAAATTATCTCATTAGACAAGATGACAGATATTGTTAAAAATCAATTATCCATTGCTGATTATGCTTTATTTCACTCTCATCAAGAAGACATCAAATTATTTAACATTCATGGCATATGGCTTGATGATTACAGTCAATTAAATATTTTGGATACACAAACATTTCACGGTAAACAAAAACCCCTTCATGAACTCTTAACTGAATATGGAATAGAGTATACAAAGAAAGAACTGCACAACAGTGGGAATGATGCTTATTACACAGTAAAGTTGTTAGAGAAGTTAAATAGTAAACCAACGCCAGAAGTAGCTATTGAAGTAGATCCACCATTGGAAAACAAAATTAAACCTAAAACGAGTTTAAAACCATGAAAAAAATAATAAATAAAATAAAAGAGATCTTAACTGCTGATGTTGGTAAATCATTAGACAGGTTGGGATTATGGGATTTATTTTATAATGTATTTGAATTTATATGTGTAAAGATAATATACAATACTTACCGATTTACATTAAGACCATTTGTAATTTTTTTAGACAGTTTCTTTTCATCCTTTAAAAAAACAAAAATAGCAATATTAATATGGATGTTAACTTTTAATTTTTTTGTCCATGTTGGGACTACTGCTGGAGAAGGTAGCGGTAATAGATTCAACAGTTCCATTGGTTTCAATTCTTCTAACTATCATAAAAACTCAAAAACTATAACAACTGAAACATTGGCTGGAAATATAGTTAAACTGAAATATCATTATGAAAATGAAAATCTAGAAGAGTGTAAAAATAATTACGATGATACATTAAAACAAATAAATAATATAAACGATAGCTTTTTTATTACTGTAAATGAGTGCTATAAAACTATGCCAAATATGTACAGTTATAAAATTACGGCTGAAGCCAGCTATATTGATAAATTTTTATACAAAATAGAATCTTGGAAAGCGTCATTACCTTATTATTTTATAGGCGTTGCTATGGTGGTTGGTGGAATACTACTTTCACCCTTCATATTACTTGCTAACATATAGTTATCATTAAGAAACAAATAAAAAGCTAACTTCGTGTTAGCTTTTTTGTTGGTTTGCTATAAGTATTATTGTATGCTATATAATAGTATATATAAGATAACCTTGGAGTTTTTAATGAACTTTAAAAGCATAAAAAATGGATTTAAGATGACTACTGTGGCATTAACAATAATGAGTATAGTTGGTTGTGCTGGCAAACCACAAATCGTAGTTTACGATAAAAAAATGAATGATAAAAAGGAAGAAGTTGTCAACTTAACTGACGTGAATAAAAATGGTGACAACTTTGAATATAGAAAGAACTCAAAAAATGAAATTGTAATGATAAAGAAAGTCAGTGCTTTCTATAATCAGGAAGATTGTAAAACTAATGCTGAAACTGATTACAAAGGAACTGTTAAAACAGTATTAAAGGAATCAAAACTACAAGATATCTATAACAGTGAATCTTTGTCTTACACTGAAACAGTGGATTTTAAAATAACAAAGACGGGATGCCAGCTAAATAAAGGAATGCTTGATAAAACATCTACAATTGAAGAAAAAGAACAAAAAATATACAACTATGAAATTAAAGTAGAGAATTTTGATAAATCTAGTGGCAAACCCTCAACTATGAGTAAAATAGGTCGTGCTCTTGGAATGACAATCGCCTTTCCATTCATAATAGTTGGATATATAATACTATTTCCAGTGTATATAATTAAAGGTTTAATGAATTAAAAAATAAAAAAGGTAGCTCAGGCTACCTTTCTTGTTATCAATAAACAGCAATTACCGTCGAGCTTGCATCAACTTTACTTGCTGATCAGCTTTGTAGCAATCCATGTCTTGATACAAAACATCATTACTCATGGTGTTTGCTTTTTTATCAATGATAACCACACATTCTTTATCACCAAACGTCTTTACACGATAAGGAATATCGGCTGCAACAGCACATCCAGATTTAACCTTCACAAACTGCACATTTTTATTCAGTGGCTTCGTCATCGTCAAAACTCCGTATTAAATACTAACAAATCACCGTGGGCTTACATGCAGGCTAGCTTGTGGAATACCCATCAGATCGGCAATCGTTTTATCATCACCTTTCTGAGCCGAAACACCAAGACTCATGCTTTCACCGTAGCAGTGGACTTTGATTTTACCAGCCGCTGTAAAGATGAACTTGATGAAACCAGCACTCTCACAATCCGAACTGCCCAAGAAAGCGGCTTCTGCAACAGCTTTGTGTTCCAACTCGTTAGAGAAGATAACAGCCTTACCACGCCAGATGACGTATTTAGCATGTTCAACTTCATCATTGTTCTCAACACCGATGGCATTCAAGACATGAGTGTGGTCATCACGTCGAGTGCCTACACGCAATGATTCGCTCTTACCCTCGCACTTCGCTTGAATTTTGTCTTCCTCAAGAACAAGCTTAATAAATCCTGCACCATGAATCAACTTGTCATGACCGAAAAGACGATGGGCCATGTCACTATGAACAATCTTTTCGTGAAACACAACAAAGCGATCTTGATGACGAATGTATTTAGTTGGCATTGTAAAAGCTCCTAAGCTCTTTGAAAGTAAGTTATTATACCAAAGAATGACCACGTAAACAAGGTTTAAATGCCAAATGCGGCCTGAACTTCGTTCTTGATAGACATTGGAACACCATCCGCAAAACACATCCCGATTAGGCTCTTTTTGAGCGATACAATATCGCCAACCACAAAGCATTCGTCTGGAATGTTGCTTTCATACTGCCAAGCATTAGGATCAAAGTCTTTATTGATCATGCCTTGGGTTCTGAGATAGGTTTGATTACCATTGATATGATATTTTTCATTGCTGATTTTGGAAGCGTCAAGCATGAAGCATACTGGATGGTCGCATTGCCACTTAGAATGTTCTTGTGACCAACTAGTACCTTTCACAATAGCACCAACCTCGGGAATGAAATGACCCCAACGGCGTTTTACGAGTGTATTTGTTTGAAGTGCTTTGAGTGCTTGTTTAACCGTTGTCCAATGGTAGATAATCATGCTGATTAACTCTGTGGTTTGTGTGGATGAATTATAACAAAATTACCAAATTTAGGCAATAAAAAAGACGCCTTACGACGCCATTTTTATTTGAACTTTATCTTCTGCACCTTCCAGAAAGTTCCATACCGCGTTACGCACCGATTTTGGCAGTAGTGGCGAAGTGTCTGGACGTTTCTCTTGGTCGTAAGGAATTGAATACAATGTTTGTTCTGGCATAGCAATCATACCATCATAGTAATCAATCTTTGCTGACTGAACACCTTCCGCTTCTTTCCCAACGATTTTGAGGTCATCGGTAACATAAGTGGATAGATGAGAATTGCGTTCCAAGTTCTTCTCATTGAAAATTAATACTTTACCATCATTGAAAACAACAGCGAGCACACGTTTTTCTGTGCTGAACAGTCTACTTAGCGTCTTTAACATGATCATCTCCGAATTTTTCTCAATTATAGCATGAAGTGTTACTTATTTCAACAGCATTGATAAAATATTCGTGTTTCTTTTGTTCCCACCAGCAGCAGGAAAGATACTATCTGTTTGAGTGACAAGCAGTAAATCATAAGCTGAGAACTGATAATTGTCTGATTTACCATCATTTTTGTATACAATGATAGACTGATCATTATCTAGCTTTATTGTCAATGGTAAATTTTTTGCAATATCAATTTCAACGACTGAAAACGACACACCAGATCGAAGGGTAAATGCGGCACCAGCATAAACTGCAGCAAGATCGAAAGGCTGTGTGCCAAGTCCTCTTAACCATAAAGAACTTTCATCAATCGTGAAAGCAACGAAGGTGCCATTGGATTTTACCAGAACAGACCCGTCTTTGAAAAGGTATCCTTCTTGGTTTCTTGTGTTTATTTTTCTTTTTGCAAAAGAATCGACAGACTCAATCAAATTTAAGCCTTCAATTTTAGAAAGGCTTAGTATGATTTGTGAATGTGTTTTTTTGTGATGCTTGGCAAGACTAATTACTTGTCCTTGTGTAATGCCATCTTCTTGATAGGTTTGCTTTGTAAATAACTCTGCTAATTGATCCATAATATTATAATAGTTACGTTTGCTTCTTTTCACGATAACACTAAAAATAATATTTTCAATAAGAAATCCTCGAAATAATAAGGATTTATAAAGAATATTCATTAGAAAAAAGAAAATCCTCACAAACATGAGGATAATGAAATACAAAATATCAAGCGGCTTTATTCGATGTTATTCTTCCATGACGGAGAGGTGTTTGAGAATCACAGCATTGATTGCTCAGATAGAATGATCGATATTGTATAACTTGTTCGGCGGGATAACGCATAATACCTTCATTGACAAGTTGTTCAACAACGAAATCATCCGTAATATCGAGCTGTGTAGTAGAAAGAATGTTTTCGATAAGGTCAAGTTGCTGGTCATTCAAATGAAGTGTATTGCGAGTGTGCATTTTTGTTTCCGAGGTTGGTTAAGTAGTTCTCATTATAATATAAGTTTACTCACATTTCAAGGATACAAAAAAGCCCATCGAAATGGGCGTTGTTGTTAAGCAATGAATATTCCTTTTTTGTTACTAGGTTCACTTGGTTTAATGTTGTTTTTAGACACTTGTGCTTCAAGTAAAAGACCTTCTTGAATTCTGCGAGACACAAGGTTATTAACGCTAACAGAAGTAGCTATTGGAAACTTGTCAATCTGTTTAGCAGCTTTAATTATTCCTTTGTTAGCTTCATAGTTAGTGGTTACACCATGTTTATTGAATAACTTAGAAAGATCCTTTTGAACAGCCTCGTAAGCTTCTACAAACATATTGTCTTTCATTTTACCCATAACACTTTCTTTTGGTATTTTTTTGATGTCTTTAAAGTCCGCTTGATAAACTTCTAATCTTTTTAAGATGTCTTCTTTCAATACAGCAGAAGATGATCCATCAGTGATAGGTTGAAAGCTGAGTAGTTCTGGCGGTGTGTTAAGATCATTATAATGACCATCACTTATAGTTACTGTGTTAACAACCATACCTTCTGCCATCATAGGAAACATGTGTGCTTTATGATACATATTGAAAAGCTCATACTGACCGTCATCAACAACCAACCCAAATTTATGAAAAGTTTGTTTAAATTCATCTAAGCTGACATCTCTGTTTAAATTCAATAAATCACTTTTTAATGCGGTTGCAGTTTCTACAAATTTATTCATGGTAACTAGCTTGTGGTTCATAATAGTTCTCTTTGTTATTTTAATCTATTTTAACATATTAAAATGCTATTTCAAAAAGAGTAATCAACACTGGCAAAGAACTCTTTCGCTCGATTAACTGCTTCAAGCACTGTGCCATCAAAAGCTTCCTCATGACTAACCACATCATCAGTGATTGATTTCTTATACTTAATTTTGATTATCCTGAATGGACTATCAGCAGAAAAGTAAATTTTAATTGATTGAAAGTCTACGCTCACACCATCATGAGTTGAGAATAAAGTAAGACCACCGGAAGGTTTAAATGATTCATCAATGCTTACTTCAAAGTTTGATTTCATTCCAAGATCTAACTGAGCTTTAAATGGTACAGGATTATCAAAAGTCATCTGGTATGTCCATGTCATCTTTGGGACATTGGAATCTTTTTTAACAGCAACCGGTTTAACAACTGGTTTTAGGTCATCAAAATTCATCTCGAATGATTGACCAACAATATCAAAAATAGAAGGCTTGGCTTTTTCAAATACACCATACATATGGGCTTTAAAGTCTTCTGCAGTTGGAAATAAATTGGCATCTACTGATATAATTAAGTCTCTATTCACACTGATTTCTCCATTAGATTAGTTTTAACTTTTTGAAATAAAATAACAGCCTGATCGACAGCTTCTTTCAAAGGGCCATTAATAACAAGTTGTTCATTGTTTGAACTGTCTATACCATATTGCACTCGAATATCATTATCTTGTTCTTTTACGGAATGCTTAATTTTGATTAACTCAAAAACATGGGGTTTCACACAAACATCAGACAAGAAATATTGCAGATTAATATGATCGAGTTCAAAGTGTTGATTCAATGTAATATCTTTGAGCTGAAGATCACCTACAAAGATGTTATCTTTCAACTTGAAATGTGGTTGATTTAAAATAAGCACATAATTAATGGTTTTACTTGAAATATGATGAGCGACTTTATAAACTGTTTCAGTTTTAAATAAAGGTTTGAAATTGTCTACATCAATATGTCTATCGACATAAAAAATAGCTGACAATTCTGTCAAAATGGTTGTAAAATTAGCAAGTACATCTTTTTTAAATTCTTCGATTGAGTTATATGTATCAGCACTGAAATAAATTTTAATGGATTCTTCCGACATAGATCACCTCGTAGTTGAAGTAGCTCGTTATTGTATACCACCTAAGAAAAACAGTCAATATTAAAGTGTCAACATGCTGTACACTTTCAGACGATCTGCAAATTCTACAGAATTAAAATCATAAGCTGACGGGATGTAATATTCTGGCAACAGTTCTTTAACCTCTTCATTTGTGTTGTAAGACAGTCGAAACAAAATAACCTCATCTAAAAATGGACACATCAATTCTGATGTTTTTAAACTATAACTGCTTTTGCCACCACCACTTGGAATATAACTATTCTCGATAAGACCCAACTCAAGGGATTTGTCAAAAAAAATCTTTAGTCCAGTGATATTACCTTTCTTAGTTAAAAAGGAAGTTCTAAATTGAGCTTGTTCAATATCAAAATCATCATTAAACCTAATGAAAAAAATCATCTTATGACTATTAGGAAGGACAAAAGGAAATCCAGCACAATTAAATTTCAATAAATTACAAGGATTGATCTTTGATTGAAACCATTTTGAAACAGTAAAAGAATACTCATCAACACCTTTAATAATAATATCATTACCAACGTCTGTTAAATCATAATCTAGTTTAATATTGAAGTGCTGATCTATCTTTAAAATACAATTATAAATTTTTTCTTTAATATCATTCTTTTTGGATTGGATATAATGTTCAAGTTCAGTCATAATAGTCTCCGTAATCAAATTAATGACATTTCAAATAAAGTTAGTTTACGTTTAAATTCAGGTGACGAAAAATCATAGACACCAATTATAGAAAGCTCAGGAAACAGATCATTCATCAAGGGTGTTCGGTGAGCAATTGAATTATGTAGAAACAATTCATCAGCATAAGGGCACAACATCTTTTTACTTTTTAAACGCTCAACAGACCATCCAAAAAAACTAGAGTCTACTTTATACAAATATTCAGTAAGGTTCGCATTCTGATCGAATTTTAAGTTAACTCGTTTGTTAACATTTTGGCTATCATAAACGACAGATGAATATTCGAAAGCAGTTAATTCGAGTTCTTCATTAACTATGACATGGAAATAAGAATAAGATTGATTAAATTTGAAATCAAAGGTTCCACATTCAAATGACAAAATCCCATTGAAATTGGCAACACAAAAAATCTGTCCATCAACAACTTCTTTTTTAAAACAGATTTTCATTAAAGCGATGATAAGCGAATCATCAAGTCCATCCAAAAATGAATGTGAGCCAAATTTTAATCGAGCGTTCATTTTAATACTAAGGTCATCCATGATAGATTGAACTTTTACAGTAATCTGATTGATGCAGTGATCAATGAAGTCATCATAAGATATATAGTCGGGTGGCATCAAGAACTTTTTGACAAGCTCTTGATCTTTGATGTCAGTTTTTGTAACAGTTAACATATTAATGCACCTGTTTTAAAGAATTAACATAGAAAGTACGTTTAAACGATCCGAAAATTCTTGTGTCTTAAAATTATAAGCAGATGGAATATAATACTCAGGAATAAGCTCTTTAATGTCATCTGACCGATTTGAAAATAGTTGCCATAAAATAATTTCATCATCAAGACTCATTAATCTATCAGAAGTTTTTTTAATAGTTCGCTCAAATCGCTCTCTAAGACTTTCATGCTTATATTCATAATGCGTCAACTTCAACTGCTGATTAAATTGTAAACTGATTTTTTTGATAGAAAACTTACCCATGTCTTTTGTAGACGATACAAAAACAACAGACACCACATTAAAATAATCGTCAAATGTAAGATAAAAAATGGAAGAATTTGATTGTGGCAAATCAAAAGCAAATGATTTTGCTCTTAGTTTTATCGTTTTATCGCCTTCAAATTTAAATACCTTTTGTCCATGTTGTTGATAACGTGTCATCTTGTAATTATAGACTTTATCATCATTAGGTATCATCCATTTTGGTTGATGTTGGAAATTACTTGGTTTTTCTTTATAATGATCGGTAATGGTCACTGAATCAACAGAATCCATCACAGAATAGCTAAAATCCACCGACAATGCCTGTTCAATATCAGAAATACCTTTACATATTTTTCTTTTTAATTCCTCACGTAAAGAAAAAAGCTCATCCATCAAGACAAGACTACTATCACTAAGTGTAAGAACAGAAGAAATAGTTTCTCTGAATGTGTTGGTCATGGCTATGCCTCTAAGATAAAATGATTACAAGTATATCACATCAAGGCTAAAAATAAAAGATAAATAATGCCCATACAAAAAGAATAAAAAACTGTACATCCTTATTCATTTTAAGTAAAATAGACACATCAAAACCAACGGAGATACAAAAATGGGTAATCAAGTTCTAATCGCCATTCGTCATGACATTGATCGTGATAATATCCCTTTGTTTCAAGAACAACGTCGTCTTGGTCTGCATGCTGCTGAGCGAGTGCCTAAGAGCTACAGCCTGACTGATAAGATTATCGTGTCCAACTATCACCACTCTTCTGATCATGTCTGCTTGGGTGTTACCAACAAGATGATGAAGAACCTACCGGCTTATCTGGAACTTTTTCAAGGTCACATGGATGGTAAGCCAGCAGATGCCTACAAAAACATGATTGATGGTTATCGCAAATATCGTTATGGCAGTGTCGCAAAATCGCGTAAGAAAGTGACTTTGGTTCCCAACGAAGGTGAAAAGGTATCTCTGTTCGGCTATATGACAGACGAAACAAGCTCTATGCCAGAAAATGCTTTTGCTTTGATGGTCGCCGCCATTGATTCGATGTCTGGTCTGGTTAATGGTCAAACTGATATTATTGGTTGGGAACAAAAACTCGATCCAACGCCTATTCACATGATTGGCACCATTGATGCTAATCAAATGGCACTGGTTGAACTGTATGGCAACATATTCAGTGCAACGGCCATCCCAGCCAACAAAATTGAAGAGCCTGAACATTTCACTGAAAACCGCGATCAAATCATTGCATTTGATAAGGAGTTTTTGAAATCCTATGGTTATGAGCTGACTCCAAAAAGTGCTGCTCACTTCCTGTAATCAAATCACCTAAAACAGAAAGCCTCACAGTAGTGGGGCTTTTTTTTAATCATAAAAAAAACAAAAAAAAAGAATTGCTATACAATATTTGTGAGTTAACATGTAATGAAACTTATGAATTGTTAAAAATTAAGGTGATATCATGGGCAAAAAATTGATTTACGGTGTTGGTGTCAATGATGCTGACTATACAACAAGAACATCAGCATGGACTTGTCCATACTTTCGTAAATGGAAAGATATGCTATGTCGGTGTTATAATGATTATGAAATAGCTAGACATCCAGCCTACGCAAACTGTTATGTAATTGAAGATTGGAAATATTTTACACAATTTAAGATGTGGATGGAAACACAAGATTGGGATGGAAAGCAATTGGATAAAGATTTACTCTTTCCTAACAACAAAGAATATGGACCTGAAACTTGCGTATTTGTGAGTAGTGTTGTTAATGTTTTTATTACTGAAAAAGCTGGGCAAAACCTTCCTGTTGGTGTTTCTAAACATGGTAATCAATATCAATCAAGGTGTGGAACGCTTGGAAATGGTCAAAAGTATTTAGGAATCTATGATACAGCCGATCAAGCTCACAGTGTATGGCTTAGTTTCAAATTAGATCAAGCTAAGATCTTGGCTGCACAACAAACTGATAATCGTGTAGCCAAAGCTTTAATTGATAGGTATGAGAGATACAAGGATTATTTTGGATGAAATAATCTATTAACGACAATACTTCTTCAAGAATGCTTTATAGATTTCAATTTTATCACGATAGCCCTTTGGGTCGTGTCCTATTTTGTCTATTTTAGCCTGAACAACTTCAAAGACAGTCTTATTATCAAAGGTGCAAGAACTACTCGCTAAAAGCTCTAAAATAGGTGGAATAATAAACCCATGTTCAAGTTGCTCAACCATTTCTTTACTGGATGAAACAGTTGCTGGATATTCAACTATTGCTTTTTTAACAGAATCCTTGAAAACCGGATAAGCTCTATCATAGGTTAATGTAGTTTCCAAACAAGCAACAGAGAAAAGCTCTGGATTAACGATCTCTTTCATTTTTTCAAAATAGGCAGTATGGTGAACCAATGTCGTCACTAAATGACGATGTGCATTCTTATTGGAATCTGTAAAGTCATAGAAAGCATTAGCCATAAAGTATCGAGAACAATCACTCGGCCACCAGACATGCTCCCACACCTGTTCAACAGCACCATTGCCAGTATTAGCCGTATTAGAATAGAGTGTTAAAAGATACTTAAAACATTCCAGTTTGTTCTCATGCATGGTTTTACCTAATAGCGATTGACCACCCACTTTGAAATTAAGTGGCATACCTGAATCAATTAATGCTTTCATTTTAGTAACGTCATCTTTTTTCAGTGCAGACAAAAAACCTTTTTTGTATTCTGCAGTCTTATCATTTAAATCAATAACAGGTTCAGTAGGCACCATGTGATATTGAGTAAACAAGTTTTTCAAAGCACAACCATCTGGGTTATACACAAATCCTGCTTTGCAAAGTTCTTCAAATACATCAGTCACACTAAGGGGTGTATCACAATCATTAATTTTAAAAGACATCTCTTCGACTTCATACAGTGGAAGTGTTAGGAACGCCTCTATCAAGGGTGAAATATGGTCACAAAATGATTTAACGGTGCTAGGCATAAAAAAGACAGCAATATCTCTCATCGGAGCCTTAAAATTCATACCTGCAGCAATTTCTTCCAAGTATTCAGATTCATCTGGATTGGCATCTTCAAGGAAAGAGAAATAGATAAGATTGGGAATCGCTTGAAAGCCTTTTGCACTCGAATCAGGCTCAACTGGATCTTCTTTTGGTTTTACGAAAGCATTCACTAATCGTTTAGCTACTTTTTGTTGAGCATCATCAAATAGCGTAAATACTGTTTTTTTTAAGTGTTCTTTATCACTTTCATCCGCAAATGATAGTATCGAAACATTCTTAGGTTTTTCGGTGTTTACAGTCGTTTTGCTGATTGGTTTGCTGGACAGTAATACTTGATAATCCTGCGGGATTAAAACGGATAATTGACCATTTTTTTCGATTAAAGTAACGGATATACCATCAGAGTGCTTAAATTCTCGACAAACATCACCATTTTCGTCTTTAAATTTACGAATTCGTTTCCAATTGACGACTTTTATGTCTTTATATAGATCCAAAAGGAATGATTTGCAATCTTCTGTGGTGATTTTTGACATAAAGGAACTCCAAATAGTATTTGAGTTTAACACAAAATATAAAAAAAATCAACCACAAAGGCATAAGGGATCAATTTTCAATAAATTTAGTTAATAAAAAAGCCACCGAAGTGGCTTTGAAAAGTAAGCAATAAAATCAAACAACAACCACTGGCTTTTTATATTCTTCTTTTTTAGTTTTAATGTAATCTTGACCATAAGTGAAAACTAAGGTTTTTTTCTGTTTAAGTTCTTTAATTTTTTTAAGGTATTTAAACTTAACCAAATGAACAATTGAACAAATAACTACGGCAACAAGACAGACTCCCAAAACTGGTGCTAACTCATGAACACTACCTTTTCCACCAAAGAGCAATAAAAAAACAAAAATAGAGAGCAGTAAAGCACAAAAAATAGCCCCCACGGCTCCCCAAAAACTGTTTTCTATTGACAGGATTTCTTTTTCAATTGCTTTCACCGCCTTTGTGAAAGAATAAATATAATTGCGTTCACCATTAGAAACAGAAAGCAAAGGTTCTTTATCATCCAAATTCTCTAAGTCAGCATAAAGTTCACGATCTAGCTCACTGAGCAACTGAATGTTATACCCAACAAACGAGTGGATTTCGGGCGTTGGTTCTGGAATAACTTGTTCAATTGACTGTTCGGTAACTTCTTTCATGGATATAAACCTCAATAAGATTCGTGGAGTGCTAAATATTTAAGCTATTTTAAAACATTGGTTAGATAATGAGTACTGGTTTTTGAACTTCTTTTTTGAGTTGTTGCAGATAGTCCTGACTTTCAGTTAACACATAGGTTTTCTTGTCATTAAGATTGTTAATCATTTTTGTATAACGGGTTGTAATCAAATCCCACAAGCAAACAATGAAAATAAAAGAGGCACCAACGCCCAAGATATCAGAATTTGGAGAAGGGCCATTAAATTTTAAAAACAAAAGACAGCCACTAGCAACAATCAGACTAATAACACAACACATAATCATATTAAACTTTCGATCTTTCAATTTTGCATGTTCTTTTTTAATTCCCGCAAAAACCTTAGAAAACGAGTAAATATAATTTCTATCACCTTCCACAACCGAAAACAGAGGCTCTTTGACTTTAACAGCAGCCAATTGGTCAATACCAGCACGGTCAGTGTCTGAAAGTACTTTAATATCAGACAGCATGAAGGATCTAACTTCTTTTGATTCAACCGGAATTTCAGTAACAGCGATGTTTTTTGACATAATAAACCTCTACGGAAGAATATGAGTTAAAACAAGGCTCGAAAGCCTTGTCTAAAATTAAATATTGATAACTGGTTTCTTCGCCGCTGCTTCAAGTTCAGCAAGATAGTCTGGGCTGCTATCAAAGACCATTTTTTTGATAGCTTTCAGTTTCTTAATGGCTTTGAATGGATGGCGATAAATCGTTTGTGCAGTGCAGTATACACCAACAGCAAAAAGAAGTCCAAGCATAAAATTGAAGGTGTTGGTAGGTTCAATAGTTTGATTGAAATAATTTAGCACCTTAACAAAGACAGCAATCAAAATCGGGCAGACAAAAATCGTCAGTTGTTTTTCAAAAAAGTCTTTTCGTGACTTAATCTCAGCATTAATCTGTGAAACAAGGCGATTGAAAGAATAAATGTAATTGTGTTCACCTTCTGTCACTGAAAACAAAGGCATTGTAGAAGCTTGCATGTCAACAGATTCATATTGCTGACGTTCGTCTGCAGTTAAAGGATTAATAACTGTATCTACAAAGGTAGAAACCTGTTTTTGACGTTTTGGGATTTTTTGTTCAACCTGAGAAGCTGTAAGTTCCATAAAGAAAACCTCAATAAAATAATAATGGGAAAAGAACAAGGCCCGAAAGCCTTGTATTTAGAAAGATTCTTTCAACATGCGTTTCATTTCAGCGGCTTTAACAGAACGCTTGTCATTCCGCATATTGCGAGCAGTCGAGTTGCGGTTACGAGTGCGTTTAACACGACCAGCTTTGTGCTTACCAGCGACATAAGTAAAGCCATCATCGTCGCTTTCACGTTGACCATGCAGGATACGTTGTTCAGGCGTCATAATATATTCCTTCTTAGCGTTTGTTTTTTGCAGCTTTCTCAGCTTTCCGAGCATTAGCTTCAAGTTCAGAAAAGTAGTTATTCATGCTGTCCAAACTGGTGCCATCACTCAAAAGGTCTTTTTCACCATCCAGTTCGGAAATGTGTTTCCAACGAAGAACAGTTACAGAATCAGCAACAAAGTTGAAAACATTCAAGCTTTGAAAGTTAACAGTTTCGATTTCTTGGTTGCTATTAAATTGAAGACGCACTTCAAGATACACGTCTGGTTGTGGAGTAGGTGTGTCAAAGAGTGCCGATGTTAGATCAAAAACATGGAAGCCGTTCATAGTAAACTCTCTTTTCTGTTTGATTGAGTGTATTATAGCAAAAAATCTATAAACAGACAATAGCGTTCATCACTTTTATAGAAAAAATTAAGAAATCTTGGTATCACGGCAAACAAAAACCTCCAAATTGTCAGTCATACGGCCATAACCACCATAAGCATTGACCCTTTGAACCTTTAATTCTTTGCCTTCATAGCATTTCCAAGGGGTTCTTGTTTCGTGATTTTCAAAGAAGTAATCCGATTGAACAACAGAGCTTTCAACCGCAAATGCCTTCTGAACCATCTTGTTCAAATTAGAGACATCAACTTTAAACCAATCCCCATGAACATCAAGAATCATCGAAGCGTCATCCGGCTTGATATGCGTCCAGATAACACCACCAATCGCATGAAATTCTTTACGAACACCAGCATTAAACTCAGTTTTTTTAGTGGAACTGATAAGGAATAAATCAATAAATGGAAATAAGAAAGCATAAAAACCATAGCGTTCTGGTGCCGCATGGAATGTATATCGACCATAGTTCCCTTTCTGGCGAACCATCGTTAACCCACCCCAGCGAACAAGGGACACACCATTGCTTGCTAGGGGTTTATTCATCTGTCTTTTTATTTTTTCAATATTTTTATTCATGTTTAGCCATGTAATGTTCTTTAATAATATCAACAATATCTTTAAACACAAATGTAATTCGACTGACTTCTGTGGAAACACTGAAAGACACCATATTGTCAGTGCTGTAACGCATTAAGTCATCTTTGGCTTTATTCATGGAATCAATTTTAATTTGAAACAACTGCTCCATATTTTTAATGTCTTCTTGTGTAAACGGCTCAATATCAACATCATCCAGAAATTGAGCTTCAAAATGGTCAAAGAATTTGCCATAGACGGCATTAAACTTTGAACACTCTGCATTGTTGGCAGCAATCATCCGATTCATTTCAACCCGATTCGATCCTGCATAAAAACAAATGTTTGACGTTCGTTCTTTTGCGATGGTTTCAGCAATCACAAGAGCTTCATTTAAACTTTTAAGATGCTGTGCCTTAAGTTTTTGTGTGGTGATATCCATATTAGACATCCTTCAAATAATTTTTCATCAAGTTATGATTAACATCAATTTCTTGAAGAATACGAGAAATAACAGGATCAAATTCTTCTTTACGGTTATCATAAAAAGCAACAGCTTCTTCAAGTTTTTCAACATTCAACACTTTTTTACTGTCATAGCTGAGTGCTGGAAGCAAAACCGGCATGTCAGGCGTGAAATAAGTGCTATTAAAAAGAAAATCAATGCGTTTAGCAATTTCTTGATGATAATGTTCTTTGCCAAGAGCCATCAATTCAAGCTTAATCGCTTTACAAAAAGCAATATGCACACGATATTCTTCTGGATAGAAGTGTCGAGCGGACGCAACATTTTTAAGGCTGTAGGATGCACCCGCAAAATTCTTACGGGCCACCATATCCAAGACAATTCCTAAGCTTTCAATGTCACTGGGAGCAAGATCAGGAATATTTTGAAAGGCATTAATAACGACTTCAAGACGTACAGTATTCATGGGTAAAGCCTCATGTGATTTAATGAATGGATTATAACAGAAACGTAAAAAATCGGCAAGGTGATTTGAGGAATATTTTAAATATGCTATAATGATAAAAAACAAGAGATTGAAAAATGAAAGAGACTGACGTTAAAAAGAAGGCTTCATTTGTTGAAACAAGAGCCGATGGTAAAAACATCCAGAAAGAATGCTTGGTTGATCTTCAAACAGGTGCTATTGAAGTAGGAAAAGTCAAAATTGATGGCTTGAAATACGATGAAAAAAGTCCAGTAGTTGCTGCAAGAGTTGAATTCAGAGGACAAGAATACAAAGTTGACGCTGAAAAAGTAGCGAACAAAACTAATTACAAACTTGACGGCAAGGAAATGGGTGCATTCATAACTGAATCTTACAAGCCTAAAACTATCACTGAAAGTAAGCTTGAAGATGTAAATCCAAGATGGAAACCAGCAAAACCTTAAAAGTCGCCTGATGGCGATTTTTTGTTCATTAATCACTGGCTTAACGGCCAGTTTTTTGTTATAATTGTTTAATTGAACAAATTAAAGGAACACAATTCATGGCTACTAACTATGTTCGACTGAAAAAGTGCGACATTGAAAAAACACTCAAAGCTATCCGAGAACACAATGACGGTTCTACTGGGATTGAATACAAAGAGCGTGATAAACGTATTTCTTTTGATGGCGAACCAATTAAACTGTCTTCACTTCGTCTTCGCACATTTGCAACACATGGTATCGAATGTGTTGATTGTGGTGTTAAGGGTGCATTCTTTGCAATGGAACGACATCATATGGATGCAAAGTATCATATTAACTTGTGGGCTGTTCGTGATAATGGACAACAAGTATTAATGACGCATGATCACATTTTAGCTCGTTCTCTGGGTGGGGCTGACAATATCGCCAATACACAAACGATGTGCATGGATTGTAATTTCGAAAAAGGCAAGATTGAGCATAAACTGAAAGAACTTCGCAAGTCTCAAAAAGTCGTTAGTTAAAGACTGTTATTAACAATATATCATTGAAAATGTTCATTAAAACTTTGATTAGTAGTTGACTTAATTCTTTAATTGTAATATAAAGTTGTTAACGACTAAAAGGAGTTTCAATGAATAAGTTAATGTATGGAGTTTTGATCGCAGGCAGTATTTTGTTAACAGGTTGTGCTAACGCCGTCAATGACAGCAGCTTCGGTGATAATAAGTTGCAGACGACAGGTTATGGTTTCAGCTATAAGAAATTCCAGATAGAAAATTGTGAATACATTGGAACACAAGATGACGAAAAGGTTTGGCATTTGGCTGGCCCACATCGTTGCTTCGATGGTAAAACATTACCCGTTCCAGTCTATATACCAAAACAGTAAAACAAAGAGCCTGATGGCTCTTTTTTTTGCTTTAAATTTAATAAATGGTATATATCGCCAATTAAACAAAAATAAATTTAAAAATATTTTCAATAAGTAATCGTTTAATAACCATCAAAAGCAATTATATCGTTAATCCTCAATTAAATAAGAAAAGTTAAATTTATAAGATGACAGTTTTATTGCAAATCATACCATTTAATGACTAATATAATGCTCAAAAATGACTTTATATAAATAAGAATATATTGACATTATAATGAATATATGGTCTTATTTAAAGAGCACATATAGGAATTTAAGATGGCAAAGAAGGACGTGTTAATATGGGTACCAGTAATAATTGTAGCGGGTGTTTTATATTACAGCATCAGCAAAGAGAAAGAAGTTGAAATTGAAGGTATCAATCATGCAAAACCAGTTGAAACCGTTGAAACAGTAAAGAAAGACTCTTTTGTGGGTATTGAAGATGAAGTGCTAAGTACCGCTATCGACAAAATTGATCCTGAGTTGTATAGACAGAAGGAACAGAAGCTTTTACAAGGTAGACGTTATACTATTGATGACAGTTTTACGCCACCACTGAGAAGAGTTATTATATCAGACATGGAAAAAACAAAAACAAGTTTAGCATTAAAGTCGTTACTACCTAATGAAAACTATGAAATGGTTGAAAACAAACCAGCATACTCGGCACCAGTGATATCATTTGAACTGAAAACTAATCCACCACTGATAGAAAGTGGAAACCATAAAAGATATTCAGTTGAATATACAGGTGTGAATAAGAATAAAGACATCACAATGGTAACAAACACAACAGAATTAGCAAGCTCAGTAGGTAACTTGAACATTTCTATTGATTTTGATTACAGTGATGACGTGTATAAATCCCAAAGAGACATCTATAAAGGTAATGGTTCAACAAGAAATCAAGAAAACGATGTATATCCAGAAAACTATATCATTGAAAGCTTAACGCAAACTTTGAAATTTAGAATGGACGGTGTGCATTCCACTACCTTACTCAATGTCCCTAATGTAGTCGTTGTAAGAACAACAAAATCACCAAAAGATTATGAGTGTGTAATGGAAAAAAGATACTTCTCAAACATTGGCAGTAGTTTCAATGCTGATTACAATTGTGATGGGTTGCCTAACATCAATGATTATGAAGGTCAATTAGATTTAATCTTCAAAAAATAAAGCCTCCGAAGAGGCTTTTTTTTCGAGTTCTATTTTATTTTAGAACCATATGGGTGCAAACAGCGTCCCAAAAGTTTTCAAACTTGCTATTAAACAACTCTCGAATGTTTTCTGGCAGAGAGTGAACAAACACCGCATACGCCTTCGATTTTTGCATGATGTCAACTTCGGTCACAACAATGGAAACATCGCCATTAACCAGCACATCACAGTTGTTGCGGAACATATTCCACAAATTCATGGACTCTTCACGAACTTTCATTTTTGAATAAATACTTTCGTTTGGAATGGTTTCAATAGCATCAAGCCATTCTGCCGCCAGTGTAGATATTTCTTTGTTATCAATTTTAATAGTAGCGTTAGTCATTTAATAAACTCCAAGATGTTGCAGGCTGTTAATTGTTAAACAGATCTATCTGTTTAATTTAGGTAGTTAGTATATCAATTAAAAATAAAAAGGTCAATTTTTTTGATCATTTTCATCTTTTTTATGCTGTTCTTTTAATTTGTTTTCGGCTTCCTTATCACGAATAATCTTAAATAGAGGCCATACACAAACCGTCAGAATAATAAAACCAAGTATGGTCACTGACAGTGGAAGCCAATCGTTATTTACATTAATCTGTGCAATGGAATAGGCCAGTAAATAGCCAAATTTAAGGATAACAATGGGAATGAGAACATAAAGAATGCGGATTGGGTGGTTGTTCCAGTCAAACAAGTATTTCAAAAGGTTCATGTTAAAAGTCCGTTATTGATAATACAGCGATTATATCACAAAAAACGGACAGTTAAAAGCGTTATTTAATGAGCGTGATGATGTTCGTCAACTTCATCATGATTGTTTTCTAAATCTTCTTTATGTACTTCGGGTTGTAAGGTTATGTGATTAATCTGAAACTTCTCAGATAACATCAATTGAATATCAGCTAATACTGTTTCCCATTCATTCATGCTAGAAATTTCAACGTGTGCAGACAATGAGATATGTTCAGAAGTCATAGACCAAATATGGAGGTCATGGACAGAGATAACATTAGGAATTTCATTCAAATTTTTACCAACTTCGACATAATCAATATGTTCTGGCACGCCTTCTAAGATAATTCTGGCTGTTTGTTTCAACAAGTTGTAAGTAGGAACAACCAAAATAAGAGCAACCACAATAGAAATAATCGGGTCAAAGACGGTCATGCCAGTGAAATAAATAATTACACCTGCAGCAATAGCGGCAACGCTACCCAGTAAATCACCAAGCACATGGAGAAAGGCACCTCGGGTGTTTAATGAGTGGCTGTGTGAGTGCAATAACCATGCTGCAAAGATATTGATAGCCAATCCAATGGAAGCAATCCAAATAATGGTAGTCGATTCAACGGGCCTTGGATTAATAATACGTTCAATGCCTTCATAGACCAAGAAGACAATCACTGCAATCATGAATAAACCATTCAGTAATGCCCCGATAATCTCCCAACGTCCATGTCCATAGGAATATCTATCATCGGCGGGCTTTTGGGCAAGAATTGCCATAATTAAAGCCAACATCAGTGAAGATGAGTCGGTTAACATATGGAATGCGTCAGAAATCAAAGCCAATGAACCAGAAAACCAACCACCAATCATTTCAACAATCGCAAAAGCAAAGGTAATACCCATAATAATGGCAAGCTTTTTGCGGCCACTGGATTTTTGCTTATTGATTTCATGAATGTGGAGACTAGGACAATGATCATGGTTTGCCACGTTCACCGTGTCGTGGGCATGTTCGTCGTGAGAGTGATGAGAATGGAAGCTATGCATAATTTAGGCACCTTAATGATATTAGAATTATACACTATTTATTGATATAGATCAACGAAAAGTTAAGATAATATAACATCATGGTATGTGGCTAAAACGGATTTATGTGGTTGATGAAAAAAAGGACATCCGTAGACATCCTATTTTTTGGCAGAATAATAGCCGATTATCAGGTGTAACGATACTTGACGTAAGTTTCGACATTCATGATTTTGCTGTCATGCATAAGGAAGTTTACAAAGCCTTCGTAAACGAATTCATCCAAGTCATCTTTGCCAGTCGTCGAATGTGCATTCAACAGTTGACGAAACTTTTCCATGATTTCTGTGGCTTTGTCTGTATCATGAAGCTCAACAGTCGTCATACCGCCCACACCTGTGTTAGCAATAGCAAAGACAGGTTTTTTATTAATTCCTACTACGGTATTGAAAGCAACACCACGATGGGTTTCATGTTCATCATTCTTCAAAATGACACAATCAGCAAAATCGCCCTTGATGTCAGCGGCTGTCGCTGGACGAAGGTATTTCATGAAGTGTGCAGTGGCTTCTTTCTTGTAAGAAACCGTTTTACTAGTAACCTCATCGAAGCGTGCCATAATCGGATTAGCACCACCTTTATGGACAAATACAATATGACCAGCCTTGATAGCCGAACCAGCAATGTCAGTGGTCACAACGAATAGGTCATCTTTTTTAAGCTTCATAACAGGGGGCATTTTCATTATCCTTCATAATTTAAGATGGCTCATTATAATGCTTTTATCAATCCACCACAAGACTTATTTAAAGATAATGCTCAATGAAGACTGTACGGATATTCTTATTATAGGTGAAATCAACCGACGGTCTATTGATAATGCTCAATGAAGACTGCACGGATATTCTTATCATAGGTGAAATCAACTGACGGTCTATTGATAATGCTTGATTATCTTTGCTTAATTGTGATAAACTGACGATTACTATTAAAAGGTGTTATCTATGGTAAATGCTCCCGTTATTTCAAATTTCCTGACCGTCAATAAAACGGGACTGGTTATTCGTCTTGTGTCATTGGCGAAAGAAAAATTTGATATTTATACCAAACATAAAGAAATAAAAAATCTTGATATTAAAACAGGTTTATCTTTTAATGGTTTGAATGAAGTCTGCAGTGCTTCATTTTCTGATGAGTTTGAACTTAAAAGACTTCACTTTTCTTTTCATAATAAAAACTTCACAAAAAATCTCAGCATTCTCTTTGATCAAGATCTAAACTTCGTGAGAACGTCTTTTGTTTACAGTAAAACAGGAAGGCGTCATCATGAAGGTGATAGACATAGACTAGGAGCTATTTTGGAAGAAGATCTCATTAAGGTGCTAATGGCAAGACATACAGGCCATAAAGAAGTCATGGAAGAACTTTTACCAGAAATACACATCACAGGAGTCTATGACTTTACCAGTGAATCTTTTAAACAACGAGTGTCCCTCGCTAATATGGTATTAATCTAATGTACGAAAAATTTACACTCACTGATTTTGAAGATAAAAATAAATGGGGACTTCCCGGTTATTTTGAAGTCCTGTGCGAACAGGATGCTAATGGTATGCCTTTAAAAGAAACAATGAATTTTAATACCATTAAATTAAAACTGTCTTTTGATGGTATGTCTAGGGACTGTGATGCTCTTTTTGATAATGGAAAATTTAAAAGCTTACGATTTTCTTTTTACAACAAGTTAAATGGTGACGTGTTATGGATTTTTTATGCTGATGTAAAGCACGAAAATCATTTGGAACTGTCTAAGGTCATTTATCATTATGTAAGAGACGGAAATGGATATACCAGTCATTTTTATCCAAGTGTTGATAAGAATTTGTTAAATATTTATATGCGTTCAAAACAACCAGAAGGACAAGACATTCGAGATCTGCTACCAGAACTAGATGTTATTGGTGTGTATGATTTCAACAGTGTTGATTTCAATCAAAGGTTAACTCTAGCCAACATGTTAGTGATATAATACATTGTTATAATCTATTGCAATAAGTGTTTATATTTGATACAATTGCAGTATTTAACGAGGATCGAAAAATGAGCATAGACCTGAAATCAAAAATACCGGAATGGATGTTAGTAGACAATTCAGTCAAAAGCACTGTCTTCTGTCTGTCAATGGCAATGATGGTGATTGGCTTCATGCTCCAATTCATTATCCGTATCAGCTTTGTGGCTGAGTCTGCTTTCTTTTTTCCACTCTACTTCCTTGCATCTATGGTGCTGTTTACATTGGGTTGCGTTGGTGCAGGTGTAATGACCTTAGTGTTCATTTGGAAGTCTATTAAGGCTGTCAGACATGGTGTATTCATCCCTTGGATTACCGATTGTATTCAAGATCTCAATGAAAGACCAAAATTAAAACTTGATCAACACATCATTGATGAACAAAAACGTAAGAAGCTTGAAGATGAAATGAATGTAGCCATCAATAAATTCAAAAAATTTGAAGCGAAAACTCAAAAAGACACCACACAAAAATAAGTCTGACCTCACCTTTCAAAATTGAAAAGAATAAAATCTGTGTTATTGTTAGTAAAGCGATTAGGAGTTATTAACAATGACATTGACTATTTTAAACGAAGAAGATATTTCGCCAGATAATGATGGCATTCTATTCATCAATGCAGCTTCCAAAGGAAAGACAAAACTGGGGAAGTCATTAAGCAATTTTTCACACCATCCATTCAATCATCCCAAACATGGTCATTTCGAATCAATGGAAGGCTACTGGGCATGGGTTTGGTCTGGTCAGCAATATGATGAATTGCGTTCGCTGTATGGATATGAAGCTAAGACACGCGGTGATGAACTGGATAAGTTGAATCCAAGAACAACAGGATTGACTGCTGAAGAAGTTGAAGATATCTTGGAAGGTTTAAGATGCAAACTTAGACAAAACAAAGATCTTCTCAACTTATTGGTTCACTCAACATTACCATTTATTCACTTTAACTGGTATGGGAAGAATGGTAAATACAAGATCTACCTAGCTACTGATTATCAATGGTTCCTAGATGAGATTGAAAGAATAAGGCATGTTTGCAGAGAAAAATGGAATATTAAATAGAAAATAAAACCCAGCATTAGCCGGGTTTTTTATTGTCTACAATTAGAAGATTGAATTAGTCATCAATATTGACAATCAACAGACCTTGTTCTTTCACCCATTCCACAGCCTGATCCAATGTTGTATAAGGTTTGAATTGTGGAGAGCGAACAGTAAAACCACTCATGGATGAAACAATCCGCCAACCATCAGTAGGATCATAGCTCAAATCAACTTCGTCTTGATTATGAGCAGTAACTGCCATTGCCCAACCAAGAAAAACAGTATTAATATTGGCATCCGCAAAACCATCATCTTCCCAAGTATAATCGCAAGCAATAGGCGAGATTTTTTTGTGGTGACGTTCAAAGCGTTTACGTTGTTGGTCGAAACTAAGCGTAAGGTTCATCATTTTAAGTGCTCATTGTCTGTTTATGTGATGGCATTATAACACACACACAAATAAAAGGCTATCAACTTAACAAAAAAGAACCTTGAAAGGTTCTTAATTGTAGTCATTTGAATTATTGTGCTTCTGAATAAAGTTGGGCATGTGTCTTATTAATCAATGTAAAAGGTGTTCCAGTAATTGGACAAGGCGTCCCTTCTTGCATATCATAAGCTATTGGGGTCACAACCACATTAATAGTTTGACCTGTCTTAACTAACCAACCTTGCGTTGTGCCAGCATAAAGAGCACCATTACCATAATCAACACCACTAACAGATGTTGTTAACATTTTAACAAATCGTTCTCCACCTGTTATTTCTGCATACGTTGAATATCCACCGGCTGATGTAACTTGAACACTATATGAAACGTTTGCTCCACTTTTTACAATAGATGGAAAACCACTAGCCATTGTTGGCTGTGGAAAATTAGTGGGGCAACTGTCTTCTGGATCTGTTGGTGGCTCTTCAGGAGTTCCTTCACCGGGATTGGACACTGCTCCAAACGAAATAGAGCTAGGATCGGAAAATTTAACATTCATTCTATAATCAGCAAAAGATGATATAGGTAAGACGCCAATAAGAGCAAATAAAAAGAGTTGTTTAGTGTCCATAATAGGTTACGGTAGTTGTTGTAATAACATTATAATACACTTCTATTGCATGTCAATTAGTGCTAATGACAAAAGAAAAAAGACCAGATGGCCTTTTTATTTATATATCTTTATTGTTATTATTTTACAAAGTAGTGGTGTACAAGTGTCAATGTCTTATCATTTATTTCTTTTACCATAAGGTTTCTGGCAACTTGTCCAGCTCCTTCTTGAATATCTAATTTATCAATATTTTGTCCAACAGATAAGACAGCCAACTGATCTGAATTATCAGTATGTAAAACATATCCATTACCACGATTGTCATACATATTAAACTTTACTAAATTAAACACATGCATCTTACCATCTGCTTCAATTTTAAACACACTCATATACATCTCCTATAAAAAAAATTACTCCATTGGACCTAATTCTGTAACGGCTACAAACATAACTGAACCTAATATAACCTCATCTTTTTCTATTAATCCAACTCTAATAGCTATATCAGTGGCAAACTTATTGACACGTAAGCCTTTAACATCAGCTTCATTATCTATCAAAAGTAATGAATAAGATTCACCTTGATAATTAATAACAGCTTCTGGGTCTTCAAAAAATAAGGCACCAATATTCGATGTTTCTAAAATACTTTGCATGAACATTTGATTAGGTCTACCAAGTTCATCATAAAATTCTGGTTGTTCTACTGCATTGGCACTATTCGCTGTGCCGTCTTCAAAAATGACTAAAGCCATTGTTCAACTCCATGTTGTTACTTAAATAATAACATAACATAATGGAAATTCAACAAATGTTAGTCAAATTATAAAGGTAGTGGAATTCCCAGTTCATCAATCTCTAAACAGATAACAGTACCTTTAATGTCAGTGTCAGGTGGAATCATACCCACTTGCAAGGCTACATCGGTCATGAACTGATTAACAGGTAGGAATTTGAAGTCAGCTTCATTATCAAAAAGAAACATCGTGTAATGGCCCTCCATATCACCTTCACCAATAGTCAACACAGTTTCTGGGTCATCTATAAAGATTGTGTTAATGTCTTCTGCTTCAAGAGTCGCTTGAAGGAATACAAGATTTAATCTGCCATCGTCTTCAAAATATTCTGGGTTAATACTTTTTTTGATGAATGAAGCTTCACCGTTACTGTATAAAATCAAAGCCATAAAAAATCCTCATTTGAAATGAATAAATTATCATAAAAATTAAGTTTTTCAACCACCAGAAAGAAAAAACAAGTATAAAGTATAGGCGAATAGCTTTTATACAATTTTCATTAATATGTTGACGAATTTTTCGTGCAAAAGGAGTGTACACACTGTATAATAGCCATACATTTCATCGCAATGGAAATAACCATGACACAAAAAACATACAACTTTTTGATTCAACAAATTGGAGCTGTCTTTTTTGATATTCGCGGAATACATGAAATAATAAATGCCATTGAAATAAAAAACGAAGCATCTTCTCATTTGATGAACTTCATTAATTCAAAAAGTACTAACAGCTTAATGCTTGCAAAAGAAGTGGCTAGAATGCTTGTATCTAATCTTGAATTACCTATTTGCTCAATGAATGATACTGTTTTTAAATTAGATTACAGTCTTTTTGAAGACGAACTCCAACATCTCTATAAAGACACAAAAGAATTGTCAATATCATTTAGTTATTTTGAAAATAAATGGTTTAAACAATTTAAAACGAATGATCCCTTCATTTGTGGACAAGTAGACAAAGATCTTATCAGTAACAGCATTTTGTTTTTAGCTGTTAATGAGTCTTTGTTAAAACTACACTCCATGTTGAAGGTTGAGATTAACTCAAAAGATCTTACAATCAAAGAAGTTCAAGAAATTCAAGAAAAAATTTCTGATAATAAAAAATGGGAGCAGTGAAATGAGAACTCTTAAAATTAAACCTGTAAAGAATGATAAAGGTCGAATTGTTGAATATGAGATCTTTGAAAATGAAGAATACATGAATACAGCTTTTGACATCCTCCCCACCTCAAACATTAAAAATGTTTGCCGCCGTTAGGCGGTAAGGAAGGGGATTCCTACTTCTAGCGTATCATGTCCGATACGGAGAATGTTTTTCGCAGAGTTTACATCTCTGTCATGAACAGTATTGCATACTGGGCATTTCCATTCTCTTATTCCAAGATCTTTTAAGCCTTTCGGCCCCGTCCTATTTCCACAAGACGAACAAGCTTGGGTTGTAAAACTTTCATTCACTTCTAAAAATACGGATTGGTGCGTAATCGCTAAATACTCAACCTGCTTTTTTAGAAGTGTCCAACCTGCATCATAAACTGACTTAGCCATTTTGGTTTTACCAAGTTTTGATGGACTCACGTTTCCTACCACAATTAAAGCGTAATTTTTCACAAGATCATTAGCGATTTTAAACGCTGAATCTTTTCGTGAATTAGCAATTTTCTTGTGTATTTTTTTAACTTGACCTTTCTTATTGGCTCGTTGAGCCAATCCAAGTCTTTTCTCGTTTTTTCGATAGTATTTGAAGATAGGAATGACTTTCCCATCCGAAAGAACAGCTAAATCTTTTAAGCCAAGGTCAATACCCACTTCTGCAGTCGGTTTTTGAGTGCGTTTAACCTCGGGTATATCAACAACGATGTTGATGTACCAATGGCCTAAATTATCTTGGCAGAAACTACCACTTTTAATCTTGGTATCAGCCGGAATCTCACGCCTATACCACACTTTAAACTCACGTTTTTGATAGGTAAAAGATTGATTATCAGGATCAAACTTAATTCCCGTTGTTTTAAAAGGAATCCAACCCAGTGATTTTTTATAACTACGATAACGTAAATAGGCTTTTTTCTTTGCTTTGCGTTTATTGGCATACTCTTCACAAACAGCTTGGACTGTTTGTGAATGTAAGCCAATTTCTTTTGATACACCACCGCACATGGAACTAAGATCAAAACCACTTAACCACTTTTTTTGACTGTCCCATTTAAGTTTATGCTTTTGGGCATCGTTGCAATAATTCCAGATATAGTTAATGGAACTGGCTTTTTGAGAAAGCCAGCGACAATCGGAAGAATTAATCTTCCCAGTTTTAATTTTATATTGGAATGTTTTAATCATGTGGTTGATTATATTGAGAAAATAACAAAAGTCAAGAGCATGGTTGAAATTCATCCCCTACCTGAAGGAAGGGGGATTCTTTCAACAACATCTGATAATTTGAAAAATTTAATTAAAGCGATCAAAGCTGGCATGTTTAATGACTTAACGGTAGAAGAAGCCGAAGGAACATACACCGTAATTTTTTACGGAACAATTGTTGAAGGTGTCACAGATAGAATGACCTATATATCTGATGAGTTTTCCAGTCGGAAAGAAGCCTTTGATTACATTGAGACAAACAATGAACCGTATAGAAATCATCCTGATTATGCACAGGCTTACAAAAGTTTAATGGAACCTGAATTTATCATTGAGATTGAAGGTGTTAAAACCATCTTTACGAAAAAAAAGAGAGTAATTACCCACAAAGAAACTCAGTCTACTGCAGAATTCAATAACGAAGAAGAAGAAATCTTAGAACCCAATGGCAGCATAGAATATCGTGACGGGTTTATCCTAAGAAACGAAGATGATACATATTCAGTGATGATGTATGAATACGAAAATGTGTACTCATATGATGAAGCGAGTATAACTTCAGCTAAACAATTGATTGATTACTTCATGGAACATGGAGTTTAAGAGATACGAAAAGAAAAACCGCCTCATGGCGGTTTCTTTTTGTCTTCAATAATTACATTGATTAAGCTGGCGTTGCACTCCAAACGAAATCGCAAGCATACTGTTTCACAACTTGACCATCTTTAACACGGCAACGAACCACTTCATTCATTTCACATGCAATGATGTCACAATGGATGCTGGCAACACCTTCTGGCGACAACGAACCCATCACCTGAGTAATCGCATCTTCAGTTTGACCATCTTGAATATCAAAAAGAGTGACTTTACCACAAGGTTCTACCGAAATAAATTCTTGTAGCCAGTCAAATTCTTTAAATGAATCGGTCAGTTCGGAAACGAATTCAGGTTTGATGGTGAAGGCGTATTTCAAGAAGCTGACCATAGTATTATCTCCAATTTGTTGAGTGTTTGTATTATACCAAAAAATAAGGAAAAGTTCAATGTTTTTGCCTCTAACATAGGAAATAGAGCAACATAAATGCGAATGATTGCTATTGACTTTTGTTTTTTCTATGCTAATATTAGTAAGACCAATAATTAGGAGGACGTTTATGAATAAATCACTCATCGCTATTATGGGAGCAGCACTACTTACATCATCAGTCGCTTTCGCTGGGCCAAGCACAAGTGACAACTGGTTTGAAGGATTCTTTGGTAAGTATTATCAAGATTTAAAATTGACAGAAAGTCAAAAAACTCAGCTTAGAGACATACATGAAAAACATCGTCTCGCAGAAGACAAAGACATACAAGGCGTGTTAAATGCAGACCAGAATAAAAAATGGGATGAATTAAAAGCCAGCAGAAAAGAGACATATCTCAGAGATAATGTCGAAGACTTGAAGAAAGAATAAGTCAAACAAAGAAGGTAGCCTAGGCTACCTTTTTTAATGTTAACGAGAATATTCTTGGTTCTTCTCACGATTACACACTGTGCATTTATAAACTGACATGACAACACTTCCATCAAGACCACCACCTACAATGGTATCTTTAAAATAAACAAAGTTACAGTTCAAACCAAACAGACATTTCAACATGATATTTATCCTCTTTGTCCTTTATGTGTGGCCTTATTATATCACAAAAGTACGAATGGTTTCAAATTATTTTAAACAATTTCGCTGAGCTGCATAATTATCCCACGCAGAAATATCCATTTGTGTAAATGCTTCATCTAATGTATTCCAACAACTTGCCTTATAAGAAGTTATAATTTTAGTAAGTCCTTGTTTAAAAGGCATGTCATACACATTTTGAATATAATAAGCTGCTTCACCTAATCTAATCAAATTATAACCTTCCTCATGTAAATTAATCAGATTGCTCAAACTAAGGTCAGTATTGAAAGCATAAGCCCCCATAAGGCCGTATCCATATCCAAAATCTTGAAGACGTTTATATTCATTGAGGTTATACCCAGCAGTAAAGACATCTTTGACATTTTCATATGTCATTACTGTGACAGGATTTTTATTGTTAACAATCGCTCTTGCAACTGACTCATAAATGCCAAAGATAGAATAATCATCTGTTGGTGCTTCAACAGGTGGTGTAGAAGCTGTTTTGAACACAATAGAATCATTAGCCAGTCCACCACCAGAGTTTTGCTCTAAACCAACCACCATTCTGTAATCTGCGTTTACAGGTGCCGCTGTCATTAAAACAATCAAAGCTGGTATACATAATAACTTGTTCATAGTTATACTTCTAATGTTATATTAATATCATGCTACCACCACTTAAAAATGCTGTCAAATAGAGGTTATCTAGTAAAATGTTTATTGTTTTGTTAATGTCAATATTGTTTAATTTGATATTGTTCTAGAAGATGTTAATCTATAAGCCTTAAAAGGATTCTTTAATGATAACAAAAACAAATATAGCAATATTATTTCTATTCGGAATATTTTTAACATTGATTATAAAAAACTATCCAATTAATCCAGTGGCTATTGATCTTAAAATCGTTAGTATCAAGTGGTATGGGCTTTTGTTCCTAACAACCATCGTGATTGCTAGAATAAAAATGGTCAAAGATATATCAAAAATAGACAATAAATTAAAAGAAGACGATGCTTACATGCTTATTCTATATGCCGTATTTGGTATGATCATTGGTGCAAGGCTTTTGTATCTCATCATATACCAAGGCTATCCACTGGAACATTATTTCAGTCATCCTATCGACATTATTGCCTTATGGAAAGGAGGCGTCTCTTTTCATGGTGGATTAATAGGATTAGTCATTGGCGTCTGGATCTATGCTAGAAAATATAAAATACAGTTTTTGAAATGTATGGACATTATAGCATTAACAGCTCCCATAGGTTTAGCAGAAGGTCGATTAGGCAACTTTATCAATGGAGAACTATGGGGGAAGGTAACAGATGGGCCATTTGGAATAGTATTTCAAAATGCAGGATCATTACCAAGACATCCATCACAAATTTATGAAGCCATATTAGAAGGTGTTGTTTTATTTTTCATATTGAAAGCGTATTCGATGAAAGAAAGAACAAAAGGATCTATTTGTGGATTGTTCATGATCATGTATGCGATATTCAGATTTTCAGTCGAATTTGTTAGAGAACCCGATGCCAATCTAGGCTATATTGCTTTTGGTTGGTTAACAACAGGTCAACTATTATGTGTTCCAATGTTGGTGATTGGAATAATGGTTATGAATTATGATTCAATTTCGAAACAATTGTGTCGTCATCAAATAATAAAAGGAGCTTAGGCTCCTTTTTGTTTTGTCGTCACTTTGAAAAGATTGCCAAGAAATCTTCAATGCCAGTCACAGTTACCAACGCTCGGTATGTAGTGCCTGAGAAGTGGCTATCATCTACAATAAGCCCTCGACCTTCTGGTAAGTCAAGCTTGTCAAAAATAACCTCTTCATATTTAACACGTTGAGTTGACTTCATCTGGTTGATTTTGAACTTTGGCCCCATCAAGGCAAATCGTTCTTCATGGCTTTCGCGTTCTTTCTTCTGCAGGTTAAGTGTGTTTGAAAACACTCTGACGTTCTCAATAGAGTTTTTCACCACTTGATACGTTGAAATATCAATCTGACTCAACACATCACTGATAAACGAAGCACTGCTTTCTGGGTATACCACAAAATCATATTGCAATACAAAATCACGAATGTCATCAGCAATGGTTTTGACGACTTCTTCACGGTTCTCAACAGTATATTCAAACCTGTTCTTTAAACCGTAATAAAGGTGCATAGCCTCCCTTGATTTCAAATCAATAAGATGATGCACAGAACCATTGCTGCTTATTTTATTCATATTTGAAAGAATCCTTGAAGCTCTGAGCTGAAATGTCTTTGAGATTAAACCGAGTATTCACATAACCCATGTTGATTTTAGGGTCGTTCATGCAAGAAACGTTAACAAAAATTGATCCATTAGTGGTAGGGATGTTACCACCTACATCATTACTGCTCATGTGCATTCCCAAGAATGTGCTGTCTTGATTCAGATATTCAAAATTATAGGTGTCCGTCAAAAACTTTTTAATTTCACGCTGATTAACTGAGCAATCAATGTGATTGTTATAGCGAGTTCTTGCATCAATAATTTGAATTCTATCATCCGTAAACACAACATCAATGTTGGTATCTTTTTCTTTACGTTTGCACGACATTGCATTGCATTCAAAACGTTTAGCAACGAGGTCAGTCTTGCTGTCTTTAAAACCAATGCCCTGATAGCTAAACTTTTCAAGGCTTAACCCTTTTTCAACAGGAGTATCTGCAAAAGCCATTGTCGATGTAATAGCCAAAACAGAGAGAAGAAGGCGAAGACTAGTTTTCATGATATGATGACCTTAGTTAATTTAATAGCCTGATTATACCGTATTTTTTGGATTTAAGCAACGAAATACAGTATTAAATCAAAACCATATCCCGAACAAGATTTTCAGAAATGAATCTATAATTTAATTCCGTATGATTTGTCTTGTAAACTTCTTCAATTGTCATTTCATCAATAGGTACAGTGCCACGTTGATGATAAGCGATAAAGTGAATAAAGTTTTGATGGATAATATCTAAAATAAAATTGTAAGTATCTTCATTTTGCTCCATATTTTGATCACCATGCCCCTGAAAAGCAATGATACGTCGCTTGTTAGGATAATGAATATTTTGTTTCAAATAAGGATCACGAACATTAATGAGGTTATTATCTGTCCATTCAAGAAAAATATTAGTGTCCAACTGACCTTCTAAAACAGACTTTGAATTCAAACCATTCACAGAGAAAATATGTAATTGAAAATCATGAGTAACTTCGACTTTGTTGTTTTTGACAGTCTGCTTGATGACAATAGGAGATTCATATTCATCAAGGCGAAACTGTTTGTACTTATGGTTTAAATTATAACAACTTCTGACTTTTTGATAAATGACATGATTTTCAATCAAACCAGAAAAATAATCAGATTGATACAAATCATCATCAGTTGGAATAACTAACTTAGTTGTAAATGAGTCTTCATTGATAGGAGTTGTCGTAAATTTATATTTTAATTTTTTATTGTCGCCATAATAAACATTACCGGCAAAAATTTGAGAATTATACTTATTTTTAGAGAAAAGGATCTTATGAACTGGAAGTTTAAAAGTCTCTTCAAATAATTTTTTTAAATGGTTTTTGATAATATTTTTCATGGAGAAAACCTTTAATTAAAATGATGGATATTAAACAACCTCATGCATTTCAAGACGTTTGGGCAGACCATTGACTTTAAAAGAAACGTAGTCAGCACCAACAAACAAATTAGAAATAGAGTGAATCGACCAATTAAAGCCTTTGGCTTTTCCCACGGCTTGAATGGATGTCAGGATTTCGGTTTCCAACACACGAAAACGTTCAGTCATCGCTTGATATTCTTTAAGTTTAGCTTCCATTGTATTCTCCTAATATTAAAATAATTAATGTGATTGTTGAAATTTTTCCCATTCTTTCTGAACATCTTCATAAGAAAGATAGACTGACAAGTGTTCACCACGTCCACTCAAATTACGATTGGTTGAATTACGAAGATTTATCGTTTCAGTCGAACCCGTCAAAATACCAACGACTTTACCATCCAGACCATAAGCTGGACCACCTGACATGCCGTTAACAATTTGATTATCGGCTACATTGAGCAACGTGCCGGTATTGGTTTCAGTATAGGTTTTAACGTTCAAATCCATGCCAAATTCAGCACGAAAACGAGCTTCACTTTCAATCCCTACAAAGGTGATTCGCTCATTAACAACATGAGAACGCCAATCAGGAACCGGAGCGGTTGCTTTTCGTTTGATAAATTGAATCTCACAATCTTTGATACATGGCTGAACAGACCCGTCTGCAAAATCGACATTTTTGGTCGTCACCACATAATCTTCATTCCATTGAACACCACTGGCATATTGTGATTGAGAGTCTTTAATCATCTTTCCATTTTGATTAACCACAACTTCAACAGTTTTCTCAAAAGTGATAAAGCTCAGTTCTCTACCGCCCATATTAACACTGGCGTCTTGCACAACATTATAGTTTTTAAGTCCATCAATGGGCTGTTTTGCTCGTTCAGCTTCTGAATTGAAGGGATTAAACGAACAACCAACAATCAAGCTGGTAATCGTAGCAATAACGATATGTCTGAACATGATTACTCTCTATGTTGGTTTATGAGGTCGTTATTATATCAAAAAACTAAAAGATAAGCAACAAAAAAGGACTATTCAGTCCTTTAATAGTTAATGATTAAGCTTTTTTCTTTTTGGCTTTATATTGTTTTGTTTTGACCAACTCAACGTGTTCTTTCATTTGAAAGTAAGTTTTCTTGGTCACGTTGCAAGACCAAATAGCCGTATCACTGTCATCACCATTAGCATAATGATTTTTGATAAGTTCCAACATAATGGTACCGACCTCGACCAAAGCGTCTCGCCAATCTTTTGCCATTTGTTCTGGTGGATGCCAAAACAAACTATTGCCACCATCAATGTGAATTTTTTTAGGCAAATCATCATCAGTAATAGCAATCTGGCTATCAACCAATTCATCTATATGTTCAACCAAGAAACTAGCATGGAACGCCAGAAATTTACGATTCAAAGCAACCACAGCATCATCTTTTTGAAATGGATAATTTGTATTATTTTTCCGTTTACTTTCTTGTTCATCAAAAAAAACCATGAAATCACGAACAGAAAGTGGTGCTTTGCGACTTACCTTCCAACGTCGATCAGAGCTTTGAGCTGTGCAATAAATACTGTCGCCAGACCATTGATAGCCTGTCCCCTTGCAAAAGAATACATGCTTAAGCACATGCCAACGAGTGGCAAAAATTGAATTATAGTTAATCATAGCATCTTTAACACAATCATGTACAGTTGTCATATTAATTATGCCTTCTCAAGTTGTTTAACAATTGACCAAATTTTCCGGTGCAGCTCATGAGCTTCTTGACTTTTCCAAATCGTGTTATCATCAGTCGAACCATATTCACCACAAAACTCTCTCCACAAAGCCGAAGATCCATTTTGGGCAATGAATTTTAGTTCTTCAATCCAAACCGGAGCAACCTTTTTAGGCAAATTGAAAAACAGTGATTCTTTTGTAATAACGCTTGCTGGATAGTTGTTATCATAGCTTCGATGACGTTCATTGAAATGAGCCGGAGATTTGGAAATCTCATCAATGTTGGCTTCAATAAAAAGATAAAGTTTTTGTTCATATTCTTTACGAAATGCAATCTCTTTTTTAGAAAGCTTAGATCCTTTCAAGGTTTTCGCATAAGGCTTAGGATCGTGGTTCATTGATTGATTCGGTTTTAAATCAAAAGCGGGCACGATATGACCATCTGTCGAAAACGAAAAGTGTGATTTCGCATCAAAGAAAATAGTAAACAAACAATCCATACGCCACTTATGAATGGAAGGATTGCTAAGAATCATGGATTTGTAGATATCGGATGGAATTGGGTTCATTTGCTCGATTACCTATTGATTTAGATGGCTTATCATAACATAAAGCACGCTATAAGTAAATAAAAACCAAAATTTAAGCAATAAAAAAGGACTCTGCAGTCCTTTTCTAAATATCCACTAATCATTTAACAGGTTTGACTAAATCCCATGCTCTAATCAATTCACTGTATGGAATATACAAAGCAAAATAACCAGAATCAAAACCATCCAGATAGGTTAATCGTTCACCTGTATCATCCACTGTGTTGACGAAGCCAGAAATGATACCAATCACTTTACCGTCATTCCCATAAACAGGGCCACCTTCTGCATTATTCTCAACAATCGTTGTAGGAACTGCATAAACTGGATAAGGTGTAATGTCAGCACTGATAGCAGAAACATCAATGTCCATTGATTTAAAAACAAACGTTTCGTCAACTTCATCAGAAGCCCCTAACAAAATAACAGGCTCGTTACTGACACGGTGACGCCATTCAGGCACGGGTGCTGTTTTATGTTTCTTGATAAAGACAACCCCACATGCATCAAGACAGGCAAACTTATCATTCTCACTTTCAGTGGTTTTTAAAGCGACCACATAGTCATCGTTCCATTGAACACCACTGGAAACAGTAAAGTAAGTGTCTGCTCCATCTGTTTTACGACTTTCAAACCGGACATAGTTCAAATTGTTTTGTGGCTCATGAACAGTTTCAAGAATGGAATAATTATCTTTCTTTCTGTCCAATGTTTTACCGATGTCATGAACGGCACAACCAGTAAGGAATAATCCCGAGAAAAGAACCGCCATTAATTTAAACATAATACACTCCTTAGTTTGCAACTATTATATATCAAATACTAACAAATAAAAGGGCTAAACGAAAAAAAGAGCCTTTCGTCGGCTCTTTTAATATAGACATTATCTTGTGTGCTTATATCAATCAAACGTATTGCAATTTATACAAGCATCATGAGCTTCACCCGTGCTATAAGTCTGCATAACAGCCTCTGCACACGCATGGCGAGTATCGCGGTCTTGTTCTTTAAGGATACGTCGAAGAACAGCTTTAAAAGCAGCGTCAGGTGTAAATCCAGCTTCCATCTTAGCCATAAAGGTTGCCATTTCTTCATCAATTTTTTTGTTAAGTTTACTGGTCATTGTCGTTACTCCGAATTAATTAGTATGGGTGCAGTATACCAAAGGTGTTTTTAAATGTCATTACTTATTTATAGACAACAAAAAACCCCGGACATTCACATGTGCGAGGTTTTTACAACGGCTCCTAATGGTCTTACCTGCTCCCCAGCAGTTCCTACTTAGACAACGGTGAGTTCAGCAACAAACTCAGTCATCCAAAGCTTTACCTGACCATCATTTTCTTGCGAACGCTGGCTGAAAATGACGCCCGTGGTATCAATCAATTCTGGATGTTCAGCATCTTTGTCAGGAGTGATAACAAAACGGTTATCATGACCATACTGGCATACTTGCATGTGTTCGTATTTTGCAGCATCACGGGCATCTTCTACTTTGGTGTAGAAACGAACTACATAGTTATCAACCGAAACTCGTTCACTGATCATGGTAAAGCACCTTTGTGTGTTTGTATGCGTAGATTATAGCACTTTCCAAACCTTTAAACAACAAAAAAATGTGGTACAATGTAAATAATCAACAATAAAGATAATTATGAATAAAGAGACAATAGATTACTACAATAAGAATGCTGATGAATATGCTCAAAGCACTATCAACTTGGACATATCCGATCTCCACAAGGAATTTACCAAGAACATGCCTGCTGGGGCAAAGATCTTAGACGCTGGCTGTGGTTCAGGACGTGATTTAATCGCTTTCAAAAATCTTGGCTTCAATGTGCAAGGCATGGATGCTTCCAAAGAACTAGTTGAAATAGCAAAAAGCAATTCTGGTGTACAAGTTGAACACAAAGACTTCTCAGAAATAAACTGGAAATGTGAGTTTGATGGTGTGTGGTGTATGGCGTCATTGTTGCACTTGAACAAAGAAGAATTGAAAACCACTTTATTGAAAATTGCTGACAGCATGAAAGAAGGCGGAAAGATCTATGCAAGCTTCAAAAGTGGTGAAGGTGAATCTAGCGATCCAAAAGGAAGGTTTTTCAGCTACTACACCATACCAGAATTATCAAAAATACTTGAAGATTCGAAATTGTTTGGTGATGTGAAATTGTATCATGGTGCTGACAAACAAGGCCGTGAAGACACGCAGTGGATTAATTTGTTAGCCAACAGAGAAACACCAAAGCCAAAAAGTGAAAACAAAAGAAAATTTAAAATGTAAACAAACAAAAAAGACTTCCGAAGAAGTCTTTTTTTTGTACTATGTGGTTGCTATTTCCACCACCAAGTCACCGATTATCACTGCTTCTACGGTCAAGGATTGCTCCTATCGCTCTGCTAAACCGCTGGGCCGGTATAATTCCCGTATCAAGCTGCCAGTCTTAGCTTAATGCAGGTCTTGCTCTGTGTGAACGATTAAAGATCGTGACAATCTTTAAGTTCAGCTCTAATCAAATCTTTGTCTTGCTGTCTTTCAATCCGATGGCATTTCTGCTTGGCCCAACGACCGGGAGAAGAATAGCACATTGGACGTTTCGACCAATACTCATAACCACAACCTTTACTACCTTTTACACTTCTGGACATAATTGACCCTCCTAGGGTTAACATTTTATAATCGTGTCCAGATTCTCTCGTATGTAGGCATAATCTATATCTCTCTTTAAGTTTAATTAAAAGTTGCAAGTAGGAACGTAAGCCTTTCCTCTTTCTTCGCACGGTTCAAGCCGCTTGCAATTACATCTTCATCTTTTTATCTTCGTCTTTTTAACTTCTTCTTTCTAAAATTCATCACTGTAATAGGAACCGATTACCTATGCCTTATCGACTCCACCCAAAGGTGGGAACCGTCTGGTTCTGCCCGGTCACAACCCGGTCGGACAGGCTACAAGAGCCTACAGCAAATCTGGCCGCCGAAGTAGGGACTAGCCTACGACATCATAGATTACACAGTTACCTGCTTCCCCTATGATTATTCGGCAATAAAAAGGTGTAGCTTATACTGCTGTTTTTGCGTCCATTGCAGCAAGACGACGATCCATATCCGCACGCATTTCAACAATCTGCTGAGCATCAGCCTTCATACAAGCAATGGCATCTTTATCAAACAACGTTTCAATATGAGCAAAGACAGCTTGTCGTTGCTCAGCCGTCAGGTAAGAAACAAGCTGACCAGCATACTCAGTTGCAAATTCGTTATTCTCAATCATGACAATCTCCATCACTGTTAAAAAGAAAAAAAGCTGTCATCGACAACTCTTTGGAATAGGGTTTGCAACAAGAGCCGGTTCGCCCAACCGTTTTAATCGAGGAAAACAGCACCCACAATGCCCTTGTTGCTAAGAGAGGGACTAAGAAATCACCTCTCCTTCTTACAATGGCTCGCCCGACCACCGCTACCATTCAGAACCATTTAAGTGGTTCTCCGTATTCGTTTAACTGACCGCTATTATACATCAACCACCTGTAAATAACAACCTTTTAATTTGGTCTTAACGAAGGCCAGTCCACCTAACCGTTTTAATCATAGCCACTAGGACTATAATTCCTTCGCTAATTGACAATCAAGTTCGTAACAAAGGCCGCTTCACCCAAGCGTTTTAATCAAGAGAAAAACTCATCTCTGATGCACTTCATTACTATGAAAGGGAGTTGATTCTCACCTTTCGTGACAGCTTGCCCGCGACACCGCTGCTGTCCAACCCTCTATGGCGAAGGCTCCGAATTCGTTTGATGGGATGATTATACCACAAGTCATCACAACAATCAAGTAATTTGGCCGGTGAAGTAGGACTTGAACCCACGAGTATGGTTACAACACCATTTGCTCACCATTTGAGCGTTTCACCGATTGGTTCAGAGTAAGAGAAGAAGCTAGGTCTACCTGAATCACCTACTTTTAACAGAAATGATCCAGCATTTCGGTTAATTCTCAACTTAAATCATTGTAGCATAAAACAAGTTTCAACACAACAACAATTTGGTGCAGATGGCAGGATTTGAACCTACGTTACCGATGTTGCAAGGCACGCACGCCTTAACGGTAGAGCAACCTTTATTCAAGGACGGAAGGCCAACTCTCCTATTACACTCACACACCCGCGTTACAATTCTGAGTGACATTGAAGCTGTCGTCTCATTCAATGTAGCCATTCTAGCAAACCTTTCAACCGTATTCAAGACCTTTTTTTAATTTTTTTAACGTAGGTATCCAAAAAAAGGGGTGAGGACAATAGCCAACCCTAAATGCATACGTTTTCTTTTTGTTTTAATCGTTGTTAAATAGCTCTTGCTGCCTTTATTTTTGTAGATAACTGCATTTAAAGGTGAGTAACCTTTTGCACACAACTCACTAAAACGAGACAACTCGGCGGTCGTCAATGTATAGTGGCTTGTATCTAATTTTTTAAATTGTTCAATCTCTTTTTCGAACATGGCAGGCGAGCTACGATACAGCTTATGAAATATGAAAGATGGTCGTTTAAGAAATGCTTTTACAACACGGGTATTTTGAAACAATAATACACTGCCTTTAAATTCTTGGTATAGACCATTAATTCGAGTAACTTCAGTAATCCATTCTTCATTTATTTTCATATTATAGCCTCATTATTATTAATATATTGTATATTAGATAATCGAATAATCAATAATAAAAAAAAGAAAAGACACCAGAAGATGTCTTTAAATTAATGCTAGATTGCTCTACCTAATTAACACTTAAACTAGCCTTCAAATACGGCTAACGGATAGCACTTGAATCCATTGTCAAAATATCGAGAACTCAGAGGGTAATGTCACTTTTAAGCGTTCAGCTAAGTTAGCAGCAATATATTCCATATCATCAAGCAGGTAGGTTTGAGTGTTTTTAATCACTTTTGTATTACCTTCTGAGGAAATAAAGCAAGGTGTTTTATTTTCCAAGTAATCATGAACAATTTTTGGATGATTACCAACCACACAGGTTGAAAACTTAAATTTTGTTTTATCGACATTGCTCATGAAGTCAAAGAAGACACGAATATTTTTTGTATGAATGTCTCGTTCAAAAATAAAGAAGTAGTCATCCGAAGCATCATTGGAATACGAAAACACTTCCTTATCTGCAACATCACATTTAATATAATGATAGCTGTCATTTAACATCATTTTTTTACTAAACTTTTTATGGCTATGCATATCACAAATAAAACTGAGCTTACTCAGAAATTCGTCATCATATTCACTGTAATCTTCAATGAGTTTATCAAAATTATTGACACCTAATTCATAGTTAGCATCAATAAAAAATTGTTTCATACCATCCATATCACTGACGGAAAGCACATTGGGGACTTCATGTGATTCTTCAATCCCTAATTTTTTAAATGCATCTTTAACCGCAAAATTTTTGGAAATCTCAATGACTCGCATGTCAATCGAAAATAATCGACTAAGACTAGATACATATTCACTCTTAGACGTAAAATAATCAGATTTACCTGAATAAATAGTCAATGGTTTGGAGAACGGTGTATTTCTCAATTGAATAATATAGGAGACACCATTATATTCTTTATTAGAAATATAAGATTTCAAATCGTCATTATTATATTTTTTGTTTTTAATTTCTTTATAAAACTTAGTATCCTTCAAATGTTGAATAAAATTTTCATGATCATTACAGAATATTTTACCGAATTGTTCGAAATAGGCTTCTTTCATCAATGTATCCTCACAATGTTTAATTATAATGACTAATCAAGACATCAAAAGACGCCTAGAAAATAAATATTTCTATAAGACTTAACGCTTAAAGAGACTCGCTACAGAATATTGTTGGTTGGTAGCACTGGAAGCCATTTCAGCAAAGTAAAGATGAACAGCATCACACAGCGGGCCAAATGAAGGGTTGTTTTTGGACTGTTCTTCAATGTATTCACCAAGATCTTGAATGTCATCAGTCAGATTACCATCCAATTCTTCATTGAGATTTCCATCGGCATCAAAAAGAATATGATGCAATGCCATGTGAGATGGATTGTCTGCTTGGCAATAATGTGGGTCATAACCAAGCACCACGAAATTACCTTCAGCATTAAAAATAGATTCGAAAACTTTTTGCTTGGTCATAGTGACCTCCACTTAGTGAGAGATTGAATAGAAAGCTTTCTTTAACATCTCATTGATGTCTTGTTTGGAAAGCTTATCTGAATATGGTTTAACATCATAAGGCTTACCTGCGATGAGTTTTTGGTTGGCAGATCTAATCTGCTCGATAGAAATTTTGGGCATTATATTCACCTATGAAGCTTAATTGATGCCTTATTCTAACACATATAAGAATCAATGACAACAAATTTTATGTTTTTTCATATTCAAAACTATATGCAAATGGATAGTCGATTGACATTTTAACCATAAAATAATAGGATAATTAAAAGGAAGGTGAAATACTATGAAAGACAAATTAGCAAAAAAAGAATTTATAAAAAATTTCGAATATTTTAAAAGAAATCCAGAAGAATATGATAAAAAAAGAAATTCAAAATACTTCAAGGTGACGATGTTTTTAATCGCTCCAATGATTGTCATGTTGACCGCGTTGGTTCTCCCATTATTTTTAATTCCACATTGGTATATTTATTTAATGGGCATATATGCTGCAGTCTCCATCCCATTAATTTTAATAATTATGGTCATTTATGATTTTAAAAATATGAAAGCCATTACATTTGATAACATGATTTACAAAGGAAAGCTTTCTGACTTGTTTGATGACATTAATCATCCAGCCATTGTGAAAGCTAAACACCTCATTGAATCTGATATGGCAAGGAAAGGTGGTTTGAGTGGTGGGATTGCTTACTATCTTTATGAAGAAATGAATAAGCCAGAATATGCAGTACAGACGGTTAATCTTAAAAGTAGTGATGAGAAGGTAACAATGGTATTAGAAAAAACAGAAGAAATTGAAAACAAGTGAAAAATTAAAGGCAATAAAAAAGACATCATAAGATGTCTTTTATTTAAATTGGAGGCTTCTGAGGAAATCGAATCCCCGTACTCGGATTTGCAATCCGGTGCATGACCATTCTGCCAAGAAGCCATATTACATCATTGAGAGCGTGTCGCTTTGCTGTTTCAATGTAGATATTCTATCAAACCTTTTTCCATAAGGCAACCTTTTTTTTAAACATTTTTAAGAAATTTTTCCATTCAATGTGTTTTTCAAATCAAGATAGACACCTTTTGACAAGTTGAAGTCAACATTGCCAATTTGAACTTTAAAAATAGAATCATGGAACACAATATTGTTGTTTTCAATTTTAATGTTGAACACATTCCCATTCACGACAAACACAATTGAAATAACACCATCAAAATCAAACAACAAATAATCATCAATAATATGAATAAGGCTAGACTTATAACGAGCGTATTCGTTAATCAGCTCTCGTTTTGAAATGCTGGGATTGCCCGCCGTGTTAAATTTGATAGCTGACCAGTCAATGACTTTCAAGATCTTTGCAACATCAGGTTTTGTTGTCGTAATAAATAAGTGAGATGCATCAGCAATGTCTGGAAAGGCCGCACACCCTTTAATCGTTCCTGCTTTTACTCCGACTCGTTGAAAGGCAATATCTGCAGTCTTTCTATTAGTAAAGATAAAATCTTCCGCCAGAGAGCTTTTATTAGTGTCATGACGTAACTCATCTTGTTTAATCCATACTTGAAACACACAAGGAACGTCAACGACTTCTTTTTTGATATTAAATGAATTACTCGGCACATCCCATTCAAAAACAAGGTGCATATTTTTATGCAGCTTCTTTTGCACACTGTCTTTCTTGAATGTCTTCGGAACAATGAAAGCAACCACTTTGGACACTTCTGCACATTTGTTGAAGAACTTAATGGCTAAACTAGAATTCTTCCCAAATGGTGGGTTTCCGATAGTGATATAGCCTTCATCTTGTAATGGGTATTCTAAAAAGTCAGCTTTCACCACTTTGTCAATCTTCGGATCAATATCAATGCCCAATTTACTACCAGACACAATAGAAAAGAACGCACCTGATCCCGCTGAGGGTTCTAGCCAGATGGTAGGTTTGATATTGTGTTGGGTAAGAATACCTTGCAACAAGTCATAGCATTTAAGAGCTATATCATTGTTGGTATAAAATTGGTCAAGATCGCGTTCCGAAGTCATTGTGTGTGCCTATTGGTTTAATTGTCAAAAAAGTTAACTTGTCTATTCTGAATACTTGTTGCACCGTCACCATAAATAGAGTCAAGCAGCTCAACAATCTCTTGGGCTTCTTTTAACTGTTTAAAGGCTGTCAAATTTTCATCTACTTCCTTATTAACATCAAATGGACGTTCAAATGATTTAAATGCATGCTTATCTGAGTATGTGTTTAATAGTTTGGCAGTGTCTTTAGTAAAATTCGAATCGTATTTTTCATCTACCTGACATTCAGCCTTAACACCACACCCAGAACAGTAAACATGGTCGAAGTTAATATCATAATCTAAATTATTACAATCTTGATTCTGACATTTTCTAACAAGATACTTGAAAATAATATGTTGTTTAGTGAGCGGTGTCAACCAGCCTTCATTCGAAAACTTTGGAATAAAAATTAAATCCCCTTCTGGAATATCATTAAAAGGGTAAATAAGAATATCATCCATTTCTTTACTAACATCACTCACAAATACATTACGCTTTTTCTCAATGTTAAAGGTGCTGCAACGAGAACCACAATGCGGACAAAATGAATCAAAGAAGCCTCTATCACCATAAGCTGTACACAATTTATTGCCACAAGTTTCATGAACTTTTTCAGTCACCGTAATTTTCATACGTGTTGGCAATTGCTTTACAACAAAGGTAGGTCCAAAATATTCATTAATGTAATACATGTAATTCTCCAAAATGTCATCCAGTATACCATCGTACAAATGAATGTTCAATAAAAAACCCAACACTTGGTTGGGTTTCTTTTATTACAATAAATTTAAGTCAGTTGAATGGTTCTCGACTCGGTAACATGTTCAATCAAATCAACACCCACAATTTGAAAGTTCTTAGGGAATTCAAGAACGTCTTCAATTGTCTCTGTATAGAAACAGTATTTCTCCATTTCTGACAAAACCATCATTTGGTTATAGTCTTTAACCAAATCCTCAATACGACTCATTAAATTATCAAGGAATTCTTCTGTATTCTTGGGGGCTGAATTTACATAGAAAGTAATTGCACTCTTCACGCCTACATTGGTATCTACATTAACCTTGTTGATAACATAACCTGAGAACATCTTTTCATGCATTTCATATTCTTTCAACAATTCATAGCAATATTTGCGAGAATATTGTTCAGTAAAGGCATCAGAATCAATACGAACTTTTACTTCATCAATCAAAGTGGAATTGTCGATTGTATCAACAATCACATTAAATTTTTTGAAAAATTGATCCTTGATTTTAGCTCGAACTTCTGAATCGGATTCATGATCAGAAAAAATGATACGTGGAAAATTACTGTCATGGAATGCCTGAACACCCGTAATCAGATCAAAAGGTGTGTCGTTGTATGCACCTTTAAAGCAAGCATTTTTACACCACCAATTGTAATAGATGTTTGTATCTTTTGTTTTAGCCGCATAGTTTGCCATCACATCATCTGTGCCATACGGATAATCGCCTTCACAAGACTCTTTTCGTTTAGCATGACCCGTAATGTAACCACCGATAGCCTCATAAATTTCACTAAGGTCTTGGTTGGTTTGTACAACAATTTCATAAGTTTTAGTGGTCATGTGTTTGCCCTCAAAATGATAAGTTATTATACCATTCTGAGGACAGCAATTCAAGTTTTTTTAAGTTAAAGTCTAAATCTGGTCAAAGTTTAACCAATGTGAAGAACATCTTTCAAGAAGTCATCAGATGGCTTGATGTTGTGGACTTTAACATAGTGAGACAAACCAACCGGCCACTTCCAGTTCTTGTAGGAAAACTCCATATCTCCGTTTTCAGCACCACAGCAGCGGCAAATAGAAAATCCTTTAAAGTAGACACAAGTACCTGCCCGGTCTTTATGCAGGTAAATATCTTTTTCAAGTTTTTCAAGAGCCACGATTACAGCTTCTTTACCTTCAAAAGCGACATCGGAACTGACTGGTTTTGGAAAGTGTGGTTCACGCTCGGACCACCAGAAGCCTTCAAAACGTTGTGGTTTATTTTTATTTCCCATAGTAAATCTCCATGAATGTAAGGTGTGAGTTGTAGTATACGCTATTTTTTTGTTAACTGAAATACAATCTTCTTAAAAAAGGACTTTTTTGTCGAGCGTGATAAATCTTTTCCAACCAGATTTCACTGCCAGTCCCCCCACGAAATTCAGTGTAATGACATTTAATGCAACCAAATTTAGCTTCGGCTGACATGCCACTGTCTTGACTGATACGATGTCTCATACAGCCACCACATTGTGGACAAGGCTCTTTTTCTTCATCAGTTGGAAAGACATGTTCAATTTTTTTATAAAGCGTCTTGATACGTTTAGAAAGGCGGTTTTTCATTATGAACTCCAAATTTATTAATAAAATCCATGATTTGAGCAACTTCCATCAAGTTAAGGCGATTATCTTTATTCAGATCTTCATACAGTTTGATAAGGTTCTTATCTCTGGATGTTTTAATATAGGTTGTTAATTGGGCCAATGCTTCATCCGAAAGGTAGGTAAAGTTCCGCATCACATTATTTTTTTCAAAATTGACTAAGTATTTTTCATTATTCTTTTGTCGTCCAACGGCAAAGTAATAGTAAGCAGGCTGATAACGGTCTTGTTCAGCAATCTGAACATAATAGTCATCATATTTTTTAGCCACAAGCAAACTTTTAATCTGTGGATTAAAGATAGACATGATAGAAGAGAAGAATACGATGGCTAGAACTAATGAAACACCCATTTTAAGAAGGCTAACACCATCAGTAATGATTAAATATTGACGGGACTTAAACAACACCAGAACAGACAATCCAGCAGCAACAGCCAAAAGGATTAAAAAGAAGAAAGGCAATGTTTCAAAAGGATTGATAACAGCCGCATTGATACAAAAAGAAATAAGAGCAAGCAATAGAACGATAATCATCGCTTTAAAATAATGAGTGTTCGCTTGTTCCATAATTTTCTCCAAAAAAAAAGGCTTACATAATCGTAAGCCTCACACTAGATCGGGGCTTCGAACCCCGCCAATCGCCGCTGAACCTAAAGATGATCTAACCTTGCTGTGAGGCGATTGCATCGTCATCTCTACCTAGTGGTTCCATATTAACAAAAGAGCCATTGAAAGTCAACAATTATTTAGAAGCTGTTGTGTCATCCAATTGCTTAGCATACCAAGCAGTGACTTCATTGTTAAATACATTGGTTAAGTGTTCTCGATAATAATAGATGAACGTCTTATTAGTCACTGTATCACAGGAATACATGAGTAAATTATTGGTACCGGCTGTGGGTTCTTGCAACATAAAAACCATATTTGATTCATCGGCTGGATTGAAATGCGTTTGAACAGGGTGACCAAAACGTTTATCAATAAAGGTTCTGAAGGTTATGTTGTCTTTCTGGCAATTAGGCGATTGACCTTCCAGATAAAAGGTGTAGAGCTGTTGGCTAATTGGTGTAACACCTATTTCATAGCGAGTAAAAGGATATATTTCTTTTGCTGGTTTGAGTGTGAAATAACCTAGCTTGTTAAGCGGTTCATACGTGCTGGTATTAATAATCGATCCTATTCGTAATCCTGATTGTCCTCGTAGAAAATCACCAATCGCTTTAATGTCTTGCTGCTCAATCTTGTTGGGTTGTTGAGCAAAGCAAACGCCAGAGAATAAACCCAATAACGCCATATATTTTAATTTTTTAATCATTTTACATCTCCTACCAATGGAAAAAGTATACCTCAAATTGGTTTTTCGTCAAACAGTAATCCAAAAAGGTTATAAAGAACAAAAAAACAATTGCTAATATTAATATTTAAGCGTATAATCGTTGCAACTTTAATAGGAGTATTAACATTGAAAATCGTTAAAATGATGTGTGCATTGGTTCTGGCTGCTGCAGTTGTTGGTTGTTCAAGTCATGCTCCCAATAGTAATTATGATACCATTATTGGAAACAAAAACCCCGAAGTAGTGACGGCCAGCTTTATTCAGTGGAATGAAGAATATGCCGTAACAGCCAAGCACAACAAATACCCAGAATCGCCTGATTACGTGAGTGAAACGGTTGATCTTGTGTTCTTCAAAAACAAACCGAATGATAAATTCAATCCAAACATTGAATGGAGAACACCAAAAGATGATGAAGAAGTTATTCATGTAGGCCCGAAGCCAAATGGTTTATCGGTTGAACTACGTGGGAAGTTCATCAGAGATGAAGTTGAGTTTAAAGATGGTCGCTATGCCATTAGTGATTCCAAAACGATTGGTGGCATGTCAGGTGGGCCAGTCTACTCTGCAGACAAATCAGCCATCCTTGGTATGTCAGTCGGTCGAGATCATGATATCAAGATTAACGATGTAGTCTATGAAAATATTGCTGTCTTTGTCGATTCAGAAACCATCAAAGAAGAGTGGGCTAAGTTCCAAAAACAGTAAATAACTAACAAACAAAAAAGACCTTTTCGAAGGTCTTTTTTTATTATTTAATTTTAGTCTTTATTTAATTCGACTTTATTAAACAACGTTGTATTTGCATAAAAAGCAGACATCTCACTACAAGGAACTGAGATTTCTTTAAAGTATCCCGCATCAGAAGTTAATACAGGGGCGGCGGCTACAGAATAACGTTTAACTAAGGTGCTAGATTTATATAAATCAATATAATTATATTTCTTCAAGTCGTTCATAGCAGTAGGAGGTGTTACTCCCCCCGGAGTCCAACCCGTTTTGGCGGTCATTGCAAATCTTATGGAACAGACTGTCATTGCATTGTAATATGCATGTGAATAATAATACAACAATATACGAGCACCATTTTCATTTAAAACGGTTGACCCAAGAGAAATGCCAGCATTTGTTCTAGCATAAAGACCAACAATGGTATCTCCACCCACTGCTGATGATTTACCTGCCGAGAAAGTAAACGAGAATGACACTTTCGTGCCAGTTAATTGTTTGGTGTATGTTAAATGTTCTTCATTTTCAGTTTCTTCTACAGGGATACCCACATTTCGGTATTCGTGTGTCTGATTATTCTGTTCTCTTTCTTGAACTGTACGAGAACGAATTTTAGTGCATTCTGATAATGTTTGAGTGAAAGAAACACCATCTGGTTGTGAATCAGCCGTAGGTAAAGCTGATTGACAGTTAAAATAATCACCTACATATGCCCATTCACTATAAGTTGGTGTTGACGCCAGCCATTGAGCAAGGGGTTTATTTTTAAAGGATATATTATTTTTATCAAGAAAGTAATTAACTTTATAATCAGCAAGCGATAGTAATGGGGTAACTGACATTGAAACAGCCAATGCCATTTTTAAATAGTTGTGCATATCTTTATTCTTATTATTTTTTATTATTATACCTGTATTAAAATATTTATCAATTTAGAATATGTAAACTAATTATTTCTTAATGGCAGTAATACTCTTCCAATAATCATCTCGTTTTTTAACATTAACCAATCCTTCTTGTTTTGATATTTCAATAATAATAAAATATAAACAAAAAAAGACCCGAAGGTCTTCTTTGTTAACGGACTTCCACCATTACACCGGATTTGCCGACACACATTCAGTCGTCTAATTACCATTACTGGCGAGGTATCCACCGGACTATTGCTACTAGGTCTTAACCAATACAGGGATACGGGCCATAGTTGCTCAATTCGTTAAATCATTAAAACATTTTGCAAAATAATTAGTGAAATAGTTGATTCTATCTAATTTTCGAGTTTTTTCTTTCTTGAATAACTTATAGCTTTCTACCAAATTGATAATTACGCTGGATAAAAACTCTTTTTTATCTTTTTTGACATCTTCACAAAATTTATCCATTGAAAACGGGTCGTTCACAGCCAAGTCAAGCAACATTAAACGATCAACGGACTTTGTAGTAAAACTGCGTTTAATGAGATGAATGTGGTTTTGTTCAGCTTCTTCAAGTTCTACTTTAACAAGGTGTTGCAATTCAAGGAAGATAGCATAACAATGCTTCAAATAGTCAGGATATTCTTTGTCAGTTGGTTTCAGCTTACGAACATGTTCCATCAAATAAGAAATGCTATCTGAGTTTTTGTGGACATCAAGATCATCAAGAAAGTCATGTCCAATATGCTTTTCATAATAATCACTGTAGTTGTTTTTAAGGACAGCAACGAGAATATTTAATTTTGTTAGTTCTTTAGATTTCATGAACGGCTCCTGACTAATATTTGAAAGCAAGATGTTAATAATAACATAACGGGTACTATATAACAACAATATTCTATGATTATTTAACAATATTTCATTTTGCTAATAGGCTTTAATCGCTTAATCATTTTTTTCAAGAATATAATTTGATTAGCCTCACTGGTTCCTTCTAGCATTTGTAAGAGTTCTCGACTCGATCTTAGCGTCCTCATGGAGTTAAGATAACCTTCCCGAGTTTCTTGTGCATACAAGCGAGATTCAATCTGACTAATAAGTGATTGAGCCTCACTACGAAGCTCATTCAGGTTATCCCGAGGCTTTTTAATCCAACTGAGTAACGAACTCAACTTAGCCATTATTCCACCTCAAAAGCAGGCTCAACGCCATATTCTTTAAACAAAGCCAGCAACTCCGCTTCATCCATGTCGTTCATGCCTTTCATACCATTTCTGATAATGCTGGCTAGCTCATCGTAGTCATCCCGACAGAAACAAATAATGTCGTGTAGCAAATCATCTTTTGAACGTTGTGTAATAGTGGTCATACGAACTCCTAATGTTAAATAATTATTAAAAAATTTAATAAACGTGCATTTCAACAACTTTCATTTCGTCAGGTGTTGCTTTATTAAACTTAAAACCACAATCTTTTAGGCTAGTCACAAAGCGTTTAGCTTCATGAAAACGATCATCGAAATAAAAACCATCACCGACAAACACTACTTTGCCAAAGGGCGTCAAGAGACGAATGCCAGAAATGTAAGTATCAACAGCGTCTTCAATGAAGTCTTTCTTAAATTTGAAATCAATATCGAAATTAAAGAACTTTTCATCAGGAAATAGTTTTCGAAGTTGATTGATCAACGTCGATTCACGAGAACGAAATGACATCGTGCTTAAAAAAACAACAATATTGAAAATGGAAAGCACAGCGATACTGATAAAGTTGATCAAATATTCTTCGGGGGCTGTAAACGATGTAACCAACAGCAGTACACTGAGTAAATGGAATGTCCATGCCCCATTGGAATAGAATTTATCTCGCGGCATCATGAAAATATTCAATACATTCAAGACAACCGCAAAACCCAACATCACCGAAGTAACACCACCGACAGCAAAGAAAAACTTATTTCCATTTACTGTCACGTAATGAAATGAAGCAACAGCACAATAAATAGCACACGCCAACATGATGAAGGATGCTAAATTTAACTGACGTAACATGTTTAATGATTTCATAAATACCTCATGGCATTATTTAAATTAGAAGCTGATTATACACTATTCCGAGTAAACATGATAGATCAGAATGGCTTATACCATTGCTTTTATATACAAAACATTTGCATAACGGTAGCATCTTCTGGTGTTGATGTGTCAATGTTAATATTACACGATCTATAACCCGAAATAAAGTTAGCTATCTCATAAGTATGTCCATTAAGATAAAAGAATCTTCCATCAAAAGATAGATTTCCAAGTGTCGTGATAATTTTGTAAGATCTTGGCTCATACCTCGGAGCATCAGTAGGTTTCAAAAAAGTGTAATCATAATCAATCTTGAAGTGTTTGACATCAGGTAGCAATTTACGAAGTTTTTGAAGTTCAGGAACCACGACCAGATTAGAAAGATTTGATTGCATTTTAAAACACAGATATATATTAAAAAGACTTAACAATAGAGCAGGTGCCAACATGAAATGTATATCAAATCCTTTCATTAAAATAGTATAAACAATCAATAAAAAGCTGAATAGATAGTTTAAACTTGCCACTTTTGAATAGTAAGTAATATTTTTAATTTCTGCACGGCCATCCGCACACATAACAAGCATAACCAAGGCTAAACAACCTGTTACTACAATGCCAATAATATCTGATTCCACAATACCTGAGTTAGCTATTCCAAAAAAAACAGAAAAAATAATAGCCATCAAAGACACAGAATAGGAGACAAACAAACGTTGACAAAAAAATATAATTTTATTCATAAATCAATCCTTATCTAACGTAATTAATATCTGATCATTTCAAACAGTTTAAAATCATCATCAGTGGCGGTATTTAAATCTAAATCATGGGTTTCAAAGTATTTGGTTAGATCATACAAATCATAATCAACACCATTCACACAAATTTTATCAAAATAGATTGTCACTAAACCCACAGGCATCAACACATGTAATTTTACTCCCATCGACAGTTTGAAATTGAAACCAGATTTCAATGATGTCAGTTTACGCAAGGCATTCCAGTCATGGTGGTAATTAGAACGGAAATTTAATAGGTGTAACAGGATACACAAGTTAAAAATATTGATAAAGAAAAACGACATTGCCAATGCTACCATTGACCGATTGTCAATAAAGACAAGGTAAGGAATAAGTAACAGCACCCCGAGATAGTTAATGGCCGAGGACCAGCTATAATAGCGATCTGGTAATTTAGAGCTTTTTGTCATCCATAAGCCAAAACAAAATAAAAGGAATGAACTAATAGCATTAAGCGGGGTAAAGACAATCAATTCACGGCTTTCTGTCTGCAATCCATAAGAGAAGGCATACAGCATAGCCAACGAACAGAGCGAAGAAAACAGCAAAGAAGAATTAATAAACTCTGAAAGTTTATATTGGCTGATGAGTGTCTTAATTTTAGTAAAAACACCACTGAAATGTTGGGTAGCTGCGTTCATAACGGCATCCTATATTATAAAGAATGCATAATTATATCATAAATATAAAAAGTTTTACAGCATTTTCTCGAGTCTGTCACATAAATCAGTAGCGTCAACCACCGAATAGGATTTACCAGAATTATCGACATAAGTAGTCACAGGGAATGACCAAATAGAATCAATTTTTAGCTTTGCGTAATCATCACAGGTTCTGGAAACTGAAACATCTTTATAAATTTCATGCGTAATCAAGTCTTCAAGGGTTACACTAAAACCATAAGGCTCATCGTATTCCAAAACAATAAACTCACGAGGGGCTTCACTGATGACAGTATCACCACCACACCCAGATAAGAAGGCTATAACGCCAAATAAACTAATAATTTTAAACAATGTAAATCTCCATAATTAAAATAGTATAACTATTCATTTAAAAAAAAACAAGCACCGAAATGCTTGTTCTAGATGAATTGCCATCAAATTTTCATATTTTAATTGTGGTGATATTATGACGATATCATAAGAATTAACGAACTTTCATCAATTCAGTTTCAGGAGACACCACCAGTGTTTTGTATTTGAATTTAATCACTGTTTTCAAGCTGTTTTTTCTAAAAGTCAGCTTTTCCCAAATATTAGCAGGCACTTCTTTTGTTTCCACAGATTGAACAACACCAAGAAAGTCAATATCCTTGATATAAACTTCACGGTTACGAGCATTAACCTGTGCGACAACTTCATCATTCTTTTGACGACAAAGGTGAAATCCTGTGCGGACTTTATCTGCAGTCACCCCACGAATAATGACAGTCTGTGCCATTTTTTCGGTAGTAGTGAAAATGATCTTATTAGGGTTTTCACTTTGCACAACCAAGCCATCTTCACTCATTTTAGTCAGCAAAGTAAGGATAGGTGCATAAATGTTTACCGCATTTTTAGGGATCGAATAGTTCCCGTGACGGCGTAAGGTCGTGAAAATTTTATCTTCAAGATTTTCGATTTCATGATTGTTTGACATGATAAATGACCTCCCTAATTAAGAAGGCCATTATAACACAGTAGGACGAAAAATCAATAGACTAAGAAGTCATTTTAGAGATTTTAGCTGGTTTTCTGCGGCCATGTAAACGGCAAATGCTTCTGGGTTGCTCCACGATTCTGGTGCAGTCAAAGGGCCAGATACAAAGTAACTGCTCTTAATACCTTTCTGGACAATACAAGCCGTTTCAACAATCAGTGCTTTCCAGTCAGGTTGAACGTTATCAGGGACTTCATAAAACAGATGGTTAAACGAAGCACGGGACAGATCTTGGAATGTAGGTATCTGACTGTCAAAGAAAAAGAATTGATTAGCCGCAATTTTTTTCATGTTGGCTTGCTTGAATTTATCAAGACCTTCTTCAAACTTAATTTGCAAATGATAGGCATCTGTCATCTTTGGCATATCATAATCTTTTAGAAGTTCCAACGTTTGAAGCAATGACTGAATAGTGCTATTTTCACCAAGTTCACTTTCTTGATAATGTTCAGGATTACCATCCAAACACCCATAAGTTGTCCAATAACAGCCATTGCCATTGACCAGAAAAAGGTGTTCCAACACTCTCCAACGAGTGGAAAAGGACAAGTTGTATTTAGCAATGATAGAGTTAATGACAGTAATAGCTTTCATTAGGCTGGAATCCTTTGTGGTTTAAGGGTTTCAAGTCGTTCAGAGACTTTAACATAGGCCGTATGATAACACACTTCTTGCCACGAAGCACACTCAATAGGCCGTGTAAGGCAATGATGTAGGCCATAATGATACCAAAGCAAATGTTTCACCTTCTCCAAGACATCAATAGCCGCTTTAAAGACATCATTGGGATAAGAATCATCAATCAACCAGACAGGTGAGTCATCCACGCATAAAGCTAAGTCATCAATCGAAGGTTTAAGGTATTCAACATAAACACATTTTGTGCTCACAATCACATCAATATTTTCTTTGATGAAATCATTCATAAACAACTTCATGCCATAATCCAGCTCACCTATTTCAGTGACAGCCAATGTTTTGTAGAGTTCAAGATATCGCTCATTGATAACAGGATTTTCTTTGACTTCAAAGGGGCATTGAATTTCGGAATTAGTAAAAGTAAAACCGGAGTTCACATCAAGAAAAATAGAGGCATAACACTGCCAAGTCGTTGGATAAAGATAGGGTGCAGAAAGGATCATATTTTTCAAAATGAGATCAAGACTGGTCATGGTAGTTCCTCTAAGATTTCGTTGATTATAACACAAACGAAGAAAAGACTCAATCGGGGATGAAGAGATGGATGTAGGCTTTACAAATATCGAGGTAAATATTCTTACGGACTGCCTCATAAGATCGTCTACTGGTATTAAAATACATATCCATGATTATATCATTAGGACAGGCAACCGGAGTTAATGCATAATGAGGGGCATTTAAATTTTCAACCCAGCAATCAGGCTTCATTAAGTTAACATCCATTTTCATTAACAATTGCATAGTCGCTCTGTCCTTGAAACAGACATTAGCAATGGAATCAAAAATAGAAAATCGATCCTCAAATTGTTCAACAGACATTAAGCGAGTATTCGTTCTGACATAACTGACTAATTTATCTTCATATAAACTGTTTAACATTTCATGAATATCAATGAAACGTGATTTTTTATGAATAGCATAATAGCTATTTTCAGTCATCCAAGCACTGGCACCATAGGTATCTCTTTCAAATGGTTTTTCAGGTGTGTATTTTTCGACAAAATCATGATAGATAGGAAGATTCATTTACCACTGCCTTTTTGTGAAAAGAAAGATTTAATTAAGTCCTGCGATTTAACAGAATCGTTATTATACCTTGATTTTTGACCATTAAAATGATGAATACTAATACCAAAAATCATCATACCAATAAAAATGCCAACAAAAGAAAAAACAGTTACAAAAAGTAATTGATTGGATTTCTTTCTGGGCAGTGGAATGGTTTTAGGCACAATAACAACCTCTTAAAGTATTGAATACATCAACAAATAGTTAAAAAAAAGACCCACAACTGTGAGCCTTATATAAACTGGTGCGGAAAGTGGGACTCGAACCCACACGCCTCTCGGCACTGGCTTCTAAGACCAGCGTGTCTACCATTCCACCATTTCCGCGATTTGATAATTATAGTGTAATACCAACACAAAGTCAACTATTTTATTTTAATTGTAGTAAAATTCTATCTTATTTTTATTGTAAGTATAATCAATGTTGGTCAATTTAAACTTGTATTTTCGAATCAATGCTGCAAAACTTGGAACAAGATCTTGGGACATCGAAATCATCGGTTTTCGAGTGCCAAGGTATTCAAAAGCCAACTCAAACAATTCAGTAGCCACCCCTTGTTTACGATATGCAGGCAGCACAACAATGTTACAAATTTTCTTTTCGCCATCCATATCTTTCAAAATCAGGATACCAGCAATCTTAGTTCCATCCATTGCCAGAATAATGTCACGACGAACGTCTTCCATTAAAACTTCAACGAAGATTTTACCAAACCAGTCGTCAAAATTAGGGTATTTTATTTCCATCGTTTTGAAAACGTCAAGAATGGTGTCTTTGATTTTATAACTTTGAATGCCCAATGCACTAGCCACGGCTGGTGCATTGTTAGACAGAGAAATATACTTCATGCAAAAGATTCCTTGACGATTTCAAGCATTTTGGCCTCGGATACTTCATCTTGATCAAGACGATAAACAGCACGAGCTACTTTTAAAAGAGCATCCGTTTCTTTTTCTTTCTCTTTTTTATCATGAAGTTCCAATGCTTGATTCATTAGTCGCTGCATGGCAGTAGAATCACCATCTTCGGCAATACCAATAAACGAATCTTTGTAATAAACACTGCTGACGTGTTGCATAGGCAAATGTGTGATTTTGATAAGGTTCATGGTTAGCCTCGATGAAGAAATAAATAGTTATCGACAAGCAATATTAATAAGGGAAGTTAATGAACTTTTAGAACCACCTTTACGACCAAGATCATAACTAAGTTCAGCCAGTTTAATACAGGCATCACGAATGTCAGCAGTCTTTGGAGTGCTTCGTTCAATATAAACATCAATCGCCCGATCAATAATGGCAGCCAGAGATTCTGTGTCACCATCTTCAAAACACCCAACAAGGACATCCCGATACATGACATTATTGGCATTGCCAACTTTTTTAATAGTAATTACACGGTTAGTCATTGTTTAATCCTCAAGCGAAGCGTGGCGTTTACGGCGTTTGTTGCGAAAGCTTTGATCTTGACGATTATGTTTAGCCTTCTCGGTGTCTTTTTTCTTACCACCCCGAAAACGTTCTGTTGCATCACCAAATGAACCTTGCATTTTATTCACCTTTATTGATTGGTTGTTTACGTGTCAATATTATCAAATTTAACAATAGTAGTCAACAAAATTATGCAGCAATTTCTTCATACAAACGGTCAAAGTAGGTCAAGAAGGCGTCTTTCAATGCCCTGTCATATCGAATAACATATGGAACGTTGTCAGCGAGTTCAGAGCGAATAGGGGTAATGCCTTTTTCCTTCAAACTAGCTTTAAGGATCAAACCAATCCCAGCCATATGTGGAGTGAGATTAAACAACACTCGAGTTTTTGACTCATCCAAACCCGTAGACTGAGAGAAAATAACATCGTCAGGCATGAACATATTCCAATCAGGGACATTGTGGACAGATTTAATAAGAAAATGCTTTTCATCCGTCACCAATACACGCTTGAAGAATTCATGAATAAAGACTTCTGACTTGAATTTTGTAGTGTCTCGCCACTCATGGATATTGGTAATATCAGCAACAACATCATTCACATTAAAATTTTTCATAGATTTACCTCATTCAACGGAATTAAGAATAATAAGTAGAATTTTCGATAAACTATGCTGCAATTTCTTCATGTAGTCGATCAAAATAGGTCAAGAAGGCATCTTTCAATGCTGTGATGTATTGAACCATATCATCCTCAGCTCCATCAGCAATACTGGCCCGAAGATTTACCAGCTCTTGCTCTTTCAATTGTTCTTTCAAAATAATTCCAATGCCATGAAGGTGCGGTGTTAGGTTAAACAAGACACGGGAATTATCTTCACTCAAACCACTGACATTCGAAAAAATAGCACTATCAGACATAAAGAGATCAGAATTTTGATTTTGATGAGAAGACTTGATGATAAAACTATTTTCATTGGTCATGAAAACACGCTTGTTAAAATCGTATACAAACAACTCGGATTTAAACTGCTCAGGATTCCGCCACTGATGCATATTAGTCAGATCAGCAACAACGTCATTTAAATTGAAATTAGGCATGTCAGTTTACTCATGGTTGTGATTTAGGCTTGTATTATAATACGTTTCATGAAAAATAACAATAAAAAAACCATCCGAAGATGGTCTTTTTGGTAAAAAGGATCGCTTTCTATTAGGTCGCAGTCAAAAACTCCATCTGAGCACCAAAAAGAGCTTTGATTTTGCCTTCATAAACATAAATAACTTCTTCAACTGGCAAGACTTCACCAAACTGAGCAAAGTAAGTCATCGAGGTTTCGAGTTCTTTGATACGGTCATTAAGGGCTTTCAGAACAACCATTTTGGCATAGGCATCGACTTCATCAATCACATGGCCGTCTTCGGTAAACAATTCAACAACGCTTTCAAGTTTGTCAGTCACAGCATCATTGATATTTTGGTAGGGTTCAGCACGGTCTTGCATCAGAACAGCAATTTCACCATTGAAACAAGTGAGTTTAGTGACAACACTGTTAAGTGATTCCACAATAAGATCTTGAGTTTGTTGAGACATTTCTTTAAACATTGTTAAATCTCCAATAGTATGATTGCAAGAGTATACCAGTAAAAAATGGTTTATGCAATAAAAATCTTTAAATATGGGGGTTCAAAGTAAACTCTGGATTAAGCCCCATATGCCTTTCATTATTAAGAACATAAGAACGTAAAATAATAGTTCGGTCATGATCTGACCATGTTGTCATCACATGGTGAATTGTATCTGTAAAAACCATGCGTGGAAAATCTTTATTCAAAGCACCAAAAAAAAGAATTTCACACATTTTTTTCTGAATGGTGTCTTCAATGAGTTTTTTGATATGCCGAGGATCTGCTTCTCGATCCATCAAGCGATCAAGAAAGTGATCACGAATAGCCACACGAAAACAAAGTTCAGGCGGCATTTGTTGTCTAATTTTTCGATTGAGTTCTTTCTGCCAATCAGAAAATTCCATTCGTGCATGGGTTCTATTCCGAAACTTCGGTTTGTAGAGTTGCACTTCTTCTTTTTTGAGCTTGGTATTCATGCCAAAATAGCCTCAATTTTATCTGACGTATCCAAATGCTTAGTGGTTGTCTTTGAGTAGTTAGATTCCATGATTTCAAGCTGTTCTGGTGACAGTGCTTCGTTGATGTTGCACTTAGGATAGCGACCGCCCTCATTGATTTTCACCAACACACCATCCGTTACAATGAATTTAGCTGCGGCATAGACGACATCAGACAATTCGCCACTGACTTTAAGCAGGCTGGTTGTAGGGTCAGTCACACAAGTGCGATTAAGTGTAGTGGTGTCACGGTTAAAAATAGAAAGATAATGAGTTTTCATTTGGTGTCCTCAAATTATTTAACTAATAATATCACAAAATGGAAAATTCTTCAAGATTAAATTGAGTTCTTGGGCCACTTGTCCACTTACGGGCTTCTTCATGCTCATCAAGATTAAGATCCTTATCAAACCCCTGCATAGACAAAGACTGTTTATCCCGATAATGATAGAATGGACGTTTACCGCTAAACATATCAGGAGTGCCATTGAATGGTTGAACTGTTTTGAAAAAACGAATAATAGTGCCACATTCGTCTAAATCGAAACAATAAATGAACTTATCGAGGTAAAAACAAAAACCCATACTGATAATGCCAAAGACCATGCCATCTTCGTTTTCTTCCTCATCGTGTTCTGCAGCATCAGAATCGCCGTAGGTGCTGTAAACGAAAATAGTCTTTCCATCGAGTTCAAAAGTAAAGCAGCCATAAGCACCAACAGGTTTGGCGTCAAAATAGGCACACACTTCTTTCATGGGTTCAAAATCAAAGTTAAATTCTAAACCATTGAGTCGATTATTCTTAAAAGAAGTCACAAAACTGCTAATAATAATATTGATAATCTGATTGGTGTTATTCATATGGATAAAATCCCTGCGAGTGCCAGAAATTACAGCTATAACGAGATCCACGACCCACTTTCAAGCTAGTGGATACTTTCATCTCATCAATGAGTTTTTTACCTATGCCACGATTACGATAACTGGTGCGGACAAATATCATCAAATCATAATAAGAGGACAAATAGTTAGTAGGAACGCCATCAGTGATAAGAACAACCACACCAACTGGAATATCATCTTCATAATGAAGGTTAACCCGTGCTTCCAAGATGCCTGCTCGAATATCCTTAAGCACACCAGACAACAGAAAGCCTGAGACATATAGTCTGCTACGAAGGGCAATGTTCGCATTCACTTGCGATTCCGTCCAGCCTGCTTTTGGTTGCATATGGATAATCTCTGTAAAATGATGGCTGATTATACCACAATGCTAAAAAGAAGGCAACTGAACTACAATAGTAACATATTTGAAAAAATCTGTCTACAGATACATTACAGTGCTGGCATAATCAATGTAATGTCACGAGTTTGTTCATATTCAGTTAAAATAGCAACAGCACCGGCTGAATTGCGGTATGATTTTGAGAAGTTATCAATAATTGAATTAACATCATAAGTATCAAACAAATGATTCAAAATGGAGGCATAAAACTCTGTCAAGAACTCATACATAAGGTTGGCATATTCCAAATACAATTCGCCCTCAAACTCGTTCCAAGCCCTAGCATCAAAACCAGAAGGTATCATGTGCGGATAAAAGATAATATCCATACCACGCTCAGAATTATAACTAACGGTAAAGTAATAGGTGTCTGCTCCTTTTTGGTATTTCAAGGCGTAATGCTTGTAACGTCTGAAGGTGTCAAACACAAAACTACTCTTGGTAATGTTATAGGCTTTTAAAAAGTCATTGTAAGACGCACAATAAAGATAGTTAAGAATGTCAGCAGGGGGTTTGAACCCATTATTATCCATCTGCAAATCTCTGAATATCTGAGCGTTATACACCCAGTGGTCAATTCGAATAGCAGGATGTTGAATATCATCTAAACTTAAACCTGATTTAATGGTTTTAATGGTTTGTTTGTCGGTAACTAAATTAATCACTATTGAAGACCTCATAATATTTTTTGATTGTCGCTATAATAGCATGTTAAAATCAATAAAGCAAAAAAAAGACGCTGTGAAAACGTCTTTTTATGGGACTATTGATTTATTTTTTCTCAAATAATTCTAATTGTTCTGGAGCTTCAATATCTAATGGAGTTTCAATTTCTAATTTTTTAACAATATCTTCACTAAAAAAAACAGCAACCAACCCAATGGAAAATACGAATAAGGCAAATGAAACCAAACAAGATATAATATTAATAGGAAGCCATTCCATCCCAAGCTGAAAAGGAACCATGAAGAACATAATTGAGCCAATAGGAAATAATAAGAAACTTATAAAATTAAGTAAAGTTGAATCTTTGATTTCATTTTCTTCCATTTTTATGAAAACACAAACTAACCAAAGAGATATAATTACCCAACCAATAAATATTTTTCCAAGATGTGCAAACAAGAAATCTTTAAGTGGTTTAAAACTGTTAATAAAAGAAATTATACTGGCATTAATAGATGCCCAATTGTCCTGAACAACGCATAATAATAAAAACAGTAAATAAAGACCTGCGACAGCAAGTACTATATTGCGTGTACATGAGAACATAATAGAAACTAAACTTTTTTTAACTTTATCCATAACATTACTACTCCAATAAGTTGAATATATAATATTATTTATTAAAAAAAAGTCAACAAGTTGAAAACTAATATTTATTTTAACAATAAAAAAGACGTTCCGAAGAACGCCCTATATAAATTATTGTAACTGATTATCAAGTAAACATACACGTATAGATTTATTTTATAGTGATTCTAAATCTAACTCTATATGAGACTTCACGTTTTTGTTCAAAAAACGGGTTAGGTGGTGGCACATATTCACCAAATGTATCCGGCATAGAGTGAACAATACAAAGACCAAAACATACAATAAGAAGTAAACAGCCCAAAACAAAAGAAAATATTGTGATACCTTCATGTGTTGAAGCACTAGTTACCATGAATAAAATAATACTTCCAATAAGTGTTGTAGCAAAAAATAGAATAGAAAACACTTTTGGTATACCAGTATTGGTTTTATCTAATTTAACCATAGTACAAATAGTCCAAGCGAAGATGATTAGCCATCCTACAAAAAACTTACCCAAATTTTCAAAGGCAAATTCTTTAATTTGTGGAAATACAGTTTCAAATGAAAATCCGTTGTTTGAAATAAAAGAACCTAATAAATAAAGTAAGTAAATACCTACAACGGCTAGCAATACATTCTTTGTCGATGACATAACAGCAGAATTAACCTTATCATTAACTTTTTTCATAATGTAGATCTCCAATGTATAATAATGAATTAAGAACTATTGTGGCGTGTTATTGAATAAATCTAACTGTTCTTGATTACTATCTACTGGGTGTATTACTGTCCCCGGAAACAAAATGCAACAAGTTATACACAGAAATGTAAATAGCATTATGAGAGCAATAATGACACATATTGCACTGACAAGCCATACCTCAAAAACATTAGCTAACAAGAAAAAGATTAAGCTGCCAGTCGGTATGAGCATAAATAATAGAGCATTTAAAGCAGTCGGAGTCTGAATTATAAAATCGGATGTCTCGATTTTGTAAAAAATACAACCACTCCAAACTGAAAGAATGAGCCATCCTATAAATATTTTACCCAAGTGTTCAAATAGGAACGTTTTAATAGGGTTGAAAATAATCAAAAAAGACATGATGTTGTTAGTTATCGAAGTCCAATTATTAGTCACCAAAACGAACGAAAAATAAACCAAGCAAATACCTGCGATGGTTAACAATACATTTTTTGTGCATGATAACATAATAGAACTAAAACTATCATTAACTTTTTCCATAATGTGTATCTCCAATCATATAAACAAATTGATTAAAAAAGACGTTCGTGAGAACGTCTTATCAGAGGATAGTGATTAATCTTCATCTACTGGAACTTCATCATCAGAATCATCAGTCCCTGTGAAGTTGCCCAAGTCAACTTGCTCCAAAGACCAGACTTCTTTCAAACGATTACGTTCGTAGTAATCCAAGTAATCAACTTCTTTACCGCGAGCGGTAGTCATGATGAAAGAGAAATATGGATGACCCAAGTAGGTGGTTGCCAAGGTTTTGAAATCAACACCTTCATGTTGAGCCAAAATATCAGCAACGTCTTTCTTGATTCCTTCAATTTCTGCTTTAATCGTGTCATTGATGTAATGGATTTGAGTCAAATCAGCGTCTTTTGCATGTAATGCAACAAATGCAATGTAGTCGTCAATTTTCTCGGATAAAACCAAGCGAGCAATGTCACGAATACGCACGAATGTTACTGCGTGGTGTAAGTTAACATACCAAGTTGTTTTTACCTTAACCATGTTACCATTTGAGAACTGAATAACGTAACCTTCAATCCCTTCAACAGTGTCCAATGAATGCAACAATGCTTTCAAGTCAAAACCTTTACCAAACAATGGAGCGTTCACTGGAATATCAAACGACTTAGCCAATGCAGCCACTTCATCTGGCATGAAATAATTACCATTGATAGTATGACGCACATGCAACAACGTCATTTTTTCTTCATCGTAACGCAACACGATACGGTTGTTTGGCGAAGTGTATTCAAAGATTGGTGTCAAATCCAAGGATGCACAATGCTTAATGAAATCTTCGTATTTATGGTTTGCTTTAACATAAGCCAAAGCCGACACAGCCACATCTGATTCAAAAGACTTTTTGGATTTTACAAATACGTCGCCATGAAACACACCAGCAGTAATCATAGAACCATCCATCTTATCGAAGACAGCAACCACATCATCCCAGTTAATGTTGTGTGGCAATACTTCTTCACGCTCTGCCAAGTTGAAAAACTTGTGCAAAGGACGGTTTACAATTTTACCATCACGGTCAAAGGTGATACCACGGCATTCTTTTTCAAAAGGCGTAGCAAAAGATTCACCGTTGCTGATGTTGTAGCAAAGAACGGTTGCACCGTTAGATTGCTTGTTCACACCGATATAGGTTTTACCTGCCAAAGCTGGCAAAATATCGTTGATGTGTTCGATTTTTGGAAAAAGGTTCATGTTCGTGTATCTCCGTTTTTTTCAATTGAGCTAGTATACCAAAATGAGGATTTTAAAGCAACCTATTTTTTAAGAAATCCAAATTATCATATTTCAAGAAAATAATATCCTTTAAATAATCATCATTTTAGCTAATGAAATACGGATGTTAAATTCATCTGAATTGAAATCATAGGCGGCTGGTATATAGAACTCAGGAACGTAACCAATAATATCATCATTATATTGATATTGAAGAAATTCAATCAACAAGAGTTCATCATCAATAGGAAGTATATTTTCTTTATTCTTACTAATATCAAATAAAAGTTCAGTTCCAGAATGAGTGTATCCAGAAACTTTAATTCGTTGTAAATCTAAATTAATGTCAAAGTCAAACCATATAAAAATGTCAAACGAATATTTTAATTTATCAGTAATAATGTCCAAGCCATCACTGATGCTGAGGTGTAAGAAGTCATACTTTTTATCGAAATGAAGAGTGCAGTAACGATAAAGATTTTTTTTATCATAAGTTGTAAGATTAATTCTTTTAAGAATCTCTTGCTGCTGTTCAAACTTTAAACTAATTGTATTATAGTCATTATATTCATAGAGTTCTAATTCAAAAATTTTTATATTAGAAGAATCTGAAATAATATATTTTGAGTGTTTGAAATGTTCGTTTTCAGTTGAATAATGGAAGTGTGAATCAGTTAGACTCTCCACAATTGATAGTGAAAAGCCTAATTGACGCAGTGTTTGTTTAATTTTACAAACATGTTCGTTCATAATAATTAAGCGTCTGGTTTAACTTCTGTCGCTGTAATAAAGAGAGTATTATCGTTAGATAACTTAACTTTTACTTTTTTGCCCACTTTAATATTGCCAATCCACTGCAGGTTAGTATTTTCTACTACAGAAAGACTGTTAGAAAAATCGCAAGTATCACCAAGTTTAACAGGGTCATGTGGAGATTCTGAAGCAATGTATTCTTGTTTGTTAAGAACTAACATCAATTTAATATCATCATCTTTGATAGTGGAAGGATAAATAGTCGCAGTTATACCAAGATTAACTTTTTGTTTAGCTTCAAGCGTTGAAGTTTCAAATTCATCATTTAATGTAAGAAAGCATGTAGAACTTTTATCTTTATCTTCTTGTGCGATTTGAATAGGGATCATTTTACCAATGGGTGTCGTTAACGAAAAAGAAATGGTTCCCTTGTCATCTTTAAAATCAAAGTTATATAATTTTGGTATTTCATCAACAGCATAAGCGGATATCGAAGCGATCAATAAAGATCCTGCAATAAAAATTTGTTTTAACATTGTAATTCTCCTATAAAGTATAAATTATATCTTTTAAAAAGAGAATTGCAATCATATTAAAATATGGATTTTATGGTTCTGGATAACCTTCAATAACTTCCATATAAAGTTCATTATTGTTAGGAAGTTTTATAGTTTTCTTTTCACCAACATTAATATCACCAGCCCAGTTAACATCAATTAAAGTGGCTACATTATTAGCAATTGTACATTTGTCATTAATTTTAATAGAGTTTTCGGTTGAAAAATCTTCTTCATATTTAAGTGATATAATCATATGAAATGTATCTCTAATTTTTGAAATCGTAAAAACAGAAACGAACGTATCTGAGTCGGTTGCTGAATAAATTTCAATAGGTATAGGTGGAGCCAAAGGATCATCAACGTCAATAACACAATTAGAAATCTTATTCTTATCTTTCATTGAACCAATACCACCATAGGACATATTACCTACCTCAAGCTCTTCAAATCCTATAATTTTGTTATGTTTGTCAGTAAAGTTAACAGTATAGACAGCATCGTCTATTTCTGCTGCATGTATTAATCCTGACGCCAACAATACACCAATAGCCAATAATGATTTAAACATAATGAAGTCTCCGAAGTTTACAAGTATTATACTCTCTTAACTTAAATATACAATGGACTTCTATTTAGATTTAGTTATCTGTAAATATAACTCGTTACCATCAGGAGTCACAATAATTGTAGTTTGTCCAATATTAAGGTTACCAAGCCATTTAATAGTAGGTGAAACACTGTTTAAGAAATCACACCGCTGATCGTTATTGGTTAAATTATCGTCTAATCTGATTTCTGGTTTGGTGTAGACCACCATTACTTTAAATTGATCATTATTCTTAGATAATGTGTAAATAGAGATGTCAGCACCAATTCGTTTAATGTTATAAACAGATGTTTTGACATTTAAATCATCAATTTCACCTAAACTGATCAGACAGTCTATTAAGGTATCTTCTTTTCCTTCTCCGATAGATGCATAGGATATTTGTCCAAGACTGGATGGAATAACAAGATTAACCGTTTTATTTTTATCAGTGACCGTTATGTCATAGTTAGGGGATACGATGTCAGGATCGTTAGCATTGACCAACATACCACTCAAAAGCACAATAATCAGGATTAGAAAATATTTCATAAGGTGCTCCTATTTTGCAAGACAGTGTATAGTATTAAAATAAATAAAGCAATCATACTTTGTATATATACACTATAATGCTAATACATTGTGTATTACTTATAAATCAACATTATTTAATAAAATATAACCTGATTTTTTGACTTAAGTTTTCTTTGTTATATTATGCGATAAGGAGAATTTAAATATGAAAACAGCCATCATTAGTCAGTGTCAAAAATACCGTTATGAACTAGGTAGAGACTTCGTAGAAAACGCCAATAATCCCGCCATATTTTGTATGCTAAATCCAAGCACTGCAGATGCCATGCTTGATGATCCCACGATTAGACGATGTATTCAATTTGCGAAAGATAATGGATACGATTCACTCAAAGTAGTCAATCTTTATGCGTATCGTTCACCCACACCAAAAAGTCTCTGGTTAACCGAAGATCCGGTGGGTTGTGAAAATGATGAATATTTGAAGAACTTATTTACCAGTAATAAAAAAATCATTTGTGCTTGGGGTGGAAATGCCAAGATGAATAGAGTGATTGAAGTCTACAACATGCTGAGTGAGTTAGGCGTTGAAATGTATTGTTTAGGGACTACCAAAGCCGGTATGCCAAAACACCCATTGTACATAAAAGGCGATCAGACATTCATAGAATTTAAATTAAGTGAAGAAAAATGAAAATTGAAAACATAATAAGCGGTAAACTTGTGATCGCAATAGCATTAATAAACGTAATACTAATTGCATTAAGTTACATGGGAATAACAGAAGCGGCTGGTTTTTTATACAGTACTGCTGGTCCTTACAAATATATAACTGGAACAGAATCAGAATATATAAAACTAAACACGAATTTAGTATTCAGTATAGTCTACATATTATTTTATATCGTAAGCTATTTGTTAATATTATTATATTTTGGAAAAACAGCAACAACAAGAATAATAGCATTTGCTTTAAAAGTTCAAATATTGATTTACAGCATTATATTTATTTTTTATGGTGCCATACAATCATTATCAGAAAATAAAATAAGAGTTTTAACTGAATACAATCCAACATCTTTTAATATTTATTGTTTAATAATAGCAGCGATTGCTGTCTATCTCTCAAATATTAATAACTTAAAGAATGTCAGAATGATGAGTCTAACAGCTATTGCTTGTCTAAGCGTAGCAATTTTAATTAACTTTCAAGGAAATATTTTAAGTGCTAGTATCACAAATATAATCACTGAACATAGTATGGCATTTAACAAAGAAGGAACACCACTTTATAAACACAAGGCTACGTTGCTAAGTGGAGAGAGCCTACCAGATGGTGTAGTCACCATAGAAAGAGCAACAGAAAACTATACTGATTATGTTAAATTATTTCATTATCTTACATATAATGAATTCAGTAATGAAGACATCTTTGAGATAATGGAAAAGTTTCATGATAATTTTATACCAAAAGATGAAGCGTATTTGAAAAGTAAAATTGGTTATGAAATAAAAGCAACAAAAATACATCAATATAATAATTTAATGAAATATAAAGATGAAGACATAAGGTTAATTAATATATACAAAAAAGATGGTGTTAAGGCTGCAATGCAAGCACTAAATGAAACAAAGAATAAAACATTATTGTCAGCTTTAATAAAAATAAAGAAAAATAAAGAAAATATTAACTTAGGGGAAAAAAATGAAAATAATAGGTAATAAAGTAGCATTAGCGTTTTTGCTCATAAATATGGCATTGATTACAATTGGATATTTTGGAGTAATGAACTCTGCAGGATTTTTAAATGGTCTGATAGCAACAGCCGATTTAACAACAGGCACACCAGAAGAGTATTGGACAGCAAAAAAAGATTATTATTTTAGTATCGTTTTTATAGCTTTTTTTGTGATTAACTACCTAGTAATCCTTTTTTATAGAGGACAAGGCGAAATCATGCGAAAGGTGTCAGCCGCTTTAATCCTACAATTGTTTATCACCACCGTGATCAGTATAATCACAGTGTTTATTATTGACGGCTATAATAAAACGCCAATTGAAGCATTTGAACCTTCTACATTTGGTATTTATTATGTCATTGTAGCAATTGCTAGTGCCATATTAGTCTATAACTTTAATTTCAAAAACAAAGTAGGTCTAGTTGCTGTAACCTCAGCATGTTTACTGGTTTCATTTATTTTGAATATAGAAAATAATATTTTAAGAGTTGATTTGGCAAACAAATCAGCAATTGTTATGAGTAAACTAAAACCTGTTGGCTCACCACTTATGAAACATAAGGTCACTTTATTCGGGGCTGAAAGTTATGAAGACGGTGTATCTACCTTAGATAGATTGACGGAGAACCAAACTAATTACCTTGATCTCTTGGTTTATGCTGGAATAAATAAGCCAAGTAATGAAGAACTATTTAAAATGGTAGAAAACTTTTATGCTAATCACGTTCATTATGATGAAACCTATTTAAAAGAAAAAATGGGTGATGATGCCAAACAAACGAGGTTAGCTCTTAATAACAAAATGCATTTGTATAAAGAAAATGACATGAAAATTATTGATATTTATAAAACACAAGGTTTAGAAGCCGCACTAAAAGAAATAGAAATATCAAAGAAAGGTTCGATATTAAGATTACTTATTAGTGCCGAGAAACAGGAACCAAAGAAAGTTGAAGAAAAGAAAGAAATTGTCAATAATTAATAAGAATAAAAAATAAACCAATCTGCCTGATTGGTTTATGATCATTGTGATAGAGAGAAAAAAAATGAAAATAATAACAACGAAAGTAATGCTCAACATATTAGCTATTAATATCATATACATTATTATTGGATATTTTGGCTGGTTAGATACAACAGGCTATATAAATAAAGTATTGTATCAAGACGAAATGTTAACAGGAACTCCAACTGAATATTGGAGAGTGACATTAAGTTATTATTTCAGTGTAACTTATATTATGCTTCCAATACTAAATATTATCACCATTATTCTGTATACTGGGTCAGGTGAAACTAGTCAAAAAGTAGCAACAGCATTAAAGGTTCAAATTGTTTTACTGATATTGATTAAATTTCTTACAACGTCTAATTTTTTAACACAGTATAGCGAAGAATTAATCACAGATACAAAGTCAATGAGTTTTGAATATTACTACATCATTATTTCTATTTTGAGTGTGTTATTCGTATACAGGAAAGACCTCAAAAACATAAAAATGATAGCAACAATTTCAGTGTCTTTTATGTTGTTAACACTGATCATGAATTTACATGTAAATATTTTAAGAGTAAACATGTATAACAGAGTAATTGAGGCAATCAGTAAATACACAACCGCAGGCACACCTGTCATTAAAGCAAAAGTCAACCTATTAAATGTTGAGTTCTATAATGATGGATTGATGTCAGTGGAAAGATCATCTAATGATTATAAAGATTTTATGGGGCTGTTCATATATGTAAGAACTAACAAACCATCTAATGATGAAATTTTTAAGATAGTCGAAACTTTTTATGCAAAATATGAAACAATAAATAATGAATATTTAAAAGAAAAGTTGGGTAAGTATTATGAAGGGACAAAAGTAGGTAGATACAATCGTCTACTTCAACATAAAGACAACGATTTACATTTGCTTGATGTCTATAAAAATAAAGGGTTGGCGGTTGCAATGAACGAAATTGAAAAGATGAAAAAAGACAAGAAACAATCCATTATTTATCTATTCATTAAGACAGTTGAAAATGTGAAAGAACTTGAAAATCCTTTTTTAATTTAAAATTGCAACTCACTCAAATATTTTTCGATTTTTGTTTTAACATACATAATATCACCTTGTGGGCCATACAAAACAAACTTGTTTTCGAAAATCCACATGGACTCTTGATATTGAATAGGCCAGCCCTTATTTTCAATAATATCATCCAAGTATTGACGAACAGTCCGTAAGTAATACCATCCAATATAGAAGGTAGTTGAAATCATTTCAGTGGATTCGCCGCGACTCATGTGTTATCTCCTTTGCCTCAAAGCAATGCAAGTCATTAGCCTCATTATAACAGAACCATAATAATTAAACAATAAAAAACCCCACCGAAGTGAGGTTTTTTTATAACATAATGCTAAGATTAAATTATTCAGCTTTCACCAAAAATTTATCATACAACGCTTTCAGGTTCACATACACTTTTGAATACTCGTAGTAGTTAAAATAGTAATCTGGTTCTTCATCAAATGAATGCCTTTGAACCATTGATTCTATTACTGAACTGTCAACGTCATCACGACCTAGACTTCTCAACAATCCCAAAACTTCTGGAATAATCTCTTGTTCACCTTCACTGTCTACGGTTCTATTCAAATACTCATAGCAATCGTTGCCTGAGACACCACCAGAAACCCAAACTTTTTCGATCACAGCAGTTTCCAGCACTTTGTCATCTAACGCTTCAATACACTGTTCGGTTAACGAGTAATCACGCGAAGTTAAAACATCCACGGACACATTTGCAAACACTACTGCTTTTTTTACAAACTCTGTAAACTCAATCATAATTTTTCTCCTTATATAATCGTCACTAGATTCATAGGATATAATTATTAATTGTTATTGCTTACTCATCATTGTCGCAATACACCACATCATACAACTCTTTCAAATTTACATAAAGCCGTGCATAGTTGGTATAGTTACCATAATAATCACTTGAATCACTCAGGTCAGTCGATTTAACCAATGGCTGAACAGTTGCCATATAATCAACAAAACTAATATCAGACCGGCCAACGGCTTTCAGAACCTTAGCCACATCAGGCGTGATATCTTCTGGCGTATCACCACTACGTGAATAACCTTCACCACCCCAGCAGCTTTTACCTGTATGACCACCAGAAACCCAAGTACGCTCAAAGAAAAGCGATTCCAATTCACTATCGCTCAGTGAAGGCAGTTCTTTTCTAGAAACTGTACCATATACAGCCTGAGTATCTTGATATAAAGTAACAGCTTCGAAAGCTTTTTCAACAAATTCTCTAAATTCCATACTTACTCCTTTGACCTCTCCACGGCCAATGCAAAAAGGTTATCAAATGTTTTCGAAGTGATATTAAACCACATCGAAGACTTATCATAGCTTACAAAAATTTCTGCTTCCAGACCTTTTACAGAAATCGTAAAGATTGTATCAAGGTCTTCTGTTTTTTCAATATCTTGCAAAGCACGCGGAACAACATCATTCCAATGCAAACGCATGGTGCCTACCCCATCTTTAAACATAAGACACGAAACTTGTTTAATGGGTTCAAAGTCATCTTGAACTTGTTTACCACCACGAAACAGTTGATTGATCAACTTATTAATAGGCTGGTTAGCCAGAAAATGAGTGACAGCTTCTTGAATAACTACGTGTGCAATTTTCATGATTAATATCTCGTTCTTTTTGAATGTGCCTAATTATAGCAAAAATCGAAAATTAAAGCAACTGTTAAGCTTTGAGTTTTGCTTCTTCTTTTCGGTCTTGACACACCTGTTGACGACGCATGATTTCAGCTTTTCTTTCTGAAAATTTGACCACATCTTCATGCTCTTGATATTCTTTCATAACCTGTTTTTGCTCAGCCATCGACGTAGCAGAAGCTTGATTCTTAATCATAGCGGCCAATAGTTCTTGTTCTTTTCTGTAAAGGCGTGTCAAGTCCAATGCAATGACTTGTTCATCATAATAGTTCAACGGTTCTGAAATCATTGTATATACTCCAAAAATTAAGGTAATAAGGGGTTACTTCAAGTCAACCAATTTAAAGTGAAATTCTGGGTTAACACTGTCTGGATATCCCACAGGCTCACACACCACATGAACATCGCCCAACATGTAATCAGCCGAAGTATGCATATGACCATGAATAGCAACCTTAGCCAACGAATTTCCAATAAAGTTGTCCAAATGATTGGTAAAGTAATGGTTCATCTTTAAATCTGCTGGATGGTCACGGTAGCTTGTGTGAACACTTTGGTGAGAAAAACCATAATGAGTCACCAGAACTTTCACATAACCATTGTCATCATACAAAGCATTTTTCAAATAATCATATGACTTTTCAAACTCTTCATAAATTTCTTGTGCAGTGATATATTCATCATTATTAGCATTCAAGATTTTTTGAAAGTCTTTGATCTCAATAGCCGCATTATACATGGTGTGAAAATCTTGGCGATTAAAATCGACCCACAAAGTAGAACCAATAAACTCAATGTCGTCAATAACCACAGATGAGTTATCCAAAAAGTGAAAGTTATCAATCTTGACAGAGTTCCAAAAGTCACGGACTTCTTTCAAGGTGAAGCCATAGAATTCATGGTTACCCAAGATATAAATGACCGTGTATTTACTGGCACAGTCTTTGATAAATTCAAGGTGAGACTGGTTACTACCAATATCCCCAGCCAAGATCAAAAACTTCACACCATCAATCACAGGAATATTAATATTGTTCCTGTATTCAAGGTGAAGGTCGCTCATAACAAGGGCTTTTACAGTGGACATGACAGACTCCGAATCAATTAAGTTCGTGTATTATACACAAAAATACTGTTTAGATCAAGATTTACTTTTTTTCTTGAAAAACAAACGGTCGGGAATGCCATATTTTTTACGCTTGGAAAAATCATTGTCATAGACAGCAATCATAAAAATGAGGATATAGAGTGCTGAAAGAGAGTTTGCCATGTCAGAGTCTGGAACTTTCAGAACATACTTGAAAAAGGGGATAACAAAGACCATGTAGGTAGGAATAAGAACAACAAACAGGCGAGTAACGGTGTTATACCAGAACCAAGTCCATGCAGCACCAAGGCCAAACAGAATTTTGCTCATCATCGTCATTATCCTCAAATGTGTGTAGAGTATTATACCACAATCAAACGAATTCCACCATACCTTCATGATGACGACTGTAAGTATACCAGCTTTTTGCGGTATCTTTCCACTTGTTAGAATTATAAGGTGCCACAACAGGGCAGAACGATGGCATTTCAGCTTGAACAAGGTCAAACGTTTTCCCAGTAGCGGCTAACATGTGAACATGCGTATCATCACTGACATAAAGATCTTGAAGCTGCTCGTTTAACACGCTCATCATAGCATGTCCAATACCTTTCTTACGAAACTCTGGTTTAACATAAGTGCCGACCAAACCAATCATCGTATAACGACGTTTTTTGTTGTTCAACGTAAACTTTGGATCAATGGTATCATTAACAATGTAGTGTTCCAGAACAAGCAGTCCCACGGGTTTCTTGTCAACACGACAAACCACTGTAGAAAAATGACTAACTTTGATAAAGGTAACATCACCCATAGGGCGAACTTCATCCCCTTCCAAAATATAGAAAGCGTTGTTCTCAAAACGGCTAGAGCGGTGTTCTTTCTCGAAAAGCTTATGACGCTTGATGAGATTAGCCATTTTGCGGTTGTCGTGAATTTCCGTATACTTAATGTCGAACATAATTACGCTCTCTAAAAGAATGTCTAATTATAACATAATCACAAAAAAAATAAAAGCAAATTGCTAATTTGAATTTAAACAATATTGGTTGCCATCTAGACCATATTTAGGTATAATCACTCAATATCCAAAATAAGGTAAACACAATGAAAACCTACACCGATGCTGAACGTCTCGCTTGGACAGTGGCGAAAAAACCGACCATTGAATGTGACGAAAGAGCCGTCAATAAAGGTTCTAAACATGATTTTTGGATTCGGTTCTGGTGTGAATCAAAACATCATGTACTGACAGGTGAAACGCCCAACAACGTGATTGATAAAGCGATGAACTATTGCTCTATAAAAGCACTAATCAACGAAGAATATGACGAACACTTTACTGTTTCATTAGGCCAAGGTGAGAGTGAGAAAACATTTGTCTTTAAACTGCCAGCCGAAATTGAAGAAATCAGCGTTATTCAAGATGCATACTGGGCTGCTTGTAAAAACATGGGTGTCTGCCTTCATGAAAAACGAAGCCATGAAACCTATTTGACGTTGATTGAAAATGAAAAAATCAATAAACCCGCTTTCAGAAAACTGGAAAGTAAGGCTGTCTTTGTTCCCAACAACTTATTTGACAATGATGAGTTCATAAATTTGCTTCAAAATTTTATGATGACTGAAAACGAATCATGCTATTTGATTCAAGTTTCGGTACCTGATGAGGTTATTGCTCATTTACCATCATTGAATAAAACAAAGTATGCACCAACAAATGTTATATTAGGTTATAGCTAACTTGACAAATAGTATTAAATGTAATACTATTTAGATCTTGGTAGGGTATATCGGATTTTTTTATTGAGTAGTTTCATGCCGTATACTTTTTGTTGTAAAAAAAAACTCACTGTTGAAAGGTTTTTTTCGTCTCGAAGATTTTTTCCTCGTTAACAGTAGATAATAGAAAATCTGACATTCTAACTGGGTGTGGTTGATCTGGGAGGGAGTTGTGAAAATAACCAGTGATATAGTAGCCACCAAGGGCAATTATAACACGGGATCAATAGGGGTTCTTTATCCGGCAATTCATCGCCGCTCTTACCTATTACCAAGCCCTGCTCGAAAGAGCGGGGTTTTTTATTTGGCTTTTTTAACAGGTGGCTTAACATCTTCTTTTACGGGTGCAACTTCAACAGGTGCAGGATATAAGACATCAAGTTTAAAACCAATACAATGATTATATTCGTGTTTGATTTTTAAATTCTTGATTGAATAAACGATGCCAGATCTAATCTCAAAGTGGCGTTTTATCACTTCAAGTTCAGCACTGGATAGATTAAGCACCTGATAAGGTATTGGAATGAACAACATATCATTAGGCAACTTTTTTTCATAATGAAGACGATAGTCAAGCTCTGTGGCTCGCTCTATCATGTCTCTTTTTGAAAAAAGGTCATGAGCTGTTTTCACTTTTTTAATCAAGCCAGTGATGGTATCAATGGCCTTAACGATCTCCGGTGTATGTGTTAGCTGTGGAAGCAAAGGAACAATATCAGTCATCAATAGTGCCTTGCATTCTCTGCGAGATGGGACAACGGTGCTTGAACAAAAACAAACGTTTTGTCATCATCGGTAATATAAAGCCATAATTTTAAATCTGAATCTTTAAACGCATACTCCAACAAACTAAGAACGGATGGCTTACATGATTGTAAACTGTGAAGGTCAGAAATGTTAAGATAAAGTGATTCTGGATCTAAATCAAACTCGTAATCTTCTGGAAAAATGTCTTCATCATCAACCATGCATGCTGTTCTGATTGTCATTTCAACTGAGTATGCATCATACAATTCATCGAGTGCTCTAAAATTTTCAATAGTGGTGGTTATTTCTGATAGTGCTGCTTTGTAACTGTCCGATAATCTAACTGATAGTTTAGGTATTCCAGCCATTTTAATTCTCCTTAAAAGATTTAATATAGCAGAAAAAATAAAAAAGCCAACACAAGTGCTGGCTGATTTCACAAATTTAAAGAATTATAATTGAACGTCTACTTTCTTTGTACTTTCAACATTATCTCTTATCTTTTCAAGTGCAGGATTAAACATGACATAATGAATTGAAGTTTCATCACAAGCAATATAGGCTGAATAACTATCAGTACCTTCTTCAACTGTATACGCATACATGGCACCATTTTGCACACTAGGCTGAGCATTGGTATAGGTCTTCAAAAAAGTGTCATTTAATGAATTAGCAATATCGACACAACTGTATTTACCCGAGGTTAAATCACCAGTGGCTTCTACTTTGCGAACAAGTTGATCATCATTAAAATAGACATTGTATTCATTGAAGAAATCGTCAACAGGTTGTGGTGGCTGAACCTTAACAGGTTCAAGAACAGTGGGTTGGAGATTTTTTGGATAAAACGAACTTTGCTCTCCAATTTTGATTCCAAAGGGTGCAAAATCTGCTGCATGAACAGCTAAGGAACTACTGATCAAAAGACACGCTAATAAGGTTTTCTTTAACATATAAACTCCTAGTTGTTTTTCTTTTAACTTCGGTTCAGTATACTATAATCTGACTGAAAGTCAAAATTAACAACTAAGAGTATGATGAAAGGTTAATTAATACCAACCTCTCCGATTGAGTTCATCTTTAATGTAATTAACGATGCTACGGTTTTTAATATCACCTTTGAGTTCGTAAAAATATTGCAGACCACTCTTATCAGCAATCGCAATGGCAATGGCAGCCGATTTTGGCGAACTATGAAAAATATAAAGGCACAGATCACCAGTAAACGCCAAATCAGAAACTTTTTTGTAGAAGTCATCACGAGTCAAATAATCAGCCTGAACATTTCGTTGCATCCAATCTGTAAAAATGTTCATGTCTCGCTGATGAAGCTCACCTTTTTTAAAATCATGATTGTTACATTCAAGCGTATTAATGCCACGAACATACATGGAAGTCTGCACACTGGTAAAAGCATTACCACTCTGGATACTTTCTTGTTCCATGATTTTATTGAAGCCTTTGTGCAAAGTAGTCATAATGTATCTCCGATGAAAAAGTATGGTCTATTATAGCAGTTTAGAGCGTTTTAAACAAGGTTATGATGAATAATATAGCAAATCAACAGCAAAGAATTACGAAGACGGTCACTTTTACCACCACCATAACTGGTGCGATACCGAAGACTGTCCAGCGAACGAACCTTCACATAGGCACCCACACTGTCAAAGCTGATATCCAGTGTAGACGTGTCTTCACCATCATTATCATCTTGTAGGCGAGAGTAAACAAAACCATCCAGCACTTCTGGGTAGTCTTGTTCTTTAACAATGGCATTGATGAGTTCAATTGGATTTTTCAAATCCACACCACTGGAAATACGCCCCAACATGTTGTCCATGCCAATACCCCGAGCGGCGATTTTCAAGAAGCCAGTCAGTGTAGGATATTGTTCAAAGGAAAAGAACATGTCTTGATAAATATCATTCATATTACCATCGGCATCACGAAGTGTTTGAACATCTGGATTAATGCAAGGCATCACATGAATATCGCAGTCATGAGCAATACAGATAGCGAATTCTGAAATTTGGTCATTAGGAACCGTTGGGAATACGGAGAAATAATCAACGCCATCAAAACCAATATTGTAAAAGGAGTTGAGAAGCTTAACAATTTTTTCGTTCATGAGTAATAACACCTTTGATTTTTTGATAAGGCATTATACCATAGTAGAATGAAAAAAGGAACCTTTCGGCTCCTTCTGTCTGCATTATTGAGCAACGAACTGCTCACCGTAGTCATCAATTTTGGTATTTCCATGTTCAACATAACGCTGTGGAACTTCATCGGGAGTTACTTTGCGAATATACGCATCCAACGCACCTTCAAAACCATCAGCAATGATTTTATTCAGGTAGAAGTCAAAACCACTGGCGTTCGCAATTTCCTGAGAAATCAATGCAGCTTCTTCGGCTTTAAATTTAACACCATCACGCCACATGGTAATCCATGTAAAGGAGTCTTCTGAACTCCAATCCACTTGCAAATTATGTTTCAATGCGACTAAGCCAACAGCCGCTTTAATTTGTGTACAGGTTAGTTTACTCATGATATACCTCAAAAAAAGAGGAACCCGAAGGTTCCTATCAGTTTAGTTCTGTGCCGCCTTTGCGAGAAAGGTAAGCAGTTGAAACGCTTTTTAAGACAACACGGCCAATGGCTGGATCTCGACGCTGAACAAGCGGTTCCACAACAAGACCCTCACGAATGTGTGTTTCTTTGCCAGAGTAAGTTTCCAACCCATCAGTGTATTTCAACATGACTTCTTTGCTGTATGGGCCTTTGTAAAGCACAGGAACACGTTTCAAGTTGAACTCAGTGAGCAAGGCTTCAAGCACATCATCATCCACTGGGAACACGCCTTTTGCATCACTACGCGAACCAAGGAACAAGTTGAAGACACGGAAATCAAATACGCCAGCATCCAAGCCGTAAGTCAAATCTTGAACAGCACCAAATGTTTCGCCCGAAATATAAGCATTGGTTTTGTAGCGATCTGCAAGGATGGCTGTAATCTCATAAAGATTGAACTTTTTAGCAACACGAATGTAAATGTTATGAGCATTTTGTTCGTTGTCACGAAGCACCAAGCCTTTGTTAAAGAAACCTTTGCTACTCACGAATGAGCGACCATCAACCACATGTGGAATAGGGTCTTTACCATAAACGCTACCAGCAATAGTGAACGTGCCATGAAGTTTTTCAGTCATGGATACAAGCTCACCATCAACCAATACATCAGGGTAACGCTTGACGTTTTCAATGTCAAAGTGGAAAGTGTTTTCAATGCCCACGTTAGAAATCTCACCATTCATGGAGGCTGGAATAGGAGCTTCATACTTGATGATACCCAATTCTTCGGCTTTATCGTCACCGATAGCCCAGCCATCACGGGCTTTAAAGCAAAGACCTTGACTAAGAACACCACGAAGCATGGAAGGCTTCAAACGGTTTTTCTTGGAACCTGCCAATTTACCAAGGCAACCCACTTCTTCTTGAATGAAATCAGGAACAAGGGCACCTTCTGGAATATAAACAGCCAAGTCACCTGTTTTCAGGTATCCTTTTTGAATGATCGAGAAGAAATCCCCGACGCGAGCCAGTTCAATCGCATCAGCGTTAGGATGTGGCTCAACAATGACTGGAAGAACTGTCGCTTTAAACGTAGACATTTTGTGTAATCCTCTTTTATTTTCAATCTCGTAATTATACTAAAGAAATCACTCCACGTCAAGAAAAAACGAGAAACGTGCTAGATTTTAACCATTTCAACAAGTTTTAAAACATTATCATCAATTTCATTCACTGGAATATTGAGAAATTTACCAATTTCATCAGCATAATGTTCCAACATGGGTTCTCTGAGTGATTCAAAATCTCGATAATAAACATCCAGATTGAGATATTTAATAGTTCCCTTCATTTCTGTATTTCTGTAAAATCTAGGCTGAACAGGTTCAGTATGAAAATTCACCATAAGTCGGGTGGATGTGCTGAGCAATTCTAATTGATAATAAGCCACATCATGAACACTGGTATAACCTTCTTTCAAGACAATATTTTGAATATTGTGAAGGGTGAATTGATCAAAGAAGTTGGCAGCAAGAAACCCCTCTAAACTATCTTCAACGACTTCACTCAAAAAATCGGTTAATCGTGTGACCAACTTTTTTACATGAAAATGTTTAAAAGGTTTTAAAACCAAGGGTGCAACGACATCAGCATCAAGCTGGAAGAGCATAACAGGATCAAAATTATGATTGTAGAAACTGAGAAGTTTTACGGCACAATAACGCCCCACCATTATATCGTGTTCCTTAGCGAACACAGTAAACAGTTCTTTAAAGCTATCTGTTTCAGCCGAATTGACATTCATATCTTGATCCGTAACTAAGAGTTGAAATTATAAAACCCCTGACCCAGCGAAACAGCTAGTTCAGTTATTTTTCAAATAAACATCACGACCAAACATAAAATGATGATAATCACCCCAAGCAATGCCAAGATATTCGTGAAGTTCCATATTTAATGAAGGTGTATTATGCCATAATTCGACTTTATCGTCAAGATGATTTACGGAAGTGATGCTATAGCCATGCTCAACCATAACTTGATTAAATACAAGATGATAGTCTTGCAGTTCTTCTTGGGTCAATTCACCAAAAGAATGCTGAATTGCGGTCAAAAGGGTATCATCACGAAATGTAAACCAAGAAAAATCTTTGGATACTGAATGGGATTCAACCAGAGCAATAAACTTTTCAGTCATTGAACGTATAGCGTTAACAAAACTTTCATTGTCTTTCTGAGCTATTGTCATATGAGGACTCCCATAGGCTGGTTAAGTTCGGTGGTTGCCTAGAATTATATCAATTCTTTCTAGACTGGTTAATGTGGTATCTTCTAATTGCTTGTCTCTGTCCGCGATTCGATCTTGCATTCTTTTGTCAGCTTCTTTACTTTCTAGACGAAACGAGTAAAAAATCATACCAAATCCGGCTGTAAAACCAATCAGTAATGGCATAAGGAATAAAGCGAACATGAGGAAATGAGAATCCCCTTCAAAAGCTTTCCAGACCATAAACCGACCTGTGGAAAGCATGTAACTATTCCAGAAGAAGAGTGAGAATGTCGCAGCTCCGAAGACACTGCATAATCCTGCTTTAAAGACTTGTTTTGAATTGATCATAATTAAGCCCAAAAAATATTTAAGTTTTTCTTATATGCCTGATCAATGATTTCAAGCATATCACTGAGAGCACCATGAATATAATCCATAGATGCACCACAATCATAGAAGTTTCCATTTTGTGATGGCTCAACAGCATGGCCTTCGTTGACCTTATTCAAGGCCATGAAGACTTTCTTACGGAACACTTGAATATCAGCATGATTGATAGCATAGTAGCCACCATCAGCTTGTGTGGCAATACGGATATTACGATCTACCAGATCCAATAACAAGTAGAAATTAGCGTAGCTGAAATCACGACTTTGTTTGAAGTCAATGACACGCTCCATCTGGTAATGGCGTTGAGTTTCTTCATCAAATGGGCAATAACCTTCAAGCTTGAAATACTCTTCATCCAAATCAGGATAAAGATCAGCCATGAACACCTTCTGTTGTGGGTAATCATCGTGATTGATTTGAGCTTGGAAGGTAACACCCATGATAATGACCTCTTTAAATTAAGAAGGTCATTATATCATAAAATAAGAAAAAATCAACCACTACAGTATGAATTCGCCTTTTTTACGTGGCGTTCTATTTTGCACGTTTGGCATTTGCGTTATAGCCGATGAACCACTCACACTTGTACAGTTTTCCACATAACTAAAAGAAAAAGCGTATTTAGAAGGTCCAAAGAACATGTCTTCTCTAGTCATTTTATAGTAAAGTTCAGGATTCGCATTCATAGGTTTTGATGCACAAACAAATGATCCCAGTTTGATATTATCAGCATCCATGACGCCAACCACCCATGTGTTGGAATTTTGATCAAATGCTCGATTGATTGTAAAGATGTCTTTCCGAACATTATAAGTTGTTTCTGAAGATGGCACCTCAAAAATAAACAAACTCAAAAAAAGGAATGCCAACGCAATCATAGCTACCCCCATAACTGCTAAAAGAATTCTTTCAAATGTATCAGGATTCTGGTTTTCAATACGCATGTCAAATACCTCATTTTAAAAAATTAAAGATATATTATTTTTTGAAAGAGTAAGCCGAAAAGCTGTCCCAATCACACGAAGAACGTGTCAAAATAGATTTAAATTGATGATAGGCACAAGAAGCGGCGTCACTCAGGTGCAAGAAATTAAAACGGTGAGCTGCATAAATAGTAACAGGATAATGATATTCAGCACCAGTGTGCAAATCAGCTTTGATGGAAGAGACTCCATTTTTAAGCGTCATATTTTTGTTCACATAGGGTAAAAGGGCATCATTATTGGTTACTTTTTCAAAGGTATCATAAATACTGATACTATGTTCATATTCCACAACAATCACTTTTTTGAACAGAAAATTAATCATCAGGTGGCTCTCCGAAAGAAAAGGATGACCGAAGCCATCCATGATATTGTTATTTCCTTGATTTCAGCTTGTTATCGAGGACTTCTTTTTTAGCATTGTTCAATCCTACCACAACCCAACTGATCTTGTCATCAAGTGCTGAAATAATTTTATCAGCTTGATCGTTATAAAACTCAACACATTCTTCCTTATTGTCGAAAACATGCAAAGCTGTGCCTGTATTAAACCGATAACCTGTATTGTCGAAAATACCAATCACTTTACTGCCTGCTTCACCCGTTTTTGTCAAAGTTCTAAAATGGGTATCTGAGTAATGAATAGGCTTAGTTGGCTTGTTTTCTTCGTTCGAAACAATAATAACTTCTGTTGGCGGGACATGGCGGATAGCTTTCTTATCCAAGTCAGGTTGACGATAATCACAAATCCAAACTTTTTGGCCGACATGCGGGCCTAATTCTCTCAAAACTTTAATATCTAACTCCATAAAAATCACCTCTTAAAGAGCAAGTATTTTAACATATTTTAAAAATAAAATCAATAAAATTATGTCTTTTTTATGAACATTTAATAGGCAAAATCATAGACTAAAACAACAAAATAAGGTATAATCAAAAGATATATAAATTGAGGATGTTAAATGTATCTTTCATTTCCAAATTACGAAGAATTATCAAGCAACCCAAACCTTGCGAAAGACCAAGAAGGTAAGGTGTGGGAATTATTGTATGAAAAATTCGTAAAAATGAATAATAACCCAAATATCACAGATGAAGATATTCAAAGTAACCTTGGGATTTATGGAACAACTACCAAATTTTATAATACTAAGGATTACTGTACAGTTAACTTTGCTGTTAATTTTTTCGATTGTTATATTGTAATACCTGTACATTTATATTTTAATCAACATGGAAAATACAATAGATGGCATTCAACATATATGGGATCAAAAAATGATTTAAGTTTAATGAATCTTTTAAATATTAATCATTTTAATGACGATTTGTCTAAATTAGAGTTTTCATTAGATGAAGATGCAAACAATAAAACTGTATATGAAATCATCAAAGAAAATTATATAAAAACACCAGAATATCCAAAAATAAGGACTACTTTAAAATATCGTTTTGACACTGAGCATAAGGTTTATTTGCGTGGTTTTGAATCAAAAATTAATAATTCAAGTTCTAATTATTCAATGGAAGGTTTTGAGAAATTTGAAACTGAACTTATGTTTTTAAAGTTCGTAAAACATGTCACAAATGAAAGAGATTCTGTTGATTCATCATTTATTAATTACAAAGATATAGATTTCACCCAATCAGAATGGATGCGGGAAGTTCATAAACACTTTTTCAGAAGCTTAACAGGTGACAAACGCACTGCATTCTTGGATTATATGAATGTAATAGACATGATAGCAATTTAACAAAATACAGGGTGAATGATGAAATTATACTTTCCAAATTTTGAAGAGTTATCTAAGAATAATAAGCTCAAAGACAAGCACTTTGAAATTGTTCGTGCCATGATGTGTGAAAAATTAATAGCAATTAACAATAATCCAAATTTAACCAAAGAGTTAATTAAAGAACATCTTGATTTGGTAAAAGACGAAACCTCTTTTTATGTATCTGGAAAATCAAGTGATTGCATTGTCATTACCTTTAAATTTAACTTATTTGAATTGTTTAACTGTGAGTTTGAGTTGCCTATTTATGTGTATTATAATGAAAAAGGTCAACAAACGCATTACAGTGCTCTGTATAAGGGTGAATCATTCGAATCAACATTAATCAATCATCTGAACTTAAATCATTTCAATAAAGAAGGTAATGAATTAGAATTTCATCTACAAAAAGATTACTACGGTTCAGCCTATGCCATCAAGCAGAAACACTGGGTGATCTTGTTGCATTTAAGAAAGATGTCGAGCATGACATATTTCTTTGACAAAAATCATAAAATTTGCCGTAAGACATTTGAATTGAAAAATATAGTTAAATCTAATGCTACAAGTTACTCACTCAACTCTAATGGTGATGTTGCATCAGAACTAATGTTGTTAAGATTTACTAAACACGTCATGAATGTAAAAGAAGAAGTAGATTCAAGCTTCTTCGATCCTAAAAATATTGACTTGGAAGATAACAATTGGTTTAAAGTGGTCAATAAGTCATTTTATGATAATTTTAATGGTGATAACAAAGTGGCTTTTATGGATTACTTAAAACTGATTGAAATGATCGAAATTTAATCAAACTGCATTATATTGCATAAAAGAATACAAAAAAGCACCTAAATCTGCAATATAATGCCGATTAGGTGCCATCTTTTAATATTAAGCAGTATTATATTGCCGATTTCAAATATCAATCATTCTCATCAATGTCACTTGATCTGCAGTAAAGATGTTTTTACTAAGATCATAACAATCCTCAAATGTAATATCTTCAACAAAAGGAAATTGTTTTTTAATCTCTTTAAAATTCATGTTTTGTCCACGACGCCTAGCCAACATGTCCATGACACGCCATTCACCTTTCTTACGCTTGTCATAGATAATATGAGACATCTCAAAGCAACCATCATCTGAGGTTGCATACTGAAACGTCCAGAAATCACCATCACGACGATCTACGACGACAGGTTGCATAGGATTGTCACGAACAGCAATACCATTCACATACCAACTTGTAGTGTTTAAATTACCATTTTTAAGATAAAATAGAGAGCATGGAAGGTTATCTAGTCTATGGAAAATATAGTGTTTTTCTGGCTTAATCTGAAACCCTTTGAAGACAATAAGATCTTCACTCAATTGAAAATAAATAGTATGAAGATCATCCAGAACGTAAATATATTCATTTCGGTTCTCGGGTTTAATAATCTGACCAGCCTTAACGAATTCTTTAACAGGTGTGACAAATCGTCCAGTTTGCTCAACTGATAACAAACATTCTTTTAATTGGTCAATGGTATTGATTAATAGCATGGTTATTCCTTAAATAAGAATCATATCAATAATAGGTAGATAAGATTTAATCAATTTGCTTTTGTTTGTAAGGTTTTCAATTGACCGAACTTTACCTCTCAAAGCGGATGCAATTTCTGGATAGTCTGCTGACAGTTCAATCAATGTGATTTGCCGACCATTGCGTTTAAAGGTCATGTCAATAAGGTATTGTGATTGATCAGTGACTCTAATTTGGCTCACATAGGTTTTATCATAAACATGGCTATACCTAGCAATAAAAGAACCGTAACTGCGTTCCACACTGTCAGGTTTATTTCCACGTTTGTAAGAATAAAATTGTTTTTCATTCCACTGGTGACTGCCTGAATCAAAGCGAACGGATTGAATGACAAATTTTTTCAAATTAGCAATCGTTACATTATCAAGAACATAGTTTTTTACGACAACAAAGCTATCAATCACCAAAAAATAAACCCTAAATCCTTCACATCTGAAAAAGAAGGCGATGACACTTTTATGATAATGGGATAAGTTAGCCAAGAGTTTATCACATTCTTCATCAGTCTCAATGATTTCATTCATCAAAAGCTCAGGAGCAACGAAAACAGGAGCATTATAATCAAATGCAACTGCTTTCAGTTCCTCAATAGTATTGACATTAATTGGTTTTCTCATAAAAAATAAGCCCTCAAGTGGGCCTATTTTATCACAACTGAATGAATAATGAAAGCATTATCGGGTCAAATCAATAACTAATGAACCAATATACATATTTCTAGGAGCATCGACAACGGTGACATAAATTGTCTGATTACCGCCTGTTGAAAGATGACCAGTAGCCACTTCATTCAATGCGTCTTCTGACAAGATATATTCCAAGAAATTATCGACCTTATAATTTTTGACGTTATCATGCCCAAACTTGATACTCTTAATAGCTTCTTTGTAGACTTCAACAATATCACGTTCACCCAAATCAAATGTTTTCGAAAAATCAGATGAACCATCAACGGCAAAATCATCATCTGTATCAATTTCAATCAAGAGTTGACGAACACCAACAAGGCTTTGGTTTTTTTTGATTTCATCGAGAATAAGATGGCTACTGTCATCAGTGTTCAGTATAAGGTCATTAATAAGTTTGGACGCTACAATATTATGCATGGTGACACTCCGAATAAGTAATGGTTTAGTATAACATGACAAGAAAATAAAGGCAAAAAAAAGATCAAGCGAACTTGACCTTTTTCATTGTTATTTAACGATTAAAGATATCTACGTTTTGCATCATAAGATAACTGAGCAAATTCATAAGCTGTTTTATCCGAATTAAGGACAATAAAACCACGATGCCGACGCTGCTTACTGTAGGTATCTTCATCAACATAAGACCAGTTGAAGAAGGTGCAATCCAGCCCTTTGTAAGAGCCAGCATAGATACCATCGGGAACTTCCATTAAGTCAACAGAAGCGGATGGAATATCAAAGCCTACCATATCTTGAAGCTCACCATGAAAATACCAACCCATTGCAGAAGCATAGAACCCTTCTGGTGGGTCATTTAGGCTGTCGAACTCAATTACTGAATTAACACGTAACATTGTAAATCCTTTTGGAAAATGAAGGGAATTAACGCTTGCGTGCTTTTTCGTGTTGCGACCACATTTTTTCTTCTTGACGACGCTTGGTTTCAGCAACCTGTGCGTAGGCTTGTTCGATTTCTTGTTCTTTTTTTGCTGAATTTACTGTTGCCATGATTGTGTTTCCTTATTTAGTTAGTGTGGGGTTATTATATCAACGTTTTTATTTTAAAACAACTACTTTTTTAACATTTTTAAATTTATTTTTGAAATTTTTTTTAATTAACGATACATATAAATCGCTGGATAAGAGCCTTTGGTGTTGCTACCGTGGATACCAGCATAATACAGTTTGACTGCATCGGATAAGGCTGGAAAGTTTTTCAACTTGATGTAACTTTCAAGTTCACGACGAACTTCATCAAGCACGTTACCATTGCTATCAAACAAGAGTTCAAACAACTCAACATGATTTTCATTATCACTGCTACGATAAGGGTCAAAATATTCGATTCCAAACTCTTTAAGGTTAAAGTTGCCTTTCTTATTAAATACGCGGTCAAAACGAACAGTCATACGGCTCATAACAGTTTCCTTATAGATTAAAGATAGCGACTAAGGTCAGCATCTTTTTTGATTTTAATGTAAGCGTAAGTCACACTACTGCCATAATAGTCATTATGCCAATAAGTGTCATTCGCATGAATTTTAAGCATGTTGTCAACAAAAGCCTCAACATTTTCTACTTGTGGATAGTGTTCACGAATGAGTTCACGAATCTCGTAAAGTGGAACCTCAATGTCTACGTCAGTGGTAGACTTATGGCAATAACCACCACCTTCATCCCGATAAGAATCGACAGGAGCCGTCTCAATGACTGGGTAATAAATCAACAAGTAGTCTTCCACAATTTTATCGTGAAATTTAATCTTGTTAGCCACATGAACTTCTGCGTTGTAGGCGTCCTCTGGTGCATAATCCAGCATAGAACGAAGCTCAGGGAAAATTTCTTTAAGCATATAACTGATGTCTTCATGCAAAAGACCATTTTCAATTTGCCAAACGAAGGCTTCACCTTGATCAGCATTGTGCCCTGCAACGTAGTGGATAGACATATTAAATTCCTTCAACTTTAATGGCATAGGATTGAAGTGAGATACGCTCACCGTAATAAAGGTTAATATCGTGGTCTATGATAACCGCATCCTTTATCATTTTAGTGGCATCATTATAGCCCATTTCGGTCAATTGAGCAACCATTTCTTCCATTGGAACAGGATAACGGTTGGTTTCAGAGTCAGAATGAGTGTAATCGCCATCACTGTCATTATAGTCTTTGACAGAATAAGTGTAAGAATCTACAAAGTAGAAAACAATGTAGTGCGATTCAACAAAATCTCGCATTTTTTTGACAACGGCGTCTGACAAGTACTGTTTACGCTCCATATCAGTAGGTGCCAACTTATCAAAACAATCAATCATAACACCACGCTCATAGCTGGTTGGGTGAAGTTTGAGAGTATCAGGAGTTGTAATCAGTTTAAGAGACATGGTAAAACACCTTACTGTGAATTAAGAAGGCCCATTATACCAAATGAGCCACTTTTAATCAACTTATATTTAAACGAACATATATAGACAGTCATGATGACCGTCAAAAGACACACCGCAACGAACCAATTCCAGAATCTGTTCTTGGGTAATTACTTTTGCCAGTTCTTCAATATCAACATCCAAATAAATTTCATCGTGTTCAGCGGCTGAAATCATAGTGTGACCATCAGGCATAATGTTATCCAGCAAAATGAAGGCATGAAGATCATCACGCTTACTAAATTTCACTGGAATCCTATCGAATTTATGGGGTTCATCAGTTTCGCCATACTCGTAAAAAAACTTTTTTAAATCATCTACAGTCATAAGTATTCTCCATTATTAAAATTTAAATGACAGGTATAACGCAAACAAACAAAAGCCCGCGAAGGCTTTTTTAAATATCATCAATAAGTAATCTTGATGCTAAGTTTTCATAGTGAAAAAGAGCGTGAATGAATGTCAACCGTTCAGAAGTTGTCGGGTTTTGAATCTTATTGCAAGAAAAATTAACTCGCAAAACATCTTCACCTAATTTAACAGATCCTAACAGCGTGTCATAATCAGTAGCAGAACCATAACGACTAGGATAAGTTCTAAACGTTATATCAGCTTTGTATTTATCATTAAATCTAGTTTTAATATCTTTAATAATAACACTACACTCTTCACCAGTATCAGGATACAGTTGATCAATAGTAATTTTAAGCGGATGTCCTTCATGGAAAGTCACTGTTTTACCATTACGAGCAAATTGTTCAGTTGAAAAAAATCCCGGTGACGTATATTTAAAAAATGAATCTCCCATGATACAAGTTTTATCAACACAAGAAAAACCTTTTGCCTTCAAATCATCAATAGACGAAGAAAAACTAATACCTTTATAGGTGAAGTCTCGAATGCTTTTAAATTCTTCACCAAAAGCAGAAGAAAATAACAAACAGCCCAACAAAGTAAACATTATTTTACGCATAATAATCTCCATTTATTCTTCTGGTAAAAACTCAACATCAACACTGTTATTTGATAAAATAAACCTGATATGGGAAGAATCAGATGCTTGGTTAGCTTCAATAAGATCATTCTCTTTTGCTATCGACAAAAGAACATCATAAAGATCGTTTTCTTCAAGATTACTTTCAATGAGATAGACATTGTTTTTTTCATCAAACGTATACGACATGTTAAGCACCTTATAGTAAGTGAACGGATTTAATATATTATTCTAGAAAACCGCCACGACCAGATTGACCATAACGCTTACAAACAGCACTTACAGCCGCAGAACGTTCCATTTCAAGGTTACGCTTCTGACTGTCGGTTTTGGCAGATTTAACAGCCGCATCAAAACGTTTATGAACATCAGCAACATCATCATGAATCCGCGATTTACCACCACCTTCAAAAAAAGACATAATTATTTTCTCACTGAATTAATAGGCTTAAATTATAGCAAATAATCTATAAACAAGCAATGTTTTTATTCTTTGTGCGACCAAATTTTAAAGGTGAACTCTATAATTATTATTTTAATATGTTAAAATGTAAAAAATAACACTCATGATGGAGATAAATTATGTCCAAGATCTCAGAGATAAAAGAACTCAAAGAAGAATTTTATAAGAATCTTAATCAATCCGATAAGTTTGAAAATACAAAAGGGATTTTTCAAAGTTTCAAAAGTTTTTGTGCTAACCATAAACTCTTGATAGCTGGGCTTGCACTTCCTACTGCACTCATGATAAACATGAGTTTATCAGAAGCTCAACCAACTCAACCAAAAAAATCTTTTGATGATATGGTTGTTAATTCTGTCCAACGATTAGTTGATGAAGAATATGACAAAATGGCTAAAATGAGTGAATCTGAAAAAATTGAGTATACAGCAGAAAAAAGAGCAAAATTAAACCCTACAAGAATTGTAATTCATGAAATTAATTATGATTTGGCTGACGTAAATGCTGTTTTAGCTGAAAGGGCACAAGGTATTAAAAAAGAAGTGAAATTAGGATTTACCGTAATCAAAAATAATAAAACGCAAAACTAAAAAAGGCACCTAAGTGCCTTTTCATCATTAAATCATTAGTGCATCATGTTAGCCACAATAATAATGATTAAGATAATTGGGACAGCGTTTACAACAAAGAGAGATCCTACACGTTCACCAGAGAGGTCACCAAAATCAATGTAAACACGAGTGCGTTTTTCTTTTTGTGTTTTACCCCAACCTTCAACCATTTTAGTTTCAAATTTTTCTGTCATAACAGCACGCAACATGAAAATCCAAATACCAATAGTAACGAGAATGAATAAAAGACCAAGAATATTCATGGCAAACACTTTCCAAATAATCACACCAGCCGTTAACATACCTGCAGGCGAAGCCAAAAAGGTATTTACGGCCACACCCAGTTCATTAGCTGCAACACCAAGAGAACTTGCAAACGCTTTGGAGACAGCAGCAAACTCGCCAAGGTTCTTGATATTTTCAGACGCTACCCCAGTGATTGATGCTTGTTTCTCTTTGTCTTTTACACAAAGATCCATCATTTGTTTTACAACTTCGGGTGAAAGACCATCGGTTGAGATATTACAACCCGTATTAGATGGTGCTCCATAAGCTGCAAAACTCATACTGAGGAACAACATGAGGGTAAACATAATTCGCTTCATTGCAGAACTCCTAGTTTATTTTTGAGACATTATAATAACACAATAGTTTTATTTAAGCAACCATTTCTAACTTATTGTACACTTCAAAACCATTGATAACACTGTGAATAACCTTCTTGATGCCATAATGGTTAATACACGACGAACAGCCCTCACAAGGCTTGCTAGTAGCTAAGGTGTGGTGCAACAGTCGTTGACGATACTTACTCTTAACCGAAGACAACCTAACCACCAGCAGCGTAGCTTTGCTGAGCTTATCCGCACCGATGATTTTTAATGCTTTATGAATAGCACTGGTTTCGGCATGAAAGAAAATGGCATGTTCGTTTTTAGCAAAACGCTTTTGAAAGGTATGGCTTTTATCGACATTGTGTTCAAGACTGATGATTTTATTTTTATAAACAATCGCTGCAGCCACTTTGTGCTGAAAACCATTGTCATCAATATGTTTAGCAAAGTTTACGACCTTCTCAATATGAAGTCGTTCTTTGTGAGTAATACCATCATTCATTGTCAATAAGCCGTTATAGGAATTGGATAGTCGCATTATAACAAAAAAGACCTGATCGCTCAAGTCTTTAATTGTTAACGGTGTAGTAATAAGCATTCACACTTCTTTATGGATAAGCTCTGCGGCTTGTTTTTCTTGATGAAGTGCCAAAGCCGTCTTGTAGTTTTCCAGCATTGAACAAGTGCCAGTCACCCAGATTGGATCGTAATTGACGGGGAAGTTAGCCCAACCAGAAGCTGCCCCATGTGGATTAATTGTAAGACCAAGAGCTTTTTCAATGGTGCTTAACTGACCTGCCATCACCATCATTAAAAGCATCATTTGACGCTCCCCATTAGCCACAGGATGACCACATGCCACATGGCAATCACCGGGAATAGATTGCTTGAACGGACATTCAACACAAGGACTGGAATTGGACATGGTAGTCTCCTACGAAATTTGAGCTATTATAGCATGATTTTTAAAATTTACAATAATAACAAAAGGCACCGAAGTGCCCTTTGATAAACCCTCCTTAAATCTCAGTTTCTACATAAGAACCTTTGATTTCACGGTTGAAGAATTCACCTTTCGATGGAGACTTCAAAAGTTGGTCATACGTTGCACGCGGCACCTTACGGAACTCATAAAGACGACCGGAATTGAACTGAACTTGCAGAGTGCGACGACGATAGCCAACTTGAAAAATTGAGCTGGATTCTACAGTATTCATTTTGATAGTCATATTTGCTCTCCTGTTTGTGTGTGAGTATTATACCAAGAAAATAACAAAAAAGCAAATTTTTCTAAAAATAAATAAGATTTTAAATCCTTATAAATCAACAACTTACAAACTTTTTTAATCTTTTTTCAATATTTTTTAAGGTCTAAAAAACAACATAAAAATCAACTATTTAAACTCGTTTTTTTCGAAGAAAAACAATAGAATTTTGAAAAAAAATGGAATGACGACGAACGGTATACTAAAGACGCCGAAGAACATCAATACACTTTTTTCAGGCAAATTGTAAAAGACTGCAAGACAGAGGAAGAAGGCAATAAAAAAAATCCCAGCATGGGATTCAATGAGCATTAAATAATTTTTGATAAAATGAGCCAATGGTTGATACCTAAAAATGTTAAGAGATAATAAGCTTCCAATCCTCATCAGTAAGCTTTCCAGCATGGGCTAAAACAGGAAACCCAAACAACCTGTGTACGACACCCTTTTCAATATCAGTATACGTGATTTTATCATCAACAATACGATAAGTTCCCAAAATTAGTGTTTTTTTACTATAGCAAGCACCTGATATCTTAGTGAAAAGAGAATAAGGTGCTTTAAGCAATAAAAAGCTAGGATTTTGATATGAAGATTTCAAAAAAGATGTCTCCTAAATATGGGGTAATTATACCATCAAAATTTAGGAGATTCAACAGTTTAAGAGAATGAAATCGTATGATTTTGATACGTTCGTTCAATAACTTCATGGTGCTCTGAAAACCCACCAGTAGGCGTACAGGCGACATCAGAAGCAATCATAATAGGGATAACAACATGAACATAAAGATCTTTTAATTCATCGGTTGTGAATCGTCTGGAGCATGCAAAACCAATGGAGAATTCGCCGTCTTCATTATCAACAATGCGTTCTAGTCCGTCAATCGTCTTATAGTTATAGCCTTCTTCCTCATGCTCTTTAAACAGAAGAATCGTTTCATAAACTGAATACTGATGGTCTGTGAGCAATGACTTCAAGTCGTCGCTTGAATGAAGTTTCTTAAAAAAAGAATCTGAAATATTTTCAATTGATAATGAACCACTCAATGTAAAAGAGAATGTATAAATGCCACCATTATAGACGTTTGACATGTGTAAAATTCCTAGAAATTAAAGGATTATGATAGCATTTTATTGAAGAATTGTCTATATTTTAATGAATAAAAAAACGAAATATCATCATATGTAAATGTCTAAATATAACCACTAAAAAGAACCAAAATAAAAAATCTAATACAATCTTTATTATCTATTATTGTATGTTATATTTAAAAGATAAGATCAATATTTTAATATTGAAAATAACAATAATGGATTTTAATATGAGAAAAAATAAAGGACTTTCATTGTTTGAAACGTTAATGACTCTTTCGATACTCCTAGTCATAGTGACAGGAATCTTTTACTGGATGATGGAAGCACAAAGAAACCAATTCGCAGTTCAATATGGCAAAGAATTATCATCAATTGTAGAAGGCTTTGATAAAAGACTAAGCATAGATGGTTTAGATGTCTCAAACTTCAAAAATGGTACAACATGGAATAATTCAAACATACAAGATTTATTAACCAAAGAGTTAATATCAAGAACAGCCAATTGTGGTAAGGGTTCCGGGTGGGTTCCACAATTAGCCACTGAAAAAGATGCTAAATTAATCGACTGTGGATTGTGGGCAAGAATACCGTACAGCTTCAAGCCAGAAGCGGTAATAGGCACTGATTCAGAAGGATTTGTTAACTCATTCAGAATGATGTTAAAACTTGATAATGATGCCAGTTTCAAAGAACTCTTTCCCTACCTTAACAAGATGTTAATGTCAGCCAGACACAATAACAAAGAAGGCACAACAGGATCTAACAATTTTTATTTTGCGGATGCTGCTGCTCCTGATACTAAGATTACTTCAACAAAATGTTATACGTTAGGTTCAGCCTGTGTAATCATTGCGGAATACTACAGAAGTGGTGGAGCTGAATTTTTAAGAATTGATGGAAAAAACTCAATGGTTGGATCTGCAGTCACCTTTAAAGACACAAGAACATCAGCTAACAAACAATGTGTAAAGTGGGTTAAAGTAGACGATGCAGCTAAATGGGAATCAAGAGTAGTAGATTGTGGTGTAGGTATTCATAAAGAAACTGGCTATCCAGTGACGGTAGACGTAGCAGTAGACTATACAACACAAAAAGAAATACTCTTAGACAAGTTGTGTATTGTTTACAAATATAATGGTGCTCAAATAGTAGACAGTGGTGAAAAAGCTCCATGTGGAATGGTAAAATTAGACGGTACCAATACCATTTATCAACTCACCAATGGAATCACTGCAGATAATGGAACCATTAGAAATATTTATGCAACCGATGTCGTATCTGAACAAATCAATACTAACTTCTTAAACGTTAAAAAAGATTTAGATGTTGCTGGCTTGACGACGACAACTGATATTAAGGTTAAAAATAGCTTAGATGTGGGTGGAAAAAGCCATATGGTAGGTGATTTGACAGTTGACTCAAGAATTACAACGAACGAATTTTTCGATTCAACAAAGAAAGTTGTCAGCAACGGTTCTTGTGCAAAAATAGGTTTAATTGGTACCGATAGCACGGGTAAAATATTCTCTTGCCAAGGTTATCAATGGAAACCAAGTGGTTCACCAACAGTAGGTGGAGCTTATTGGTTAAATACCTTTGGTGGTGGTTGCAGAGTGGCAAACCCTTATACGGGTAATTGTTCTTGTGAAGCGGGATCTTTTGGCTTCCTAAGTGGACAAGCCTTCCAATACACACAATGGGACGTTTCAGCCTATATATGCTTACCTTATAAGTAAAAAAGCCCTCACGGGCTTTTTTGTTATCTTCAAAATATATTAGTTATAATGATGAATGACAGTCAGCAACAGGTCAAAATCACTAAGAAGATTGCCAGCGTCATTAGATTGCAGGTTAAAACCACGCAATGAATCATAAACCAAGCCATTATCATCTTCAAAGTGATGAAGGTAATAGAGAGCCGACTTATCATAACCTTTATGATCAATCATCACTGGATAGCTGGTTGGCCCATAGGAACAACCAATATAATACTGAGCCATTTCCAAATAATTCGTACAATCCTCAACCATTTCAGAATAGTAGAAATCATCATGCTCAGCTTTCACTTCTCGGGCGGCTTTCCAAACTTTATAACGCCCAGTGGCTTTCTCAAAGACATAAGCATACAAAGTGTTCTGGCTACGCTGTGACATCAGCAGGTGAGTTTCTGTTTCTTCAAGATACGCATAGTTGTCAGAATCATTAAAAGCGAACTGTTTATCAGCAGTAGCCTTCTTTTTGCGAAGCAAGTTTTTCCATGCATTAAAAGCATCTTCCAGTGTTTTTTGGGAACGTTCTACTTTCTGAAAACTACTTTTTTTGTTCTCATCAATAAATGAAAGCTGTTCTTCATTAAAAGCTTCTGGAAATTTATCACACAGATCAAGAAGGTCTTTGGAAACATACGCAACTGGATAGTAAGTGCTTAGGCGAGCAATGCCATACTCACTAAACTCATTAGAACTATAACGATCTTTGTTCGTAAAGGTAATAAACGATTGTTGTGGATAAAGGCTAGTCAATTCAACGAAACGCTCATGAATAAGATCAACATCATAAATAAGAGGCTCTTTAAATTTATCTGGAAGTGCAGAAAAATCGGGAGCTTTATATTTTGAATAGACAGTGTAGTCCTTAACTGATTGTTTAACATGATAGCGAAATCCATCAATGTTAAAAATAAGAGAATTGGTTGCATCTTCTTCTGAAACTTTACGAATGGTTTGCATTGTCAACTTGTTGACCAATTCAAGTTGTTCAGGTGTCGCTGTTTTATCAATGACAGCCCGCATCAATTCCATTGTCATGACAACAGGTTCTTCGATGGGTGTATATTTTTTGAACTCGACAATGCTCTGATCGAATTTATCCGAAAACAGATAATCGGTCAGAGCATTAACGATGGAAACAACTTGTTGGTTGGTGCTGGTAGTCATTACACATTTCCTTGTTTAATTGACGCTTCGGCTTGTTCTTGTTCATATTTGGCTTTCATTTTGTCATGATAAGCATCCACCTTTGCATCAAATTCAACAAGGTCGCTTTCGTCAAGATTGCCTTTTTCTTCTTCTCGATCCACCAAATGACCAACAGCTTCATCAGGATACCAACCGCTTGGAACAAGACCACTCAAAATACCAAACTCCATTGCCAAATCAAAAGCAATATTAGCCTTGGTTTCATCTTTGGCACAAGCATCAGGAATCAAGCTAACTACATGGGCCAGCCATTCATCATGAGTCATAATATATTGAATAGTCATTGTTTGATATCCTTAATAATTTTGGCTAAATTTATAAGTGCATTGTTTGTGACACAAATGTGTAACTTCATTTTTCTCTAATGCCAACAAAGAACCAAAGGCAACTGAAAGAACAGCAGCCCAAATACTCCCCGTTACAACAAGTGTCAAAACGCTAACAACAATGAGAACTTTCAACAGTAACATACGCATTTTCCATCCTCCATACTACCTTATATGGTAGTTATTGGAAAGAATTATACCACTTTTATCAAAAATCGTCAATAAAAAAAGGCCCACTAATGAGCCTTTTGTCGTATTTTAATACTTATGAATTGTAGTAAAGCAAGTCATTTTCAAGTTCCATCTTCCAACCAAGACGAACAAAATCATTTGCTTCCTGTTCGGTATGAAAGCGTTTTCCTAACGAATAGTTATCAACACCATAAATCAAGACAATCCACTCACCTTTTGCAAGAATGTCCTTCTCTGTGTCAAATTCAAAAGTTCCACTTTTAAAAATATGAACAGAAACAAACTCCCTTTTATCAGGCATACTAAATGCAGCAGAATGCAACGTAATCAAATTATTCAAAATAAAATGGTTTTCGTTAGGTATTTCAACAAACCCCACGAAACTTGTTTTACCAGCTTTGCGGTCATCTGTATCAAAATAGAATGAAGGAGTCAAATAATCTTTGAAATGTTCAGGCATATCGGGAATGTCGGTAATTTGTTTCAATTCCAAAGAAATGGTCGAGCGAGCAATCGCATCATCAATATCTTGTTGAGCCATCATCAACCTTGGACGTGTAATGACTTCTGCAATACCTTCTGCATAACGAAGTTTTTCAACAGACTTTCCAACACGAACTTCGGATACAACACCTGTATAATCAACCAAACTGGCGACTTGTGCAACGGTGTGGTCAATAACATCAATGCCAGTCCGCTCTTTAAAGGCTTCTGGAGTCTCAGCATAGACTTCAATAGCCATGACTTTATTACCATAACGGAAATATGCTTTTCTACCGATCATGTTGTCACCTATTTGTTTAATTAAGATAGTGATTATACCATAGTATAAGAGTTATGGAAAGAAAAAAGCAGCCCGAAGACTGCTTTTTTAACTATCAATATTAATTTTCGATGGCAGGTTCAACGAATTTTGCAAGACGTTTACTTTCATCGTAGAAGTAAAGGTCAATATCCTCAACAGCACGACCTTCAAAGCGTTTAATGAACTCAGCCATGACAGCCGTTGGAACCATCTTAAACTCTACACTACCATCATCCCTTTCCTTCACGTAGAAAGGCTTATCAAAGGGTTTACGAAGCGTGAAAGCTTCCAGACGAACATTATAACCAAGTGGTGCAATAGCGTCCAAAATGGCCTCTTTCTTGTAGTCGCCTTGTTCAAAGACCAGTTCATCAGAAGAAAGGCTATACACACACGAAACATCCACACCGGCTTTAATCAACTTATCAGCAATCTGGTTCATCATGAAGTATTGAACCTTTTGTTGACGTTTCGGGTTCAAGTTACCAAACAAGATTTGGCGAGTAATTTTACTGATGAGCATGTATTCGTTAAAACCACGACTAATCGCAAATTCTGCATAATCGGTATGACCACCAAAAATGGTTGGTTCTACAAGCAACAGCGACTGAAAGTTGGCTTTAACCAAATCAATACTGTAAAACTTTTTATCAGCCTTATCCGACTTGTAAAGGTCTTTTGCACTGATTTTGATTTCTTTGTTGAACACACTCATATCCATTGCGTTAAAACGAGCGTATTCAGGCGAAGCCGAGATCATATCAAGTGTGCCATTCACTGTTTTACGGTTGTGTTCAAAGAAGAATTGACTACCGAACGATTCAAAGTCACGCTTAAAGGTTTCGTATTTTTCAACGGAACCATAGTAAGGGCTGGTCAGTTCAAGATAATGTTCAAAATAGGGAGCCTTATCGACTGCAATCGGCAGTTTAAGGTCTTTGATAAAATTTTTGTTGAAATCGGAAGCTTTCATGGTTAATCACTCTGCTTGAAATATGGAGCTATTATACCATGAATGAAGGGTTTCGTCTACAAAGACTACTTACTTTTACGGCTATTACTCCAGTCATCAATTTCTTTTTTATTGATAACTTTTTCATTGACGACTCTTCGAATAGGTGGGCCTTCTGGCCTGATAGGTGGTATTGGTTTGGTTTTGTCATCGCTCATAGAAATCTCCTTATTACATTAAAGATAAGAGAAATCTATTAAATGTCAAAGAAAAAATTCTGACACTGGTTCGTTCTTTTTATCAATAATGATTTGCATTTCATGCAAAGTCGCTAGCATTTCTTCTTCATTGCCAAACACTTTAAGTCGAGCATACTGCTCAATCAGTAACCAGTAACTGACAAATTCTTTTTTGAAGTCAGCCATTGTCATTGAAAACAACTTATCTGTTTTCATGAGTTCTGGATCATCGAGTTCATTTAATGTTTTTTCATATTTGTCAACCAAGTTAACAAATGCAATAAAAGTTTTATTGGACATAAAAAAGGCTCCGTTGTTGGAGCCAATTATAGCAGGTTTTATTATTTTTGCAAATTGAGTTTTTCTTCGCCATGCTTTTCATGTTCTGCAGGCTTATCTGAGTTAGGTAATATCTTATTCAAACTGAGCAATGTGGTGACGTATTTCCCTACCAAGTTACTCTCTGGAACATAACCCCAGAAACGGCTATCATAAGAGTGATTAATGTTATCACCAATGGCAAAATAGTAACCGACTGGAACAACAGCTTTCTTCATATTAGGCATATCAGTAGGCATTTCATTAATTTTAAATGAATGGTCGTTGAAGTAAACAGTATCACCCGCTACTGCCACAATACGTTTTACATAATTGGTGCTTTCATCCAGTGGCATTCTAAACACAGCAATATCACCACGTTCTGGATGACCTGTTTTTAAAATTTCAATTTTAGTAAAAGGTATTTTCAGACCATAGCTATGAACATCAACCAATATAAATGATTTCTCATCAATGGTAGGTATCATTGAGCCAGTAGGGACATAAGATGGATTATAAGCGAAAGACTTGAAGGATAAGATAGCAACAAGTATAAGAATAGTTGTTTTGTCTAATTTTATATAATTAATAAATTTATTGAACATGATGGCTCCATTAGTGTAAATAAAAGACTATCACTATTACAGAAAAAATCAAGTTAAAAAAAATTCATAAAAAAAGCCTCACAAGAGGCTTTATAGCTTATAAGTTGTTTTTAATCCATCTTACCTGTCACATTTTGAATAGCTTCTTCAATGTGTGGCATAAAAAAGGCACCTTCGTAGGTTGTGCGATAATGCTGGGTTTGTTGTTCAAGGTATTTAACAGGATCTACATCGCCCCATGCAGGATGTGGAACCAGCATTTTTGGAACATGCTCAATAATCCATTCATGAAAAGCTTGATCCAAACGAGCAAATTGCTCACCAAAAATAGTTTTGATGATTTCATTATTTTCTTCTGCGGTTAACTGACTTCCACTGTCCTTGGAATAAGAAAGGTAAAGCAAGTTTGCGGCCATATCGTAGAAAATTTCTGATAAAGACACACACATCAAATGACTTTGAGTGGCTGTATTGGTCAATTTTTTAACTCGCATCATGTGCAGAATATCGTCATCCTTGAATATGGAACCTGCCACATCCCAACGATAAGTAGACTGACGACGCATTTCAACTGGCACAGTTGCGGCAGAATCCCGTTCTACCCAACGAGAAGATGCTTCTTCTTCATCAAGCACAGTAATAATGGCGTGAAGGCGTTGTTCTGATGTTGCGAACTTTTTGCATTTCACCCTTTCAAGGTTTTCAATCAAAGGGTATTCTTTTTCAGTGGTCATGTCATTCACCTTTATTCATCATTTAGAACCTTTTAATTGATTAGCAGCTCTTTTGTTGAACAATTTATTTTTTAAAACAGGCACATCTTTAAAATCTTTGCTGGCCGACATTTCTTTGAAGAAAGCAAAGGTCAGTTGACCACCAAAATTATTGAAAAATCCATCAACAAGCGGATGAAACATTTTTTCATCATCGTTGTAATTTTGAAGATACTTATCTTCCCAATAATCAGCCTTAATATTAAAAGGATTATCAAGAACATCATTCAAGTTGAATTCAATGACCAAATCATCACCAACCACCATACTGTCATAACGTAACATTCTGTCAGCTATCACAGGACGATTAAGGTCAACATAATTCCAAGGATTGTTGAACTGTTCTGGTTTTGCATTTTTGCGTCCCTGCTCACCTTCTTCCGCCCATTGCGTAATGACCAGATTAGTCACTCGTTTCAAATCATCATGACTAATAGTTTTTTCACCCTGTTGAGTGAATGTAATCGAATACATTAATGGAGTCTTATTCATGATAAAATACCTTATTCTCGTAGAAAAACGTTATTGTAGTTCGCTTTCAAAGGTTTCAGTCCTTTGACTTCCTGTGCAGTAGCAGGCTGGCAATAACGCAAATAAGACATGATAGGACAAACAGTAGAAACGAATGAACGGTTCCTGTCAGCTACACAAACTGTTTGCCAAGCAAGGGCTGTCTGTGATTGTTCACGACTACAAATAGTCAACATATAACTACCGGCTGGTTCTACATTGTATGACTTTTCTTTTGCTTCAATCTTTACCGAGACAACAGGTTCATCTACGTGTTCAGTCTCAGGATCATCAATAATGCTTGACGCGGCAACTGTATTGATAATAGCCGTGCTAACTGCAGTATTAGCATAAGTGCCAAAGCTCATTAAGCACAAGGACATTAGCATTAGACCAACAATTTTCTTCATCATTTTAAAGCTCCTAGTTAAATGGTTTTTGTATACAACATGCCACGCGATTTTTCTACTTTTACAGATTTACTTAATGTCCAAGCAAAATGCTCTACAACATGGTTATTAGGACGAATAACAATCAAATTATCTGCCACCGTTGAAAGCCCATAAAGCATAGTATTCAAGTAAGACGATTCAACAAGGTCAATGGCATAGCTAAAAACAATCACATCAACCTTGGGCATTTCAAAGTTTCCATTAGCAATATCCTCGAAAGAATATTGGAAGCACTCATTATGGGTTTCTTTTATATAACGGGAAAACATGAATTTGTCACACCCAACAATGCTATCTACGGATTGAGTTTTAACAAGGTGTTTGGAGACAAGGCCATCACCACAAGCAAAATCAAGCACGCTTTTAAAGTCTTTTTGCCAAAGTTGGTCAAGACAGTTCAAAGCGAAGACAGCATGCGGATTATGATACGTTTCAGCATGATCGCTGTAATAGGTATCAACCCCCAAGGTTTCGTATTCTTTGCGTATTGATAAAGTCATGATAAGCCTCTACTCTCATGTGTGGCCTGTATTATATCACAAGGCTACCAATTACTAAAGACATCATTGAATTTATTGCTATAAAAATTGATAAAATCATTCGCACTGTCATCAAACTCAGTAGCTCGATCAATGGCGGCAACTTTTTTTCTAATTTTATTCAATTCATCATTTTTTAACGTTTCAATATCATAAAAATCACGCTGTTCGGCAATAAACATAACCATCTCAGACAAAGCTTGTAAGTCAAATACTCTGGATGCATAGCTGTCTTGTCCTTCTCGACCAGCGGCATAACAAGCCATAACAATTTTATTTTTAAACGTAACATAAAAAAGTTGCCATACTCGACGGCCATCATAACAAAAGTCTTCAAAAATATGAATTTTGATGGTTTCATTGTTTTTAAAATCCATTGGGAAATCAACCAGCTCACCGATTTGAATAGACAAATAGTCTTCAACTTCATAATCGCCTGAAACGATAGCCTGAATAGGTTGTTCTAGAAGTTCTTTGAATGAAATGTAACTATGCATTTAGATCTCACATTTTTTCAATTGTGGTGCGGGCTTGAGAACCGGAGTACAGACAGTTAAGGGAATAAAAATATCCAAAACGATACGTTCAGAAGCCTGTACTTGAGTCACACCAAAGATAAGGCCAAGAACTAACAGTGATTTTTTCATATCAAATATCTCCAATAAGGTGCATAAGTCTAACAGAAAATATCAAAACAATCAATCAAATAGTAAGCATGTCAGACAAGATACCTAATTTTTTATAATCAACATTTTTTTTATCTTCAGTAATTTCCCAAACATCAAGCATTCGTGAACAATATTTTTCAAGGTCATTTTTCAATAAATCACCAGAAATAGAGTAAACAAATGTGAAACCTTCACATTCATTGACATGTTGAATGCTTGTTTGCTTTGTTGTGAAATGATATGAGTTAATAGCCTGTTCAGTAATCTGGAATCTAATCTCAACAGATGTATGCTTAGTTTTTTGACTATACCTAACAACAAGGTTAGGTGACAGTTTAGACAAAACAGTAAAATACAATATATTATCATTTGTTAGTCGCAAACCATCTAAAACATAGAGAGAATCATTGATATTTTTCAAAATAACTTGAATAAGTGGTGAACTAGTCTGTGTAGTTAATGTTTCGTTACTAAGTTGAAGTACATTATCAAAAGTAAACCAAATATCACCTAAAATAGAAGCCCATATAGTCACAATATCGCCATAATCACAATCAGCAATATATTGAGAAGTGCCATTTGGTCTAATATCAGTGATGGAAATACCAAGATAATCAAAAATTAATGAATTACCATCTTTAATATGTTCAATTATTGGTTTTTTATTTTCAATAGTATTCATCTAATTCATACTCAAATTGTAATCATGTCAGTTAAAACACCAAGACGTTTATAGTCAATATCACTACTATTTTCATCAATATTCCAAACTTTTAAAAGTCTAGTTTTGTAAGTCAACAAATCACTGAGATAGTGCGAACCATTTAAATGATAGATGGCTTTAAAACCAGCCGGTTCATAACCATGTTGAATAATGATATCTTTTGTTGTGATGTAAATAGACTCTTCTGATTCAATAGTGGGGTGTAAATCAATATGAATCATCATATCATCACACTCAATATTATATTTGAAAATAATAGAAGGTCTGATATTGTCTAAAATAGGATAGAATACGTCTTGATCCCATGTTGTAAAACGTAAGGCGTCGAAAATATAAAAGAAAGAGTTCATGTCTTTTACAAAGTCATTTATCATTGGATCGTTGAGTTTCGAAACTAAAAGGCCATTTTCAAGATGGATTAAAGTTTTAAAGCCAATGTAGAGATCCGTATGATTTAGAGCATAAATATCAACAGAATATGCACCAGAAGCCACATAGTCGCCGTGGCTTTCACGAGTCACATTAGTAAAATCAATGCCAAATTTAGTGAACAGAATTTTCCGTGCAGTTTCAATACTGGCAAGATGGATGGGATCAGGTTCGTGGTAGCCGTTCATATTTTAACCATGTCATGTAAGTCACCTAAACGTTTTGCATCCTCTAATGTAAGGTTTCGGCCTTTAAAATAATCTTTTATAAATGAAAAAGCTTGGTCAACACCCGTGATGGAATCAAATTCATCTTTCAGATAATACAATTCAAGCGTTTTATTATAACCAGAACGAGCAGTTTCATTCATGTAGTTAAAGAAAGAATATTTCGAATAGGGTGTTGCTTTAAAATACAGTTGTGGATTAGTGGCAAGAAATCTCACTACTATTTTGATACTAAACTTTGTATTCTCATAAAAATGAAGGTCTTTATTCTGTCCATTTTTTAATTTTACTGCATGAAAAATAACTGTTCGTTTATTGATGTCATCAAAAATAGATTGAATGACACTCGTTGATTTTTTTAAGGTAAGTTGTTGACCATCAAAAGCAACGGTTGAAGTGAATTTAATATCAATACATTGTGAATAGACATAGATGCGAGCACGGCCAAGTGACGTATTAGCAGTGTAATGGGTTGTTTGATTCTTAACCAATTTTACATCCGACACATCAATATCATAGAATTTTTTAATTGTAGTCGTCAACCGCTCAATTTTATCAAGCTGGCTCATATTAGCCACTACAGTTACCTGAGCAATTCTATCTGGACTAGGCATTGAATAGATCTCCAAAAATTTGGACAATTATATCATATAAATAAAATAAAAACAATAAAAATGCCAACATCACATCACTATGAGTTGGCATTATCTTAAATTGGTCCACCGCAACGGAGTCGAACCGTTCCCTTTAGCTTTTAGAGGGCCAAGGTCAGCCTTAGCGGCAGATTTGTTGCAAAAAACAATCATAATCATGGTGTGCTATTACGCCAAAAGAGAACTCGACCTTACCATTTCTGGGGTGTCTCATTACTGTACCAAGACCACAACCACGGCAAATTCTTACATTATTGCAAGAACTGGGCGTTTTTGGCTGAGACGTTTTGATCTGCAAAATCTACTTTAATGTGGATTCAATTTCGACAAACCGTGGCTCACTTGTCACCGATACCTTCAAATAACTGCTAAATTACTTGAACCCGATGCTTACCATCACTGTATCCCAAACACCTGTGGCAACCGCTCTACTCATTAAAAGATGGCTGCTTTTAAGCCCACTTTCCAAGATTACCTTATTGCTTTACAACGAGGCCATTATACGACAATTCATGGTTTTTGGCAACACCTTTTTCATCAAAAAATCATTTATTTTCGTAGGAATCGACAACATCTTTATGATTTTTTGCAATCGTATCAAAATTGAAAGTCTGTTCGTCTTCCACATATTTTCTGATCGCTTTAATGAATTCTGATGGCGTCATATTACCATTGATTAGGTTTTCAGTTGGCATATCTTCATAGAAACCACCGAGATTAAATTCAATCTCTTCTTTTTCAAGTTCAAGCAAACGTGCCAAGGGACCACCCAAATGACCAGAAAACTTGTAATTGTAGAAATCATCATCCGATTTAGGAACAATTTCGCTAACAAAAAGCGATTCTTTCTCTGGATGGTTGAAGATGTAATAGATAAATGAAAATACCAACGGTTGATATCGACGGACAAATTCATGATCGTCATTCTCATAAGCTTTAATTTCTTTCAGCACAAGCTGTTTAGTATCACCATTGCGAATGAACACTGCAGCTTTACGAAGTGAGCGAACAGCCTCATGGTATGTCAAATAAAATTCTTCGGCTTTTTCTACATAATTATTGACAACTGTCACTGCTTCAAGAACAGACATGTCTTTCGTAATCATTATTAAATCCTCTTAAATGGTCATAATATTAGCAAAGTATATCACAAAATTGATGTTGTTGTCATTAACTTATTAGCAGATTGCCATGTCAATAACGGGCTTAATATTGGCTTTAAAATGGTCATAATATTCTTTTGTAAGTGCCACGGGAATTTCATCAATGATTTCATATTTAGAGTTTAAATCATCAATGAAAGGCATCAAATATGACGAAATAAGGTCACGAACATTATAATCAGAAAGAGCATATTCATTAAAAATAATAATGTTATTATGAAGTAACCGAGTATTAACAATATCAATGTTCTTGAGGCTAGTATTTAAAATTTTATCATCTGAAATATTAAGATTTTCAAACTTATCTTGTCCTGCTTGAAGTATTCTAACTTGTAACTCAAGACTTTTAGTTTGAGATTTTTCAAAGTCAATTTTAAAAGAATTTTCATTAAAAGGAAGTAAAAAAGTAGTAAAAGGAAAAACTCCTTTGGTACTGGAGCTTTCATAACCAACTGATTGTGTAACAGCTCTCGCAACATAATTATCATTAAGAGGAAGGTAACTAAACATATTTTTAGTTATAGCAAACTCCAAAGTAGACGTAGTGGTATCAATAAGCAACATATCATGATGCTCTTTGAAAAATAACATAGACGTTTCAGTTAACGATGAATAAACATGTTCAAAAACAATCATAGATGTTGGTAGTTTATTTTGAAGATTCTCATAGTAATCATTTACCGCCTTAATGATATCCTTCATCATATCCGATCCAGTGCTTCTGTGATTTTTTATTAATTTAGCCTTAATGCTTGATGTAATAATATCTTTATATTCTACTAAGTTATTATTATTTAAATGATAGACATTGGCATTATCAAAAGAAAATCTTTTACTATTCTCATCAACAAATGCGATTAAATTGTCAGATAAACGGTGTGTAAAAGATTGCGGAACATATAGTTTGTTATGTTGAATGATTCTCATTAATACCGCCTCTTAAAATAGTAATAAATATTTTGATAGAATACCATATTTATAACAAAAAATAAACTAAAATTTTAATATTTTCATCATTATTGACATTTAATAGGATAGTGGTCTAATTATGCAAAGGAGAATTTTCATGAACGAAAACAAAAGAGAACAAAAACTATTATTTGGCTGTTTTATAGGTATATTTTTATACGCATGTCTAATGAGTTTCGGCATGGGTTTGACAAATGGAGTTATGGAAATTGTTACATTATTCCAGAATGATGATAATAGTTATACCAAATATTTAAATCTAACTACAGGCTCAGCAACGGATTTATTTAGAAGTCAACTTAATTTGATGTATGCGATGGTATTCATATTTTTAATGGCTTTCAAATACTATGTGTTAGGGAAACCGTATAAAACGGCATATCTACAATTAACGTCAAAATCAATACTGCTATGCCTCATCACGTATTCAGTAGGAAAAATAGTAATAGACTGGAATCCTGAAAAGACAGAAACAATACTCACAGTAACCTACATAACATATGCCTTAATTATTCTTTTGACATTCTTTTGTGCTAACAAGTTTTTTCATGATGAGATGAGTGTTAACAAAGGCTTCTTAAAACTAGCCGTGTCATTTAGTGTTATTGCGGCACTCATTGTTGCAACAGAACAACAAATTGAAAATGACAAAATAAACAAAAGACATGAAATTTCTGCAAGTCTATGTGGTGCTCCCAGTTATAATAAAATATCCGGTGCTCTGGGTATAGAAGTGACCGAAGTGGTTGTTAATGACTACATTGAAAAACTAGACGGTTTAGGTGAAATTAACTATTTTAAAAATAATTATGAAAAATTTACTAACGAAGAGTTAATAGGATTGAAAAAAGAATTTTTAAATTACTATACAGCCAATAAATCAGACTATATAAAAACAAAATATCCAGAAGAGTATAAGAAATCTATACTGGCAATTAGAAGGAATATAACTGACGGTCAACTAACTCGTGACATAGCAACTATTAAGGCTTTCGAGAAAGGTGGTGTCAATGCGGTGGCTGAACTGATTAATAACCAGACAGAATCATTAACTAACTTACAACAAATATTAATATTGAAAAATAAAGACAGTGTTAAATTCAATAAAGATCATGGTTTATTGATTACAAAATGTAGCTAAGTAGCGTTAAAAGAAAAAAGCCATCAAAAGATGGCTTTTTTGTTGACACGATTTAAACTTTGTAACAAGTAATAGTGACTTTTGAATCTTCATAAAACATATCATCAATCGCTGCATCTAACAGAGCCTGTGCTTCATCTGATAAACTACCATCAGGAAGAACACCAAGTCGATCTTTAACCTTTTCAGAGAACTCTTCCAACATCTGTTCTTTACCAGCGTCAGTCGGTTTATAGGTGCGAATAGTATCAGTCACACCTTGCCACATGTAGACCAATACATAGCTGGGTTGATAGTTGTTATCCAAAGCAGCTTCCAGAGCATGAACATCATCATGACCTAGCAATTTAGCCACTGTATCACGGTAAGATTCCAAACTTGGTTTCTCATTAGCAGTAGCGACCATAGCCGCATGGGATTCTTCTGTTTTCTTGATGAAGTCTTGAAATGATTGATACATAGTGTATGTCTCCAAATAAGTTAAGTTTATATTTTAAAGTTGTCAAGATCAGCTTTAATTTTAGAAATAAGCCGGTTTTTTCATCAATAACCTCACGCTCAATTCTGTTGGAATTATAGATGAAATGCAGTGAAATAGCAAGGTTTATGAGCAATCCAACGGTCGGATATTCATGAATAATAAGGCTATTGCTTATAAGCCTGAACACCGTATCGCTCAAAGATTGCCATATAATAGATTTATTTTAAATATAGTCTTGATTTAATAAGGATCACATGATAGAATGGCGACATTCAATAGTAATAAATGACTCTTGTGGCTTGGTACTAATTACCAACAGGAGAATTACTAATGAATATGCAAAACGAAGTAAATGCAACATTGAACAGAATGGTGGGTGAAACTATCGAGTCTGTGAGCGGTAACCGTAACGATGAAGAGTTTATAGTGCGTACAACAAGTGGTTTAGTGTTTACGTTCTATCATAACCAAGATTGCTGTGAGGATGTGTATTTGGAAGAGATCATTGGCGACATTGATGATTTAATCGGACACACTGTCGTTATGGCTGAGGAAACTTCTAACAGCGATTTGATTGTTGGGTCGTCATGTTATCAAGGAGAATCTTTCACTTGGACTTATTATCGAATGGCGACTGAGAGAGGATTGGTGGTATTACGATTCTTCGGGTCTTCAAATGGGTATTACGGCGAATCAGTGGATGTATCAGTAACACAACAATAAGGAACTTGAAAGAGTTCCTTTTTTTTCGTCTCAATAAATGAAAATTTACTTTTTGACTGGTTGTTGATATTATATTTTTTCTTTTAAACAATGAATTATTTTGGTTTGACTTTTATATTCATCATGGAATAATCTTATTAGTATAATAATAAGGTTAAAACAATGGAAAAGGTAAAATTAACAGTAAGGTCGAAAAAAATGGAGAGTACAAAAGAAAAAATGGAAGTAGTAGAACCTACACAAAATAAACCATTTAAATTAACTCAAAAACGAGTTGTTATTGCTAGCCTATTATTTTTATTTGGTTTTTATTGTACTGCAAAAATGTACTAAGATGTTGTACTTTCTTTTGCAGGATTGGATTATAGTTATCAAATTAATGATGCAAAAAGTTTTAATGTTTTGATTTTGGCTACAATATTTGGCACATTGCTAACGTTATTGGGTGTTTTTTCAATTATCCTAGATGACATGACCAATAAATCCAAAAAAATTGCAATTGCCACAGTTTCTTTATTTATTATTATGCAAATTTTTTATCAAGTGATGTTTTTTAATACTGAGAAAATAAATGAAATTAATAAAGGATATAAAGATCTGTCAAAATATCTTCAAATTAACAGCCATCAAGATTATAGTAAAAGTGATCTATACAAGCAAATATCTACTGATAAATTGGCAAGTGACGAAAGTAAACTACAAGAATACATCAAAGACAAAGAGAACTTACTCAGTATACCCAACACATTATTGACTGGTCTGATTAGTGTCAATGAAATCACAAAGCAACCTGAATCAAAAGCGAAGTTTGATGAAATCTATAAAGATAAATTTGTGACTAGACGTGAGTTATATGAATATAAACAACTTATTGCTAATATAGAAGAAAATAAAACACTACCAGAAAGCTTAAAAGAAATTGTAACAACCATCAATGTATTTGGACAAAAAACTACAATAAGACAATAACAAAAAACCATCCTAGGATGGTTTTTATTTGTTTACAATTTTTTAAGTTAAGCTTTCAATTCAACTTCCAAAGCAGAAATCCAAGTGCTAGCACGGTTAAGTGAGTCAATAGCAACGTCTATCTGCCCCGCCGTCTTAATGGTTTCAGTATAACGAGCACGATTAACATCTACTGCTTTGTTCAGTTTATCCAATGCTTTGGCATTATCAGTTTCATTCTCTTTGAGCATAGCAATAACATTATTAAGTGTAACACATTCTTCTTGAAGTCCTCGAAGCGTGCTGTCAAAATAATGCTTAACTTGATATTGAGCAGAAGATGAACGACCCAAATTATCAGAAGTATCCTTCAGAGCGAGATTAATTAATTGAGACATTATTAAGTATCCTAGTAATATTGAGTGCTTATTTTAAAGGAATTGACGGCATATGTCAATCATTCTTTATCCTTGCCTAGTTGTGCAGAATCTGCTATAATCACTGAAATTATTTAGGAGATTTACCATGACTACCACTGAAAAGAGCTTTGAAGATTTGAAAGAATTTCTGGATGGTCTGTATGACACTACCCTCATCAAACGTAACTTGAAAAAAAATGGAGAATCTTTCATTCAAGAAGTCTTAGCTTTGGTAACATCTGAAAAAGATAAAAGTGAGATTTCCATGCTTTATTCTTACTACGTCGAAAATGGTAGCGAGCTTGTGATTAGGTCGATTAATGAATTCGCTCACTCTCACAAACTGCATGATGCATTGGCAGTATTTCCACTCACTGATGATGATGTTACCGGATTGGTTGATCAAGCAGTTTCCAACATTTTGTTTTATGACCGTAAAGGTGATGAAGAAATCAACATGGAACGTATCGAAGCCCACTTCAAAAATAACCCTGATGCCATTGATGTGATGGTGGCAAAGTTTCGTCAATCACTAGAAGAAAGTCTTAATGATGAATCTGAGCTTGAAGATCTTGATGGTGCTTAATCAATTTACAAAACTCATTAAATAAAGGGGTTATATCATGGAATATGATTACAGACATCCAGAAACACCAGAAGAAATTAAAAACGTGAAAGCCAAACTTTCTGTTGCAACGTATAAACAAAAGAACCTATTTGCCCGTTTCATGGCGGGTGATTATGAATGGGCAGAGTTTCAAGCTGATAATGGCTGTAAAACATTGGTTGAGTTAGGGTATTATATTTCTACTAGACCTCCAATTGAATATATTATTGCGGCTTACTCTGATTTTGGGATTATTGCCGAACCCGTCAAAGGGTCTGCATGGCATACTCAATCAATGGTAGCGGTCAATCATGATGGTATTCAATATGGACTTGATGATCGTGGCCGCTATGCATTGGAAAAGGATAAAAACAGTATTGAACATGCTATCAAGCATTTTAAACTACTTAGCACTCATTATCATGCACGCATCAAGACTATCCATAATCATTTAATCTCCAAAACTGATGAACCTATTTGGGTATTAGCGGGTGGTGGTTATCAAATCCAAGCTTCATTTGGTAACAAGAATGGTTATATTGCTACGCTTGATTTGGATATGAATAGCTTTGTAAAAGTAGGTGTTGAAAATTTACAAAGAGCAAAAGCAATTCTGAATAAAAAATACGAACTCGTCATGAATACTAATAATTTCAATGATTTTTTTAGCGATTTTAAATCAAACGATTTTGTTTTAAAGGTCCAATAAATCATGAATAAAATAGAAGAATCGGGTTTTAAATTTGATTTCTTAAATCCAGATTTTAAAACAGAGACAGAAGGTGAGCCTGTTACATTTTTTGTGCCACCTGAATTTCAGTTCTTTTTAGTTCATAAAACTATTGATTGGTTAAATGCAGTAAACGAATCCACCGATATGGCATTTAACTTTGAAACCATAGCAGTGGCAGACACTACTTTAAGAGGCAGTGATCATTTTTCTGTAAATATCCATACACCAGCAGGTGCAGGTACGATTTATATTGATTACGATCAAGAGAACAAATTTAAAGAAGCTGAGCTTGTTTTTCTCCATAATGTATACAAAAATAAAGAAAAATATCCTGACCATGATTGTTTGTTTCGATTAACAATTAAAATAAATAATAAAATGGAGTTTAATGGTTACAGATTAGCTCGTAATGTTGAGACTCTTGATAATTTATCGTTATCTATATATTACGATTTTGATAGATATAGTGTCAAATTAAGAGATATGCTATTTTTAATTGTTGATGATATGAATAAGGGTTTCGATACTGATCTATTGAAATTAAAAAAAGAAAACATCGAGAACACGTATGGTTTTGACATTTTTTTCAACACAATAATTGATACTGTTCTTTTGTCACCCAATACATTTTTAGAACTCAATCCAACATTTAGTATCAAAAAAATAAATAACAGTGAATCTTTCTCTATTTTTTACGATGAGCTAAGAGATTTACATGACAAAGGTCTTCTAGTAAATTTAGAAAACAATTTAGAAGTTGTTCGAATGGCTGCTATTTAATTGAAAAGGAAAATAAATGAAAACTGATGAAACGGTAACATTCGATTATTTAAAACCAGACTTTTCTATTTTAAAAGGTAGAAGAATCGTTATGGTTAATCTTCAACCTGAATATCAATTTTATTTCAAACATAGGATTGTTCATTGGCTCAATCAAATGAATCAATCGTTTGATCCAGAAACCAATTTTGATGCGGTAAAAATTGAACGTTATATGGTAGGTGACAAAGGGACTGCCCTAATCGTCTATGGTTTTAAAAATCTTGCTGGCACCCTTCACTTCAATTATGATAAAATTGGAACTTTTAAAAATATAAGCTTTTCGACTGAGGTCGGTATTTATAACAATCAGTTAAAGTTTCCATCTACCAGTCAATTCTTTACTGTGACTGCTGATATGAATACACACAATGAAATGCTCGATTATGTTGTAGAGCGTTCACTAGACATGTCAGATACCTCATATGACGATTTCATGGTAAAGTATTCGTTTACTGCTGATGGACAGAAAACAAAAGATTTATTAATTCTGTATGATTACAAATCGAAAGATGAGAACATGGTTATTAATGCTGAGGTTGAAAGTGTAGAAAACTTTGATGATTTTTTCAATAAAAATATAAATGTTATTTTACAATCATTAGAGACGTTCATCGACATGTATCCACAATTTAGTATGGGTCTTGTAAACAACAATGAAACGCTTGACCTTTTTTATGCCGAAATGAAAAAAATGTATAAAGATGGTGTATTTAATAAAGGCTTCGATGAAAATCTTACGATTATCAAGATGATGACTATTTAACTAGAAATAAACAGGAATGCAGAATGACAATTAATAAAAGTGTTACATTTGATTATTTAAAACCAGACTTTTCTATTTTAAAAGATAAACGTCGAACAACTGCAGATATGTTACCAGAGCATATCTTCTATTTTAAACATAGAATTATTCATTGGCTTAATCAAGTTAATGAAAAAAATGATCCAACTATTAATTTTGAAAACATCAAAATCGATCAATATGTTATTGGAAAAAATAAACAAGTAAATGCAAAATATAAATTAAAAGATAGTGATGGACATATAATATTCTTATATGATTATGATGATAATAATAATTTTATTGAAGTTGATCTTGAATTAGAAATAAAATCGGGTGTTTTTGATCATCTAAATTTTCCAAATTCAAGTCATTTTTTTGATCTTCAATTTGCATTAGATGAGGAAAATGAACTTGATGGTTATTTTATAAATCGACCCATTGATGTTTATAAAAATGATACATTAGGCTATCTAATTCGATATGTATTTTACAAGGATGCTCAAAAGAAAGATCACTTAGCCTTATTCGACTGTGTAAATCAAGAATCATTAATACTAGACATTGATAATGGCTTTGAACTTTCTGAATTTGATGATTTTTTCAATGTTCACATCAACGATATCCTAAAATCATCAGAAGCATTTGTGACGATGTATCCCTATTTCAGTGTGAAACAAGTAAACAGTAACGAAACACTAGAGGTTTTTTACAAAGAGTTGAAAGAAGCCTATAACAAGGGCATATTTGATACTGGATTATCTGAAAACCTTCATGTTGTAAAAATGGCAGGTATTTAGAAAGAATAAAAGCACCTGATGGTGCTTTATTTTTAATTGACAGTTAAGCCATCTGATACAGACCATCTGATAACTCATGAATGTTCTTTGCAAATTCATTGTTAATGGTAAAACCATTTGATTCAAGGTCATTCACAAGAGTGTGAGCATCTTTAGCGGTTAATGGCATTCCATCTTTTTCAATAACATCCAGCAGTGAGTAATCCATTCCACTGGACTCCATAAAATAACCATTCACACTAATCCGAGAAACAATGTCTTCAATATCATTAGGGTCATCATACATTTTATGAGTATCCCAAGTATCTTTTGTGACGGCTGCAACACAAACAACGTCTTGTGATGTATCAATAATAACTGCAAGGTATAGATATTTCTGAATACTCATAAATAGTCTCCTATATTTATATGGCCTCTACGGTTGGATTCGAACCAACGACCGTTCGCTTCGGAAGCGAGCACTCTATCCAACTGAGCTACGCAGAGATATTTGAAAAATTATCTGACACTATAAACAATTAACAAGCTGTCGTCAATATTGAATTAGTATTATACAGTTATCAAATCCGTCAATAACCACTTATCGCATGTAGGTTGTACTATGAATTATTTTATCAGTATCTAATAAGTCAGTGCAAGCTGTAATAAAGATGTAATTTTTCAGTACACCATCGAAGTGATAGCCTTTATCATTGACATTAGGGCGTTTTTCAAGTGGGAAAACGTCTTTAGTTTCATTGTAGATTTGTTCGGCTGCAGCATTACAGCTTCTGAAATGCGGGTATTGGTAGCGGCTTTCTATTGAATAGATTTTATCATTGCGGACACTGACCACAATTGAGATCTGTCTTGGGTCGTTATTTTGATTTTTAACGGTGTAATAAGTCACATCGTCTTCTTTTTTCAAAAATGTATAATTAGGATCTTTTGAAATGTTATCTATCTTGTCATATAACTTATAACCCAACATCGTTCTATTTTCGGGATCGAACATTGCTTTACCTTGTGGCTCAAGGTTTTCAGTTAAATGACCATTAGGGCTACATCCAGAAATAATGGCATAAAAGCTGACTAATATAAGTTTAATAAATAATTCTAACATTAAATAGCAATCTCTTGTTGATAACTAAAGTTTAAGGCATCGAACCTTAAAGTCAATAAGTTATCAACAAAAGACAATGTGTTAAGCCTTAAGTTGTACACTACCTCGTTGATAGAGATACTTATACTGCATATGAGTCATGGACAAAGCTTCATAAATAGTATCTGGGTAACTCATAATATCTTCATTTTGAAGAGCTTTTTTAGCACTGTCTTCATCTAATGAATCAAAATCAATATCACGTTTATCTTTGAAGAATGTAACAATACGTTCACGGTAATCAGCAAACGTCACACTTCTAATTTTGTGTTCGTTATTCAGTGCTTTTTGGCGTTCTTTGATTACTTCAAGTGTTTCTTCAGTATTAACATCAATAATTGGGAGCTTATCAAAATCTTTCATGTTACCAGTGGAAATAGCCTCAGACATCAACTTAAAATTAAAATCTTGAAGTTTAGATACAACGCCAAATTGCCAAAAAAGCTCCCATGCAAATCCTGAATGTTGCTCTTTAATAGCAGCTTCAAACGCCGCATCAATCACTTGTATAGTCTGCTCTTTTTTACTCAAAGTCATTTGAAATCTCCAAGATAATAATATCCAGCATTTGCATGGATTAGATACGTTATTATACAACATTTCTCAAAAAATATCAATTTATTTAGAAAATATACGGGTTTACAATGGATTAAAAAATGATAAGGTTATAGAAAAACAATGAGATCCGTTATGAAAGTTAAGCCTATGATTTCTAAGTACACAAACATGCAAGATACAGATGAAGACCAGATGATTAATGATCTCTATATTCAACTTAAATTAAACTATTATGAAAAAATTCTAGATTTATCAAGAGTTGAAATGCATGAAGACTTAGAATTATATCATTATTTTGGAATACATATCTTTAAAGAAAATGATGGTTATCGTGTTATAACCGGACGTGGACACCTCCATGAAGTATATAAGGGAGATGATCATTATGGAGACGTTTTCATTATAGATCAAAATAAAGAACATATAAATCCTAGAATGAACCTATCTTGTTATGAAAAAATGGGAATGGATAAAATATATAAAATTATCGACATACCTAAAATAGTATTTGACTTCAATCAACTATTCAAAGATGTCGATAATGAAAAATTGTCACTTGAAATCATTCTAACTTGAGAATCTTATTCAATATTTTGTCAGCCAATTCAACAGTGGTTTGTTGACTTTCGATATACGCCTCAATCACAGGTTGCGTCACCATCCGAGCGGCTAAATCTACTTTTGATTCTTCAATGCTTTTTTTGTAAAATTTGATAGCTCCATCAAAAATAGAATACTCAATACTGGTTAATGGTTCATAGTCTGTTTTTAAAACAAAACTTCTAATTTTACGAAACAATCCATCAAAAGCTCGATCTTCAACTAACAAAGCTTCATAAGCCATCTGTTGAGCTACTTTTGGTGCAAAATCATGAGCTTCACGGAGGTTATTGAACAATCTTTCGTTATGGCTATGATAAGGCCGTAAAACCTTCAAATTAATGATTTCAGCATGTGAGTTATTCAATACAAAGACTCCTGTATTTTAATTTTGTATGTGGCTTTGAAATGATGAAACGCAACCAACCACAACTTAATGAGTTTATACGGTGATCGTGATGTATAGACATCATTTTTAATAATCGGATTGTGTTGATGTATTTGCGTCGAATAAAACCCAGTAGGGTCAATAGAAATACTCAGAAAAGGATAGTTGGCATACGAACCTGATTTTTGGTTGTAGTCATTGTTCAAAGTATAACTCAACACCTTATTATCGGAATCAACCATCCGAACTTCAACGACTTTAAATCCCATGAATTTGAGCATAAATTTTAACCAAAGAAACTTTAATCGCATCTCGTCACCTATCCGTAATATCAGCTAATGTGGTAAATCTTGGGAACCATGTCTTTTGCTTGATCCCAGAAACTAACAAGGCAAGCCAGATTCAATGTAACAATTGTAAAACCAACAAACTTCCAGAAAGGAGCTTTTCCTTGTTTAAGTTTATGCTTACCATTGTAGTATATATGGTAAAAGAAATTTTGAACAAACAAGAAAACCATAGCACAAAATCCCCAAAATATAAATCGAACTAAATTTTTAGGTTTGTGAGTGTTTGTGTTAATTGACATAAGCCGTCTCCGTTTTCTGAATTTTAGACTTAGATTATATATCATTTTCATGATGTTTTCAATAAAAATATAAGACTATAGGTTGTTTTTTTTGCATGGTGATATATAATAATATTAAAAAAAACAACAATTAAATAAGATATGAACAAAAAGATAATATTACTGTCAGCATTGGCAATGTCAATCGCGTCTGCTGGTTACATGGTTCAGTTCCCATTAGACCCAAAGTATATCAACCTTGACACACCTGACGAAATTACAGGGGTTATTGAATTAGTACCTGCAACCATCAATCGTGGTGAATCAACAGCTTTGAACTGGAATTATAATTATATAAAGAGTTTAAAAGTTGTATCATCCGATCAAAACTTTAATGAAACCGCTTCTTTTGGTTCGTATCCTTTATCGCCATTGAAGACGACTAATTACGATATCACCTTAGACAATAATAAAAAAATTGAAGAAAAAACTCTAAAACTTACAGTTATACAACCTAATCCAGTGGTGAACTTTACGGCGGATAAAACAAAAATTGGTGAAGGCCAGTCTTCTAAACTTACATGGAATGTTTCAGATGCGGAATCAGCTTTACTTGAAAATACAGGAATCAGTGGGTTAAATAGTTCATATACCGTTTCGCCGGTTAATGATACCACCTACAAGCTCAACGTGACAGGTTACAACAATGAGAATAACACCAGCAAATCAATTTCAATTGATGTTGTCAAGGATTCTACAATAGGCAGTTTTCAATCTGATAAAACGAAAGTAAGCATTGGTGATGATATCACCTTTAACTGGACAACTAATGACAGTGAAGGATTAGAGTTGATTCCATTCGGTATAGTCGATAAAACATCAACCAGTAAAGCAGTCACAATGGGGACAGTAGGTGACTTTACCTATTCATTGAAAACAACCAGTTTTAGTGGAATGACAAAAACATCAAACCCTATTGCTGTGAGTGTTTATGGTCTTCCAACCATCACGTCATATAAAGTTAACAACAGTGACACATCAGTAACAGTTGAAGCCAATGATCCATTAGCTTTCACATGGGCTGGTGCAAACAATGTGAGTTATGACATCAATGGGGTAGTGGTTTCAAATGGAACCTATACGTTGAATGCAGACACTTCAACAGGAACTAAGAACTATGTCTTAACTGGTGTAAATGGAGCCGGTAAAACAATCAATAAATCAGTCAGTGTTAATGTCGTTGGTACAGGTAACATTCCATCGTTCTCAACAGTTTCAACAACATTTGCCAATACACCTATTGTTTTAAACTGGACAGGATCTAATATTAGTAACTATAAATTATCAGGTGTTGCAGGTTCAGGCGTAACAGGATCACAAGATTTAGGAACTGATTTAACCTATACAGCTACACCAACCTCAGTGGGAAGTTTAGAATACACATTAACAGGAACCAATGCGGCAAGCAAAACAACAGTGAAGAAAACCAGTGTTGTGGTGGAAGCTGACCCAACAATGTCATCAATGACAGTCAATGGTCAATCATCTGTATCAGTAAGTCCAAACCAAGCATTGTCATTTGTGGGAACAGGGTTAAGTAACGGAGCAACATTGATAGGTAAAACATCAAGTGGTACTGCAAGTGCATTACCATCAACAGCCTCTGCAACAATAGGAACAGCCACTTACTATGGTGCAGGTTCTAAAACAATCAATGGAGTAACAAGAGACAGTGCATTAAAAAGTGTAACGGTTACAACAGTTGATTATCCAAAAATGAGTGGCTTAAATAGACCAGCCGCTGTATTCGTTAATGAGCCTATTAATACTAACTGGACAGGCACTAATGTTTCTAAATATACATTATACGGTGATGTTGCTGCTTCTGGTGTAAGTCCAAGCGGTGTTGATTTAGGTACAAGCACAAGTTATTCTACCAGTTCAAACACAGCAGGTACATACGCTTATAAATTAGTGGCAACAAACATGGCTGGTGCAACATTGGATGCAGATTATACTGTAATCGTTGAAAATATACCAACACTAGGCGGTTTTACTGTAAATGGTTCAACGGCAATAAGTGTAGCTCCTAACACTGCATTATCATTTGTAGGCAGTGGTATAAGTTCAGGAGCAATCGGACAAGCAAGAACCAATGGAAATGATGGTAATTTAACGTTCCCAGCAACAGCTCCTTCCACGGCTGGAACTTATACTTACTATATGGCTGCAGCTAAAACATTAAATGGAGTAAATAAGTATAGCCCATTAAGATCAGTAACAGTTTCTGTTGTGAATGCACCAACCATTGGTACAATATCAGCTCCAACAGTAATTAACTATGGTTCTGCATTTACATTATCATGGAGTGGGACAGACGTAGCAAACTATACAGTTAAAGGAAACGTGGCGGCTTCTGGTGTCGCAGTTGCAGGTGTATCAACAGGAACGGGTGCTGCACTGTCAGTAACACCACAAGCGGCTGGCACCTATAATTACACAGTAACAGCAACAAACTCCATTGGTGCTGCAACAGCAAAAGTATCTGGAAACGTTAAAGTAGAACAGTGGGTAGCAATTGCACCTACTTACACTGGATGGGTAAATAGTAGTGGTTTTTACAGTTGTAGTGCATTCTCCCCAGATGCCAGCACTGTTAACGCAGGAACAGGTTTTTATCAAACACAATACTGTTACTTGAACCAATCAAGAACTCGCCAAGATCGTATACAAGAAGTAGCAACGGGTGAAGTGAGAAATACAACAGCCGTAGGCGAGTCACAAACGTTAACAAACCAGCCAAATACACAATATGCTGTGGGAACAAAACCAACCACAACATGTCGATATGACGCAAGTAACTACTGGGTTGTTGTTGTATTTCAGGGCGGTAATACCGGTGCTCAGGTTGTATGGGAGGGCGGTTCGAAAGCAACATCCACTGCATTTCCGGGTGCTGTTAACATAACACAAATGGCAGGTTGGGATGGTTATACTTATACAAAAGGAGCACAAGTAAGTAGTTTAAGATGGTATGCATGTAGAAATGGTTAATACCATAACTGAAAAATAGAAAAGACGCCTAAGCGTCTTTTTTGTTGTCAATGATCCATGTAAATGCCAACCTTGTGGCAACCACACATGCAAAACTTACTGGAGCTTCCATTTACATGAATCAATTTAATGGGGACTGTTTTTTGTGTGAACATATTGATTTCTTCTGAATCAGACAAGCTTGCAGAAACACCATAATGTTTTTGAAAAACAGACTGAATCATTTCACCGTTTTCGGAAATGTATTTAACACCTGAAATATTGCAGCAACCAACACTCATATGGTTATCCTCAGTTTAATTAATTTTTTCAAAGTCTTCTTTTACAAAAGCATGTTGAACACGAAGTTGTCCAATTACGGACTCGTTACGATAAACATCAAAGATTGTTTTCTCATCGGTGACATCAGTAACAATAAGCGTATCCGTGGTGACAACAAATGAACCATTCGGAACTTTCCACCAATCATCGCCTAACACCTTGTAAGTTTCTTTAATTTTCATTATGCTTCCTTATTGAGTGGTTGACTTATTAAGAGGCGTTATAATATCATTTGTTTGTTTTTAAGTCAACAAAAAAACCCTTCGAAAAGGGTCTTTTGTTATACAATAAAAGAACAATCATCTCAATAAAGAGAAGATTGAGCTGTCAATTTTTCAAGTTTTGAATTCAACTTATCAAGCGTTCCAGTTTTGTAGATAGGTCTGAAGACTCTGTATGGACCACTGATAATATTTTTTGAAACTGAATGAACATCTTGATAAACTTCCCAGAAACCAAGTTCGTACTTTTTACGAAAATTCTTTTCGTTGTAGTTCATTTCAAGACGGCCAGTCTTCAAAAGTTGTTTAGTTATACTGATAGTATTTAAGAACATTTTATCACCTTTATTTTTTAGTTTAGTTAATCAAGCAGAACTATGGTTATACCAACAGCTCAATAAATTATATTAGATAGTTACATTTTTCGAGAGAAATTAGAAATTCGCTAATTTGTAACCACATTATATCAAGTATTTCAGGGAAATCAACTACCAAAATGTGTCATATAGTTACACAATTCAGACATGTAACACTATTTTAGTTCTTTTTATGGCAAAGTAACACATTATCGAGATTTTTTGTCGTCGTAACGCAAAGTAACAGGATAATAAGATTAAAATATATTTTAAATTTAATATTGGTAATAATTCAAACAATAATAGAAAGATAAAATAGGATGGAATACAAAATAATTATTAATAATGAGTATTATGTAAAAAAAACGTGAATTTTTTGTGAAAAACAAATTGTTATGCGTATAAAATATGGTATAATAATATTATAAAAACAACATATGTAGAGATATGAATAAGAAAATAATAGTTCTGTCAGCCTTGACAGTTTCAATAGCGTCTGCCAGTTATATGGTAAGAATGCCACTAGATCCACAGCACATGAGTATCGACACTCCTGATGAAATTACAGGAACAATAGAGTTTGCACCTGCAACTATTAATCGTGGAGAATCAACAGCTTTAAATTGGAACTACAATTATCTTAAAAGTTTAAAAGTTGTTTCGTCAGATAAGAATTTTGATGAGTCTTCCTATTTTGGTTCATATCCATTATCACCATTAGTAACCACCGATTACATTATTACTTTGGATAACAATAAAAAAATAGAAGAAAAAACATTAAAACTTACAGTAATCCAACCAACACCTGTTGTTAGTTTCACTGCTGATAAATTGAAAGTAGGTTTTGGTCAACCCGTTAAACTAAACTGGAATGTTACTGATGCTGAAGCAGTGAGCATAGATAATGCCATTGGTAACGTAAGTCTTTCTGGAAACTACTCAGTAGTTCCAACACAAGATACTACTTACAAAATGTCTGTCAGAGGTTATAATAATGAAAACAGCACCAGCCGTTCAGTTGCTATTGATGTGGTAAACACTTCAAAAGTAAACAGTTTTACAAGTGACAAAACGAAGCTAACTGTTGGCGAAAACGTAACATTTAATTGGGCTGTCAATGATAGTGAAGGTTTGGAGTTAAGTCCGTTTGGTGCAGTCAATAAAATAGATACTTCTAAAACAGTAACACTGAGCAGTGTAGGTAGTTTTGATTACACATTGAAAACCACCAGTTTAAGCGGACTTGAAGATATAAGTAGTCCAATCAATGTAACTGTTTATGGCCTTCCAACCATTGCTTCATATAAAATTAATAACAGCGATACAGCGATAACGGTTGAACAGAATGACGCCTTAGATTTCACATGGACAGGTTCTAATAATGAAAGTTACTCATTGAATGGAACAACAGTTGCCAATGGTCATCACACGGCTGTTGCGGACACAACAGGTTCAAAAAATTATGTATTAATCGGAACTAACGGTGCTGGAAAGACCATTGATAAAACTATCAGTGTGAACGTGGTTGGTGCAGGTGCATTACCATCATTCTCAGGACCATCAAGTAGTTTTATCAACGCTCCTGTTGTTTTCAACTGGTCAGGTAGTAACATATCCAATTACAAGTTGTCAGCAAATGGATCAGGCTCGGGTGTAAGTGGTTCACAAGATGTTGGAACTGCAACAACGTATACGGTTACACCTACAGCAGCGGGTAGTTTTGAATATACGATTACAGGCACTAACCTTGTTAACAAAGAATTGGTTAAGACAACCACAGTTGCTGTTGAAGCTAACCCAACATTAGGTAGCTTTACTGTAAATGGTCAAGCGGCTGTGACGGTAGCTCCTAACGCTGCATTATCCTTTGTGGGTTCAGGTGCAAGTGTTGGTGCAGTTACTCAACCAAGAACAAGTGCTAATGATGCCGTAGCTTCACATCCATCAAATGCACCAATGGGAATAGGTAGTTACAGTTATTACATGGCGGCAACTAAAACAATTAACGGTGTAACCAGATACAGTCCAGTAAAATCAGTAACTGTAAACGTAGCCAGCAATCCAGTATTAGGGAACTTAACGGCTCCATCTGTTGTGAATATCAATACATCATTTACGCTTAGTTGGACAGGTCAAGATATTGTTAGTTATGCCGTTTCATCTAATAATAATGGATCAGGTATAGCAACAACAGGTGTTTCAGTGGGTTCAGCATTATCAAGAGCAATCACACCAACAGCAGCAGGAACATTTACTTATACTGTAACAGGAACAAGTGTTGCAGGAACAACGGTTTCTAAAACAATCAATGTGCAAGTTGAAAACTGGGTATATATAGCTCCAACTTACACAGCTTGGGCCAATAATGGTGGTTATTCAAGCTGCACAGCGTGGTCGCCAACTGCTGCCGATATACCTTCTGGTACGGGTGCATACAGTAATAGCACATGTTATCAACCTCAAGTTCGTTACAGACAAGAACGTCAACAAGAAACAGCCACTGGTGTAGTACGAAATAATGGTGCTGCTATTGCAGAAACACAATCTGTTGGTGTTGCTCAAACCGCACAATATATTGTAGGAACAGCTTATACGTGTAATGGTATTCCAAATACTTGGATAATTACTCCACATCCACAAATGAGTGTAACATGGAATGGCGTTCAAGTTTATTTCAAACAACTCACAGTTGGAAACACACCAGCAGCTAAAAATATACTATCAGTGGTAGGAAACGATGGTAAAACATATTACAAAGTTTCAGGAGCGGGTGCAATAAGTAGTGCAACATGTAGAGCAGGTTAAAATAAAACAAATAAAAAAGACTTCTTCGGAAGTCTTTTTTAGTTAATTAACGAGCAAGGTCTTCTTCAATGTAAAGAAGTGCATGATTACTCCAAAATTCAACACAGCGATCATGTTCTTCATCTGTTCGAATATTGGTATCATCAGGTTCGCGTTCTGATTGCCCACCCACATAAGCTGTCAATAAACGGTAAATGTTATTCTTACATCGTTTAACAACAAAGGTCAACTCATTAGAAGGTGTAGGTGTTCTGTTTTTGACCATTCTAGACTTCCATTTACGCCCCTTCCTCTTTGCATACACAATTTCATCTTCAGGCGTTGTTTTCACACAAATAGTGGAGCCTATGATACGATCAAACATAATCACAGGTTTCTGAATGGTTTCTTTTGTCGGTGTAAACATAGATAAGGCTTCTTCAAGCAATGGATAAACATCCATATGAACCTGCATATGCTTGTTACTTAGAATAAGCACGTTATCATCACCAAAAAGTAGGCGATTAAACTTAGGAGACTTTTTAATGATGTTATCCATAATCAATATCCTTATTTAAGCGAAGCTGCAAAAACATGGACAGGTAAATCAGTAAAATACATTTCAGTAGTAATCGTTGAAATGTTGTTAGAAGGATCACCTGACTTACAAACAACATTCATTGTGATTTTGCCAACACTACTATTGATTGTCCGAGAAGTTTGTGTAGGATCAGGACGTTCAATCCCAATAGGATTATAATTCTGTTCTGTCAAATAACGTTTGTAAATAGAATCATTGATACCATCAATCATTTTTGCACAATCCAAATTTGAACTGTATCGAACTTTATTAACTATCGTTTTCATTCGATTATGCTCAAACGTCACATCCATATCGCCTTTGTAGCATCGAGATACAGTGCAGTCATATCCACGAGAATTTAAAGATGACCAATCCATAGAAAAGTTAATTTCGTTAAAAGAAACATTTTCAACAGGAATACTAGCGGCAGATACGATAGCTGAAAAAATCATTGCAACAAAAACAACAAGAGATTTAAACATATGAACTCCGAGGTGCTATTTATTAGGCTTTATTATATCATAATTCCAATATTGATTCAATCACTTTACTATTGAAAGTAGACTGATTTAATTGAGAGATGCTGAAAAGTCGCTTCCCGGCAAACCAATATATTTTAATCGAGTATAAACAGTTGTTACACCATCATAATATTCATTACTGCTGCAAGTAACAGTCATTTCAACTGAGCCAGCATCAGTATTAATGATACGAGATACACGATGTGGTGCTCGCAATGCCTTATGATTATAATTTTGATAAAAACCATATTTAGCAGAAATAGATTTTTCAACATCATTAGAAAAGTCATTGCACGTCAAATCTGATTTATAGTCAACTTTAAAAGACATTGATTTCATATGTTCATTATCAAAAATAAGCGTATTTTTATCTTTCTTACATTTTTTAAAATCACACAAAAACCCCTTGCCTGCAACATCTGAAAAACTCATTGTAAAATTAATTCCATTGAATGACACTTGTTTAAGCGGAAATCCGTCTGCAAAACCAACAGAAGAAAAAATCATTGCAACAAAAAAAACGAGAGATTTAAACATATGAACTCCGATGAGTGCTATTTATGAATGTAGATTATAGCATAATACTGCTATACCATCAATCACTTTGTCATTGACTTAAAAGAAAAAATTGATATGATAACTTGCAAAAATAAGCATAAAGAGGTCTAAATGATGAAAATGAGTAAACTTATCTTACTGGGTGCATTAGTAATGCTGGTGTCAGCCTGTTCAACGCATAAGGATTCAAAAGAGAATGAAATGAATGCTGAACCAGAGTATAAAATCTATTCATTGGAATCAGGTTCGACGGCTGTTGAAATACCTGAAAACAAGAAAACTATCAATGTCAGTTTAAACACAAAAATGTACAATCCATCTATTAGTACAAGAGAGAGATCGATCACTGATGTGTATGAGCAGATTTGTATTTCCAAGAAAAATAAAACTGACCAAGACATCACTTTAATTGCGTGCTTTAACGAAAAAGGGTTTCAACAAGAATCAATGAATACAGAAGAAAACATATTTACCAAAGAGGAAGTCTCAAAAGGTATTGAACGAATTTCAATTCCACAAGGGTTAAAAATTGACACTTTTTCGTTTGATTTAGACAGTGACAAACAACCACAATACACCACTCGAAAAATGGCCTCCTATGATGAGCCAGAAACATACATGGTTATTAGGCTACTCGCCAACAAAAATGTATGGTCTGGCAAAAGGATGTTGTATATACAGGAAAATTAATCAACAATAAGGCGAGATGTCTTGTTAGTTCTAGCATCAAACACATTGCGAACAACAGAGAGATTAGCAACAGGAACTGAACGAATACCAGTAGCAGTTTGAACATCTGCAGTGTTACCAACAATTTGCGTAACAACGCCTTTAAAGTTTTTTGCAAAGTCAGAGTGGTGAGTACGTTTAATAACACTCGATTTCATGACTACTTCGTCTTTAGGCTTAATGGACATTTCGATAACTCCGTTCTGTTTAAGATGACTAATGATACCACAACTAAGCATCTATCGCAATTTTTTAAAGAAAAAAGAGATAATAACCAACAGATGTTTTGATGTATTAACAAATAGGGCACCTAAGTGCCTTTGTTATAGCTTATAGTTTTGTTTGTTGACATACGTTTGAGATTCTTTTGCAATCTGTTGTAAACGAATGTCGTTCACTTTTGACAAATCGTATTCTAAACCATCTATATGCACTTTTTGTTTAATAGGATCAATCACGGCTTGTGAAATGATTGGATGGTTTTTCACATTGTCGTGAATAGCCTTTGTCGTTCTGGCAACATCACCACCATTGTCTCTAAACATTAACGTACTGACAGCATCGAATTGCATGTGGTCTTTCATCTCTTTTTCTATCTTTTTAGCAAAGTTTTCAATTCTTGAATCAATTCCACTCATGGTAATAGTTTCACTTCTGAAACCATAATTATTGGTCAATTTAACACCGACTGAATCATATAAGTCTAAATTTCTATTAGCTTTTAAATCATTGAAAATACTTTTTCTATCAAGCGTGATGCCAAGTCGCTCTAATAATTGTAAATTATTTTGTTTAACATTTTCTTTGAAAAGAGTATCAGTTAAGATATAAGAGAACTCAGCAATGTCAGTAACTTTCATCTTTAATAGATCAGGGTTTTCATTAATCACTTTCTTTAATTCACTGATCGCATAAGAGTCATTGTGACCATAATCACCAGCTTCTAAGGACTTAACTCTTAATGCCATAAGCATATCTGCAGCTTCATTAAATTCATTTAAACTTCTAGCTTCAACACCAATCATGGTTAATGCTGTAATATCTGAATGAACCTCACCTTTTAAAATATCCATATCCGAGCCTAACCTAAATGCTTGCCTAAAAGAAGCATGTGCTGATTCATGGTAGACAATATATTTAGTCATTAATTCAATATTGGTAGTTCCACTGTATTTTGCATATTCAAGGGCTTGTTGATTATTGTAATATAATTTTTGTTCACTGTTATCAACTAACAATAATGAGTTCTTTGAAGTGGCTTCAAATGAATAAGGGTTAGGAAAGACAAAATGGTTTGACTGGTCTTTGGTTACATTTATTTCAATGTAGTTACCTTTCCAGAATGGGTTTTCAAACACTTTGACAGTGCCCGCTACATCATCTTTTAAGCCTTTAATGGTATCCGCATTAAGTTCATGAATTTCATGTCCAATATACTTATGATTCTGAATGGTGTTACCCAATTGAGCAGCCGCTTTGAAACTTTCTATTTTGGA